CTTTAAAAATAAGAGGGTCGCCCTGCAGGGCGACCCTCTTATTTTTAAAGGATAATTACATATGCACAAATATGTTTGATTGTCCTTGTTTTTCCTGTTGCGTAAACTTCGCCGAAGGAAACAAAATCTTTGCGTACTCAACGCACTACGCAACTTCTACTCAATGCTTCTTATAAAGCTGTGATAATATATGACATATATTTCAAAAAGTTGTGTAGTTTATTTTAAAGAGCATATGCCGAAAACGTTGATATTGCAACGTTTTTTAACACTGTTACTCAGAATCTGCCGAAGACTTTGTTACTTGATCATCTTTGCTAAGTTTCAAAAATCGTGTTGATATATCAACGTTTTTCCATCACACGCACACTTCACTACTCAACAACTACTCAACGCTTATTGTTTTGTGCCTCCGCCATATTTAGAACACATGACTCAACGCCACACACTACACAACACTTTACAGTAGGCTTCCAGCTTTAGCAACCTCACTATTTGTGTAGGAGTCTGTGATGTGCGTATAATGTAGAGTCGTAGAGTAACTCGAATGCCCCATCACCTGTTGAACAAATAGCGGTTCGAGACCCTTTTTGAAACAGAGTGTTGCGAATGTATGTCTACATACATGCGGATGAATGCTTTTGATCTCCCTTGGAACTCGCCCTTTTTTATTTGCATTGTAGTTCTCTTTGGCTTGCATATTTGCACACACCCTTTTAAGATCGTGTGCAATAGGATATCTTGTAGCCGGAGACCCCATCGTTGTTGTAAAGACTAGGTTGCCGTGGTCGGGGTTTGCTCTCCACCTATTGCCAAGCTCCTCTTTTAAGGTTTGTTGCTTCATCCTCCAGGCTAGTAAATATTTTTCCACATCTCCGAAGAACGGGATTCTTCTGTACGCATTTGATGTTTTTGGAGTACATAGCTCTTCTACTTTCTTGCCCCCGTCATAGTATGTTCTCATTGATCTCTCAATCGTGATTACCTTGTTGCCAAAATCTATATCCTCCCAACGTAACCCGGAGAATTCTCCGATTCGTACGCCGGTAAGGAGCAAGAACATATATGCCTCATAGTAATAGTTGTTTTCGATCTCCTCCAAGAACAACTTTAGTTCCCAGTCAGCAAGCGCCCGTTTTTCTTTCGCGGCAGTTACATTGGCGTTCAGGATATTTATTCCAACACATGGGTTAACTTTAATTACTTTGTTTACTACAGCGATGTCTAGGCACTCTTTTAGAGCACCAAGGGCTTCTTTAATTGATCTATATGAATACTCCTTTTCTACAAGTTCATTTGTCGCTGTTTGAATATTCATCTGGGATATGTCTTCAACCTTTTTTGCACCGATAATGTTGATATATGTGTTATTGATTTTTCTGTAATAGACCTTTCTGGATACATCAGATTTCAGACTTGGCGCTTTGCAACGCTCAAACCATTCTTCAAACCACTCAGTAAGTTTTATGCCGGGGCGCTCTCCATACTCGTCCCTATGGGCGAGTGCTTTTTTCTCTTCAAACTCTTTCTTCAGTTTTGAAAGATTAGAATTATATATGCAGATCTTGGTCGTACCAATTTTTGCGCGAGCGCAATATATCCCGTCTTTCCGTTGAGAAAACCCAACCCCAAGATCTTTCCCTTTTAAATCTTTGCCCAAGTCAGCACTCCTTTCTACTTACGGGCAAAACATATTTGTGCATATGTAATTAGTATACACCTAGATGTCAATACCGTATTTTGCGCACCGGTGTAAGTATTCGTCAAACCTCTCCTTGTGAACGTAAAGTCTATTTCCTACTCTAAGGGTAAAACCGCCCTCGTTTTCTTTTAGTAGTTTTCTTGTTTTTGTTTGTCCCCATCCCGTGTACTCACACACTTCTTTTAATGACAATAAAGCTTTTTCCATGTCCTCTCCTTATTAGGGCTGCCCATCGGGCAGCCCTAAATTCATACGTTAGTTACTTTCTTGTATACTTACTTTTGACCTCTTCATACTTACCGCAGCTCATGCTGCCCTCCGGACACTTGCCCTCAGCTACACAACTAGGCCCAGCCTTTGCAAACAAGTTCGGTGCTACAGGGTAAACAAGCTCCAACATCTTATCGGCCAGTTCTCTGATCTCCCACTGAGCACGGTTACAACATCTAAGCTCGAACAAATGCAGCAGAGACCTTGCGTTCATAGTTACAATCATTCTTGTTGTCGCCGCATTCGGCAAGACAAATCGTGCATCCTCATTCGCAGCTTTATCCGCTGCAGACTTTTTCATTCCTGCTTCAACATACTTCTTGGACAGCCTGCTCTGGAGTACTTCGTACACTCTGTTCTCCATTGTCATCGTCTCGGAAAACAGAACATTCAGCTCCTCGTCGCCTTCTACGTCCGGTGGGATAACAAAATCGAACCCGTTCATGTTTACGTACCGCTGACTCTGTACCGAGTAAGAGGCAATGCGGTGCCGAGTCAACTGCGCAAGCAACGCGCGAGACACCCCTTCAATACCAAATGTAAAAGATACGTGCTCGATAGGCGATTGATGCCCCATGTTCGAGAGATGCTGAATGAATTTGGATACAGATTCGTCCGTCAATCCATTCATCAAAGTCTCAATACTATCTGCATTTGAGTAACACAGCTTAGCCGCTGCAGCGACAACCTTCTCCGGTGCTGGTGTATGTGTAATTAGAGTAACCTTCATTTATAAACCTCACTTATCAATTCCAATCATGATGTTTCCGTCCTTCGATGTGACGACGCCAGGCATCTTACCATCCCATTTTTCAATATACCGACTCTTAATAACGTTATCAGTCAAAGATTTTTCCAGCATTTTGTTTGCCTTGGACTCAGCTTCGGCATTCTTAATCTTTACCTTCGCTTCCGCCTCTGCTTTAGCGATATTTTTCTTATTGAGGATCTCTTGCTCCTCTGCTTCAAGCTGTGCTTTCTGCTTTTTAGCAATGGCTTTGTTGTAACTATCCTCAAAATCAGCACCGTTGATAACAACTTTGTTAATCACAACAATGTTCTTATTATATTTTTCGTCCAACGCTTCTTGCAGGTGCTTCATAGCGAGTGGTTCAATCTTTGTTCTGGACGTCGCGTCGGTGTCTTGCAGCTCTTTGCTCGCAGATTTGACCGCAGAAGACACAATCCCAGTAGAAACTAGCGCATCTTTATAGTCTGAGACATTGGCGTAGATCCAAGAGGACTTGTCCGGGTTAATTTGATAGGTCACAGTCACATTTTCGTAGTACACAGCAGTTCTATTTGCAGTCTCAGACCAAATTTTATCTTCAAAAGTGACGTCTTGTTGCTTGTTGTTTACCGCTTCGATTTTCTGAACGAACGGAACTTTCCAATTGAATCCGGTTTGGACAGTTTTCTCTGAAATCTGACCGAATGTGCTGCGCACGCCGGTATATCCGGTAGGAATAATAGTGAACGTCTGTAAACCCAACATAATAACAATTCCAGCTACAATAAAAATGTTGCAAGTCTTTGTAATTCTTGCTCCGGCCTCGTGCTTCATGTCCCCGCATCGACAAACGATTGATACAACAATACCTGCCAGCACAAAGATGGCAGCAATAAAACGCAAAAACCCCATATAGCCCTCCTTATTTATCTACTTCGTCCAGGTGACTCGCCATCATGTCCGCCATATGCAGCATAAAACCGAGCGGATACTTCTCCCACGCCTTATTAAGGGATTTGTCTCCGCCTTTCACGGCGTTATCAAACTCACCCATATGCCATCTAATAGCGATTGCCTCTTCCGGCTTCAGCTTCATATAGTTCTGGATGATAAAGGTGGTTTTCTCGCCGTGACCAATCGGGAATCTTTCGTCAATTACATAGGTTGGAACCGTTTCCCATCTACCAGTGTCCGGATTCTTTACGTTCCGTGTGCCAGGCTGGTAAAAATGAATCTTGCACAGGTCGTGCAGGAGCGCCGCAATAGCAACTGTCTCGTTAATTTCTTCGTCCGGTACTCCGGCGGAGAAGCAGCGTTCCTTGTCTGCCTGATTATCAAGCAGATGGACCAATCTATCGTATACATTCAGACTATGGATACACAGACCTCCCTCGCAGGACAGGTGAAACCGGGTGCTGGCCGGTGCTGTAAAGAAATCAGATCGTTCCAGGTACGACAGGAGCTGGTCGCTCCCGTCGCGGTGGATGTTGTTTTTAAACACCTCAATAAATCTTTCCTTGTAGCCCATACTCCTCCTTATTCTTCGTTGATGTTGTTGTTCTCGAACATAGCTTTGCAGTTTCTTTTCATGTTCTCTGCAAGCATATTAACCATGAACTCCCAATTGTCGCGTGCCTGCTTCTTCTCCAACTCACGAACTCTCTGTTTGGTCGCACGCTTTCTCTTTTCTTTTTCCTTAGCCTTCTCTTTTTCAATCTTGAAGGCATCCTTCTTTTTGAGGGCCTTTCTCAGCATATTATTGTACAGATTTGTGCCGGACTTTTCTCCGAACTTTTCAAACATCAGTCGGAGGATTCTTTTCATAAGGCAAATCGTCACACCGGTTTCAATTGAAAATGTATCGCCCTCGCGGCAGATAGCTTTTTCTTGTGTGCCGTCAGTAAATGTGACGATAGTAACTTTGTCGTTCACAGCCGTTACATCCGCAACCTCTGGATCAATGCCATGAGGAGTCTGATGCTCGGTTGCGCCGCGCCAGTCTGCGACAAGGCACGCACAGCCATTATCAAGTGCGCAGGTAAGACCTTCTTTATCGTCATAGTTGATAAATTTCACCTCCTCGTTGGTTACGCCAGACACTGGTTCTACGAGTTCAAGATATGTATCGCCAAGAAAAGGAATGTTAATTTCGTAAGTATTGTTGCATTCATAGCCCATTTAATTACCTCTTTCTGTTGTATTGTATTTATGTTTGTGGTATCATGAAATTATACTTTCATGAAAGGAATGAGAATATGGCAAGAGCCAGAAAAACCCTGGAACAGCAGCTTATTGACATCGACGAGAAAATTGCTTTTTACGAAAACAAGATCGCAGAGCTTAAAACGAAGCGAGAAGAGCTTCTTGCTCCGTCTCCCGCCGAAATCATCGCCATGGCTAAGAGCAAGGGCATGACTATTACTGATATCATGGATATGCTTGGCGTCAACCCTAACGAAACTGCTGAATAACCTTTAACGCGCGTCGCTTGTCGGCGCTTATTTTTTATTTAGCTTACGGATGATCTTATCAATCTCAATCGCGCACCCTACAAAGTCCAGCGGACCAAACCCCTTAGTCGTCATTGCGGCACAGCCAATTCTAATCCCGCTAGTCTCCGCCGGAGATCTCTTATCACCCGGTACGCAGTTCTTGTTTACTGCAATGCCTTTCTCCTCCAAAGCGTCCTGAACCATCTTACCGGTAACATTAGGGTGGGTGTTAGTCAGGTCGATCATAAACAGGTGGTTGTCTGTTCCGCCGGACACGATCTCGTAGCCCATCTTTTTGAACTGCTCGCACATGGTGTATGTATTCAGAATTACATTGGAGATGTACTCCTTATACTCTTCTGTGCAAGCTTCTTCAGCCGCTACTGCTTTGCCTGCGATAACGTGCATCAGAGGGCCGCCCTGGTTTCTGGGAAATACTGCGCTGTTGATTTTCTTTGCCATCTCGGTTTTACAGAAGATTAACCCTCCTCTTGGTCCCAGAACCTGTGTGTCAATGGCGAGGCGGTTCTGCAAGGGCTTTTTCAACTGTCCAGCCCATTTTATCAATCCTATCAGAAATTGTGCTTCTGTTGATTCCAGTAATTTCTGCCCACTCTGCAAGGCAATGAGTTTCCCCATTACGAGTCAACAACCTATTATTTCGCTTGTTTCTTTGCTGCCCTTTTGGAGTCTCCCATCGGCAGTTTTCTGGAAAATACCCTTTATCATTATCTATTCTGTCAATAGACAGGTCATCCCGATAGCCATTTTTCACAGCCCAATCGTAAAAATTTTGAAAATTATTTTTCCATTCGTCACAGACCGTGATGCCTCGTAAACCATAATTGTTATAATTGTCTGATGAAGGGTTGCAGCATCGCGCCTTTATTCCGTGCCATGTCTTGTAAATTCTTTCATTGCGGTGACCGTGAGTATGATGCTTTGTTTTTGAATCCTTCCTTTTTTCATCATTCAAACACCCGCAAGACCGGGTTAGCCCGGCACCTAGACTGGTAGTAGCAACTAAAGTTTTATTTCCACACTCACATAAGCACTCCCACTGAACCACTTTTCGCCCACTTTTAAAAACTTTGTCTGGGCCTCTTTTGAGGACGAGTAAACGTCCATATTTCTGACCAGTTCTATCTTTTAGATTTGACAGTTATATCACCTTCTAAATAAAAAATTACACACTTCTAAATATTTCTATTTAGCTTAGACTATATCATCTTCTAAAAAGAAGCCTACTATTTCGGAGCCTCACCTCTCCTACTTCATAAAGAATAGTCGTTGAACCTTCATCTGTTCTAGATGCTTGGATGCGTCTGGTTGCCCAATCCTTAACGATTTTACCGTACCTTGGTCGCTAACCTCGCCATCATTGTGTCCCCACAATAATTTGGTTGTTAAGGCTCTAAGGGTGTTCCCGCAGTTAAGTAGGTTTTACTTGCGCCGACCAATTCAACGCAAAGTTTTATGCGTGGTAGTAGTAATCACGTCTGCAAGCCCGAACGGAGATACATGCGCGCCGCCGACAATCAGCCCGGCGATATGTGCCATATCCACCATAAAGATGGGATGGTAATCAGGATCAACAGACATTTCGATGTTAATGATTTTTCTAATCAATCCAAACTTAATTTCTCTTGAATAAGAACTCGCACCAGCTAAAATTAGCTTGGGTTTGTGAGTTCTTATTTTTTCGCTGAGATCGTAGTAATCAATAATCCCATCTTCATCCAAGCCATAGAAAACCGGATTGTAAAGCTTACCAGAAATGCTGGCTGGCGAAAAGTGTGACAGGTGCCCACCACAGTCCAACGACATGCTCAAAACCGTATCACCTGGATTAAGCAGCGCGTAGTAAACCGCTTCGTTTGCCTGTGTGCCGGAGTGTGGTTGGACATTTACGAAGTAGTCTGTGTTGAAGGCTTCCTGCCATTTCTTTTGGCAGTAAAGCTCAAGCTCGTCTACTATTTCACATCCACCGTAATACCGGTGGCCAGGATACCCTTCGGCATACTTGTTGGTAAGGCAAGAACCAACTGCTTTCATCACATCTTCTGAGCAGAAGTTCTCTGACGCAATTAGATTGATCTGGCGCTCTTGTCTTTGCTGTTCTTCCGCAATAAAATCAAACACTCTTTTCGTTACTATACACCTCGCGTTTCGTTCGTCATATGTACGTTGTTAATTGACCCATCGCACAATCGGGTCGCCCTGGAATCCTTTCTCCCAGACAAACCATGCGTATGCGACGGCGTTATTCTTTCGATCAAACACACCGTTCTTGCCACAGCACACACGCGATGAGAACACGTATATTGTTTTAGGCGGATACTTTTGAAACAGTTGCTTACGAGCCTTTCCTTCCAAGAAAGTGAGCTTCAAAAACATTGCAACCTTGTGCCCGTCTCCCACACACTCTAAAGACTTCTCAACAAATTCCCGTGCGTACTTATAGGGGGGGTTGGTGATAATGTCGATGTCATCTGCCTCTGTAAAGTCCTCGTTTAAAAAATCAACAGGGGCTTTAAATCCAAAACCTCTATACACCAGGTCTGTACTTAGTACATCGTACCCTCTCTCAAGCAGGACTTTCGATATATGGCCTTCACCACAAGCTGGTTCCCATACATCCTTAGAGAAGGTTTCGTGATCGAGCAAGATCTCCACGGCTCTTGGTTCTGTGGCGTAGTAATCGTTAGTCGCTGCGTCATCTTTTCTGTTGTTGCCAGACAAGATGAACTGCTGTGTCCCAACCCAATCTTTATTCTTTATCGCTCAACAGCTCCTTTGCAAGATCTACAAACGGCTGGATGTCGTCTGCGAGAGTCCCTGGCCACCAAGGGCCATCTGCCTCGTTTGGTAGTTCTACGGCCTTGCAGACCGCCATTGCTTGATCATACGTCATTCTGTTGCCGACCTCATCTTGAATCGCATAGCATACATCTCTAACACAGCGCGCATACCGCGCTTCTCGGTCTAGAATATCCGCGACGTACTTGGCCTCCAATTCCTCGTTTCTTTTCGCAAGCTGCTCTCTGTTCCACTTGACAGATTTGTTTTCGTCGATAATCATGTGGTCAACGTATCTATCACGCCTTGGTTTACTCCGTTGAATGCGGAATCCTTCGTCCTCAAGCGCTTTCCATGCTTCTTTGTAAACCATAAATCATCCTCTCTGACCGCCGCCCGCACGGGCGGCGGTTCTATAAATCATTTATCTGTTTTGTCGTAAATCGTCTTTACGACAGTCCCAATGCGAACACTTTTAACGACCTTGTAAGGTTGTCCAGTCATTTGATATCCAAGAAGATCCCACGTCCAAGGGATGCACCAAAGGCTATTACCAGCTTTAATGATGGTCTGCATTTCTTTAACTGATCGGCCTTCTCCCCTTTCCACCACATCAAACTCTTCGTACTTGCCAGGCTCTGTGTGACATCTATCATCATAGCCAAGTGCTAAGTAGCAGAGTTCTTCTTCGTCGAGAGGAATGCCGTGCAGCATTTTTTCAATGATTGTCATTACTAAGCAATCTCCTTTCTCTTATTCAATCTTCACGTCAATCGACTCCAGCACTTCTTTCATGCCGAGTCCACCCTCGCTCCAAGGTTTCATGCAATACTCCCACAACTTCGGGTGGGTTTGTCTCAGCCGCTGGAACCGGTTCGGCTCTTTCTCCAGGTGCGCTCCGAACGCACAAAAAACGCAGCCTGTGCGAATGCAACCGGTGGTATGTAAGTTGCCCTTGTCATCCTCCACAATCTCGCCATAGACAGAAGCGTAAGGGATATTAAACCGCTTGAGGTAGAGCAACACGTCTTGTTCCGTCCAAAAGCTCATCGGTTGGGACGTTGACCTTTTCTTGCTAAAAGCATTACACCCGTACATCATCCAATTAGATGCTCGTTGTCCGCTCTCGGTAGCCATTGTCGCAATAATTGCTGTCTTGCCCGTTCTTTTCTCGAATTGTTTTGCGGGTGATTTTTTCATGACATCGCAGCATTTATCCGAGATTTTAAACGGCGCGGCGATTAACGGAACCCATCGTTTAGAAATTTTCCCTCGGCCATACTTATTCCCATTTAACCGGATAGCTCTTAACTTCTCACTGTTTGTCGTCCTGCATTCTTGGATAAGCGCTGCTTGTTCTTTCGAGATTAGCGGGTACCCATATTTTTCGATTACCTGGCGGAAATTCATTTTCGGTTTTAGCCAAGTGACGCCATCAAACGTCTTGACAAACTTCCTAATCTCCGGGTACTCCAGGCCGGTGTCGATAAACACCGCCTCGATGTCGGGGTAGATTCTACGAGCCATATCCAGCAGCACGGTAGAGTCCTTGCCGCCAGAGAATGACACGTATACTTTACCGTCGTAGTGTTGATACCACTCGATGAGGCGCGTCTGTGTGACCTGGATTTTGCGTTCTAACGGCCACGTTTGCATCTCCTTTAGGTCTTCTGAGGTATACTTCTTTTCTTTTTCCATCAGCCACCTTCTTTGCTTGTACTTCCGAACCCGCCGGTTCTTTCTTCGACACCATACAACTCCACATTTTCGTTATCATACTCCGGGAGAGTAGAATACGGGACAATGATTCCTTGTGCAAAGCCGTCATTAAAATGGAAAGTGACTGCTTCGTGGTGGTCGTGGTTAAACAGCTTAATCATAATATGTCCTTCGGTTCTAGTGCTAGGGTTATAATAGTCGCTATCAATGACACCGACTGTATTGGCTAGGCTTACGCCGTACTTAAAGCCACTACCACTTCTAGGGACAAGTAGGAGCACAGCCGATTCCGGCATGACAATTCTCACACCAGTGGGGATCGTGGCCGAACCGCCTGGTTGAATCGTCACGTCAAACGGGATGAAGAAATCGTACCCGGCGGAACCAGGCGTTGCCCTTGCTGGCAATCTAAATTCATCATAGGAACCCTGAATTCTTCGATTGAAGGCTGCGTCGTCCTCACAAAGACTCTGCATCTCTGGAATTTTTGCACAGTCTGTTCTGAAGGTCTCGAAGGGAACTTTCTCAAAATAGCCTTTACATCCGATCAATTCGTACCTCTCTTTCTAATCTGTAATCCATTTGACCCATACGCCATCTTGTTTTTTCCAAACAATCTGGTTACTGCTGCCTCGGAACTGAAGGGTGACATCTCGCTTATCAATCTCAAACCTCCCGTCTACTAGATACGTGCATCTATCTAATAGCTGAGACATATCTTTGTCTTGCTTCACCTGTCCCATTAGCAGCCCTGTGTAGCACCAGAGGTTATCATTAGGGATATGGATCTTATCAATAATGGAGACCAGTTCCCCGGCGGAGAACATAGGGTCTCCGCCGGACAGAACCAGTGCGTTTAAAAACGGTCTTTTATCAATCTCAAAATTGATTCTATCAATTACATCTTGTGTAATTTCAAGCCCATAATTAAAATCATGGGTCTGTGGTGACTGGCAACCAGGGCAGTTATTTCGGCACCCCGAAATAAACAGCACACACGCTACGCCCTCTGCGTCGCAGAAGGACTCCCAGTCATAGCCTGCGAGCTTAACCAAATAGCTCACCTGCATCTTGATATGTACTATGTTTCACTCTTTCTTCTACCTCTGCTTGTTTGCCGTCGTTAAAATTGTGGTAATCAGTAGAAAGATATCCTGTTACGCGACGGAGTTGCTGGATGTTCTTGCTTCCGCATTCAGGACAGCTATTATTAAACTCGCCCTGATATCCGCAATCTAAGCAACTATCAATTGGGAAATTGAAGGCAAGATACGGAATATCAAGCTCTTTAAAAGCATAATCAATGATATCTTCCACAGCTTTGGTATTCTTTACGAAGGTGCTCGACAATTCTACGTAAGTAATAGTGCCACCTGTCGGATACTTACAGAACGGAGCTTCAATACGAAGCTTGTCATAGATAGACACCTTTTCCCATACAGGCACATGGTGGGAGTTTGTCAGATACTCATGAGATGTAACATCTTTAATAACACCATATTGCTCTCTAAGCGCAACCAGTGCTGTACGCGCTAATGTTTCAGCCGGAGTCGCGTAACATGAGAAATTCAGGTCATTTCGCTTAGATGCCTCTGCCGCAAACTCATTGATTCTTTTTACAACAGATAGCGCAAAGGCGTGGATATCCTTGTCGTGAACATGATTTTTCCCGAATAGCGCTTGACACATCTCTGCAACTCCAATGAAGCCTATGGCAAGCGTGTTGCCTTTTAAAGCATTAAACACGTCATCTTCACACTCACGTGCTTTTTGGATTGTATTGTTTTCATACATAAACGGAGCAGCTTTCGGTGATTGCCGAACCATGATTTCGAACCGCTCTAGCAGCCCTCTCTCACACAGTTTTAATGTTTCCTCAAAAGCGTTCCAGAACCCGTCGAGATCTGGCTTTGTGCGCTCTCCTAGGCAAATACCAAACTCGATTCCGAGCTTCGGGAGAATAATTGTGTTGGGTACATTATTCCCTCTGCCCTGGCGGATATACCCAAGGCCATGGCGATCATACCCCAGCATAGTTCTACAACCCATGGTACTAAACCAGGTGTCCGGGTTGTCGTCGTCCTCATGCGCTTGAGACCAATCACCGTTACACCAGTTCGGATAAATTCGTTTGCTCATTGACTTCAAAGCAAGCTGTTTGAGATCGTAATTTTTATCTTCAGGATTTGCATTAACACCTTGCTTGTACTGGAAGATGCTAATTGGGAAGATGCTTGTCAGATGGTGTTTACCGATTCCATCTAGGCTGGCTTCAAAAACCCACTTGGTTATGAGTCGGCCTTCGACGGATGTATCTCTGCCAAGGTTGATTGACGTGAATGGCACCTGCGAACCTTGCCGTGATTCTAGCGTATTCAGGTTATGATACAACGCCTGAGTCGATTGCTGTCCCTCTCTCTCTAACATATCCATAGCGTACTGATATGCTTTCGGGTAATATGATTTGAAAACTGGATTGTCAATATGCCAATCATCTGTTTCAAAAATAACTATATCTCCAATTCCCATCACAGTTGGTTCGTCGATATATTTCTTTCCGTCTTCATAATGTTTGCGAAAGCTTTTCTTTACAAACGGAGCGAGATCCAGATCAAAGTGTACCGTGCCGCAGCCACCGTACTGGATCTGGCTTTGGCACTGAAAAGCGACGGCGACAAGCTGACACGCCGTGCTGAAGCTTGCGGGTGGTCGTACATCTCCGTTTCTAGTGTGAAACCCGTATGTAAACAGCTCTTGGAAATTAACGTTAAGGCAATTGTGCATACCGTAAATCGCCTTCTCCAGGTCGTGCTGATAAATCAACATTTCCTTATGAGCTTTTGCTACTTCGTCAGATAGACCGCCATACTCTAAGGCAATCATCTTACCGATATCAGCAGATGCTTCTTTTTCTCTGCCTGAAAAGCTCTTCTCATCCACATTTGCGTTAGATCTATTGTCTACACTGGACGTTGCGCGATCCAAAACCTTCTGAACAAGCCGTCCGTTCCGCTCTCTTACCTTTGTTCTCTCATTTCTATACAGGATGTACGCTTTTGCCACATCTTTTCTGTCAGATTCCATAAGTTTGGCTTCAACAATATCTTGAATTTCCTCAACAGACTTGCTTTTCTTCATTTCAGCAGTCACGGCAACCGCAATTTCCCTTGCAACGACTGCACACTGCCCATTTTCTTCCCCATCGACGCTCACGAACGCCTTCTTCACCGCCTCTTCTATCTTTTTAGGGGAAAATTTCTCTAACCGACCGTCTCTTTTGATTACAAATAGCTCGATAATTAACCACAACCTTCCATAATCTCACTTGCGACCCAATCCGCTTCAGATCTCAGGCTTTCAAGTGTCAAATTTTCAACCACATAGTCAAAATCATAGTCGTCAAGCTCATTTTCTGATTTATGCCTACGCCAAAACGCCGTTTCATCACCGCAATCCATTCTCTCAACACGCACGGTCACGGTTTTGAACGCCGCTTTCACTTTTTCTACCTCATTTTTGAACCGCGCGTCGGAAATCAGCACGATATCCCACAGATACCCGATGGAATGTAGGGTATCTACCACAAAGTTCACAAAAAAATCCTCATTGTTTGCTCTAAATGTATCCCCTGTCACTTGAAGAAGCTCTCTGCCGCAAGAATCCTTCTTGCTATCCCAACTGAAGTAACTGCGGAGAATATATTTCAAAGAATCAGCGTAATGAGTTGTGCAAACCTTCTTCCCGTACGCCTGTTCAAGCTCATCCGTCAGCATTCCAGCAAATGTATCCTTACCAGAACCAGCCTTCCCTGAAATCAGGACAACCAAGGGGCTTTGACTCTTCATGCCATCCCCTCCTCAGTCAAATCACTCAAAACCAGCCACACTTCGTCGTCCGGAACGCCCTTGTTATTGACCATTGGAGATCTTTCAATCCAATCGTATTGACATTTGGCGTCCCAGCTCTTCTTTTGCGGGCTGTACCGGTCAACTCTGTTCTGCATATACAGCAGGAGTTTATAGCAATTACCTTCACTCATATAAACGTCCAGCGGCGAGGCGTGAAGTCGGTTCATGTCGTAAGACAAACCATCCACACCTTTGAAAAAATCCGCCATACACGTAATCAGTTTGAATTCTTCAATGTCGTACTTGTATTTCTTGATCATTCTTCCTCCGTGAATGGGTTAACCGCAAAATCAATACGGTTTACAATTCTATCAAAGCAGTCGTAACACAAAGTGCAAGAAAACCGCAGCCCATCATAGACACTTCCATATCCAACCTCTCCAAGGTCGATATCAAAGTAGTTTTCTAGGCTAAACTCTTTTAGTTCACGACCACACACATTACATTTCTTATGTACATCATTCATCTTGTAAAAACTCCTGTTGTAATGATTGCTTTCGCCAACAAGGCGGGCTTCTGTTGTTCAAAAACTTTTCTGCAGTTGCATCACTCCAATACTTTGTAGTCGTTCAAATACCAATACCCTTTCTTGTTCTTATACAAACCTGCGCCGAACAGGATATTGTATTGAGCGAAAGGCTTCTTATCAAAAATAGACTTACGAACCGTGAGTCTTGCCTCGTTACCAGTGCCGATAGACCGCACCGTAGTGGCGATACCCCACACTCCATTAGCTCCACTTAGTTCAAACGTCTCAAGAACAAGAAGTTTCCTTCTGTCCTGAGGATCGTTAGTCGTAATATCTATATACCCCATCAGCTCAAGCTGATCTTTGATTCTGCTTTTCACATCAGCCTCTTCAATACCAAGACTTAGAACATTGCGCTCACATTCCTCCAATAAGCCTGGCATATCTGTGATTGTGTAGGATTTCAGCTCGTTTCCTTTGACACCAATATCTGTTGCGTGTCGTTTTACTATCTCACACATCGGCCCATCTTTAAGCTTTGTCTTTTTAATAGATTTAGCTGTGCCATCATTAAAGAATTTGAAGATGTCGTATATTCTTTGCAACTCACGGATGTTGCCGTACTCAGAAAAGAAGCCTATCCGAATTAGATTTAGTAGCTGCCGCTCATTGCACGACGTCTCTGACCGAATTCTAAGAAGTGTTTCCATAAATGACTCCGGTTTCTTCTGGTGATACATGGCATAGAGCTGCTGCGGCACAACTTTGTTAAGATACTTTACAGAGCTGATACCTTTGGATACGATCTTTCTGTCCGGGTCAAACATGTACTGGTCAGACGACGCACCAAACATCGGGGGCGTAATCTTCAGCCCGTATATCTGTGCAAGCTTAGTGCCGTTTCTGATGTCCTCATCCTTTGCTGGATTATTTAGATAACTCGTCACAAACTCATACGGGTGATAGCAACGCAACCACGCGCACAAAAACCCAACCAGACAATAGCTAATAGAGTGATTGTAACCAAACTGATATGATGCACTGTCCTCCAGTATCTGAAGGAACTCTTTTGCTTCTTCTTCGGCCACTTCTCGTGGCTTATCTGACTTACTACAATACCCGTCAAGAATTTTTGGAAGCGCAGCGTCTAATCTATCTTTGTCCTTTCTACCAATGGCTCGGCGGATATTGTCACTTTCAGAGCCAGACAACCCGCAGATTTGTTGCAGGAATTTAATCGTATCTTCCTGATAAATTAGATCCGTTTTATTATGTGCTATGTATCTCTTTCATCTTAATCGCCTCTTCGAACGGGACGCCTCGACGGATTCTAGCTCTTAACGTCGTGTATTTTATTCCCGTTCTTCTGTCCCATTCTGCCATGGTTAATGTTTCGCCATTGTAAGTAAACAGTTTATTGCTTGATTGGTTATTGCATTGTGATGTATGGTTAGACCACCTACAATTCGACGGGCAGTAATCTTTTGAGTTATCTATCCTGTTAATTGTACATTCTTGTGTGGCCGCGTACTCGTTATATCCATTCTCGATTGCCCACTCTGAAAACGCCGTAAAATCATTTCGCCATTCTTCGCATACCGCAATGCCTTTCCCGCCATAATACTTATAGTTTTCAGAATTCTTATTGTAACAACGGTTTTTAATACCAGCCCACACACGATACAGTCTTGTTTTCGACGCTTTATGTGTCGTCATTCTTTCTTTAACTAGCTCTCTTTGAAGACACCCGCATGAACGAGTGTCTCCGGCAATTAGGTTACGGCTTGACACTACTTTTTCTTTGCCACAGTCGCATCGGCAACGCCACGTTGCGTTTTTTGCCTTATCGCTACCAGCTCTATCGACTACCAACAGTCTTCCAAACTGTTTCCCTTTTAATTGATACATACATTCACCTCCTTCATAATTTATTTACATAGCACTTAGTTCGCTAAACTATTCTCTACCATTTCGATAGAGCGTAGACTATATCTTCATCCGTTTTTATCCGGATGCCCACCGCTTCGAACCGCCGATCGCTTGCGGTCCTACTTGCATACGCAATAGTCGTTGAACCTTTCTCTGTTCGAGACTTGGCTGCTGATTGCCCAATCTACATTCTTTTCAAACCATCACGCTTATCTTTGTTTCAAAATTACGTTGTGGCGAATATAGCTCTAAGGGGTTTCCAGCAATTCAATGGGTTTGCAAGCGCATATTACTATGCACCGGGACTATCTCTAATCCATTGTTGTCCGAAAGCAACTCGTCAATCATTGGCGACGGGTTATGATGTGGAACTCTACTTATCAAATCATTTCTATACGACGCGCCAGACGGGCGAATACACGCAGTCACCAACGACATATCAAAGATTGACTTCGTGTTGAAGTCCTTTAGCATCTTTCCTGCAAAGGGAGATTCCATCTGAAAGATGCCGATATTGGAAACCATCATGTCTTCCCAAACCTTTTGGTCACCCCAATCTATTTCATGTGACTTCGGGTATGGGATGTTTGCTAGTTTGCAAGCGTCACGAATAATTTGTAACGTACTTAGAACAAGCATGTCGTACTTAACGAGAGACACCTCATGGATTTCTTCCATGTCAATCTGAAGTACGATACCGCTATCCTTGTGGTGAAAAACGCCATAGTTATCATCTAATGTAACAGGGCTGATCACAATGCCAGCCGGATGTACAGATTGTGATACTCTTGTATTCAGGAACCCATCAAAATAATAGAACGTTTCTTTGTATCTCTCTCTGCACGTTTCTGCGTCCTTTCCGTAATCTGCTTTAATCTTTGCCGCTAGACTTACTGGATATGGATTTTCGTTTTTGTCCGCTTCCGGATGTTGCTCTGCCCATTTATGTCTGAACCCACGCACAATCTCTTCGATAGTCGCCAAGCCTTTTAATGTGCCGCATGATGGAACGAACGCAGTCTTCTGTTGCCCGAATCGTTCAATAATGTAATTAAAGATCTTAGGGCGGTCATCTTCAATAACGTCTGTGTCGATATCGCCTGCTTCAATTCGGTCCTCATTGCAAAAGCGGCTAAATACCGTATGCCATGTTTCCGGGTTAACATCTGTAATATCTGTCACATAAGCAACTCTTGACCCAGCTACACTGCCACGCCCAGGACCTGTTACAATTCCATTCTCATGACACCATGTAAGGATCTCGCTCATAGATTGCATGAACCCGCACATCCCAAGTTTTGTGAATACTCTAAGCTCTTCTTTAATTGCGTCTCGGAACGCTTGCTCTTGCTCTCTTGGGATGATTCCGGCCTCTAACTTTGCTTCTAGCTTTTCGTTAATATTCTGGATAAATTTTTCTCTATCTTCTTCTGCAGACCCATAAAGGATTGGGTATTTCAAAGAAGTATCTAATTCAAACTCCTCAACCTGATTTGCCATCAAGACTGTATTGTCTATCGCGGCCTGCCATGCTTCTTCTGGGATAGCGTCCTGCTTTCTAAATGCTTCTTCCAATTCCTCGCGCGACTTATACGTTAGATCAAAATCATCTTCCGTGTCATAATGCCTACTCTTTGCATAAGCAAGTAATGACCGGCACTCAGCGTAGTATTGGTCGATACTGTGCGTGTCTGTTGCCGCAATCAAAGGGATGTTATACCTTTGAGACAGCGCTGCTAAGTGTCTGTTATAGACAATCTGATCTTCACAATCGTACGGTTGGATCTCAAGGTAGTCATACTTCTTTACGAGCTTCTCGTAGTACGGGTGACTTACGTCCAGCTTGTTCAGCGGTGAAGCCAAACAAGCGGACGTCTTGATAATATTCGGAGAGATATTCAAAAACTCATCAAATGAAAGCCGTCCAACATAGTATTTATGGTCCTCATCTGTTGACATACTGAGCAACTTATTGAGTTCCAAAAAACCTTGCCGGTTCTTCGCTATCAGAATTGTGTGGTAGTTGTCTCTCACTTTCTCCTGCAGAGACTCCGTTAAATAAATCTCCACGCCATGCAGATACTTGATACCTGCTGCATCACAAGCCATCTTCTTGGCAACCCATCCACGGATGTTGCCATGCTCGGTGAAGCAAATAGCCTTCTGCCCAAGCTGCTTTGCCTTCTCTATGTAAAGGTTAAAATCTGTCGTCGAGTCCAGCAGCGAATAGTCGCTGTGAACATGATATGCAACATAATTATCCAACCATCAGCCTCCTCCCTGTATCACTCCATACACTTCCGACTCCATATCCAATGGAGCACATGGAACGCGGGTAGTGTAAATCTTGTCATCCCATTTATATCTACGGTCGTACTCTTCGTAGTTCGTAAAGAACCTCCGGCACGCTTCGTCATAGTACAGCCCAAGTTCAAAGCCAGCTCTTCCTCGCATACGATCCTTTGTTACGGACACGACACAGGAATACTGCGAGAACTTTGACGTTCCCTGCTCTCTTTCATCCTGCCGCACTCTTCGCAGAGACAATGTTCGGTGTGCAAGATTGGGAAGGTTCGACGTGCCGCCGATGTCATACAGCGCGACCGCCCCCGGCGTTGTCCCGCTTGGAATTTTTCTCGGATGTGCGACCAAAATTACACACACGTTGAACTTTGATGCAAACTGAATTAGCCAGTTGACCAGCTCGGTCTGCTTGTCGTACTTATTCTCGTCAGAAGAGTGCAGGTCTATGGTCATTAGGTTGTCCAACAAGAACAACTTACTGCCATACTTTCTAGCTGAGGCTTCCATAGATTCCTGGATTGACTCAATATCATTCGGCCATTCATTCTTATACACAAACCACTGACCTCTATAACAATCGTTGATTTTTTCTTTCGCTTCTCTCGAAGCAACCCAGTAGACCGCGCCGTTCTTACCGGTGTGTTCTTCAACATTCCTCGGCCCTGCAAGCAAGTAATTCATCCACGCCTTACTCATGAAGTCCGGCAGCTCTCTTGAAAAGATCCATGCACCTCTGTTTTGCTCAAGCGCATTACAGATAAGCTGATACAAGAAGCTGGTCTTGCCGGAACCTGGCGTGCCGGTCACGAGCGTTAACGTCCCGAAGAACAGTTTAAACAGTTCCCTGTCAAGACTTTCAATGCCAAAATAAATCCCGTCCAAGTCGCTAATATTAACGTCCTCGACGTCACTAAGATCCATCACACTGTCAATCGGAGATTCCTTCGCGCTAAGGATTGCGTTCATCACCGCTTCTTTTCCCCTGTAATAAAGCAACTCATTCAAATCCTTAATGTGCCTACCAGTTGCTTCATCTATTGGCGGGATGTCTACCACCTTTGTCCTCCAGGAACCAAGTCTAGGGCACACATCTTTTGCCATTTGATAACCAGCTTTATCATTGTCAGAGCAGATAATAATTTCGGAAAACTGGTCTAGCCAATCCATATTCTCCTCAATCCAGTGGTGATTTTGAGAACCTAAAGGAACACTCACCGCGTTTGTATATCCGGACTCGATAGCAGCCATTGCGTCGCAGTTGCCTGTAACAAAGATTGTCCCGTATTGCCTCACCAAGATCATTCCACTTGGAACCGTCACGCAATAAACTGGACCGCTGTAATACTGCGCGTCATATGTAATATTGTTTAAATCCGCTTTTTTCTTACCTGTGATTGACACACGATAGCTCCCGTCCAATGTAGACAACTGGTATTTAACAGAGCATTGCTGTCCGCTTGTGTGAGCAATCGTCTGCATCACATTAGCGTTATCCAGTTTGCAGGCATAGCCTGCAGTCCATTTCTGAAATCGCCGAAGAATCACGAGCTTTTGTATTTCAGATGTGGTGCTGACCCACGAATAAGAGACGGGTTCTATGTGAACGTGTGACGGGATCTTGAACAGCAATTTAAAACCATAATCAGAAACTGGCGTCTCAACGTAACTAACGGATAGCTTCTTGAGGAGCCGCCGCAACCTACGCCGTTTTCTCTTTTCTGTCGTCAAGAGTCTGTACTCACCATTGCTCTTGTCATAACTACAGTTCTCCGATATAGCAATTGATAGTTCGACTTCATCCGTAGTGAGAAAAAAACCATCGCCTGAATAACTCGTTGTAATTGGAGCCGATTTATACCGACCATCTGGCAATTTCCTCGCCTTCGTCTTCTCTAGAAAACCAAGAGCATTATAAGTTACAATATTGTGGCCTCCAGTTACACACGACACATAGTTATCCGTAGCAATGAAGGAGAGGAACCCTTCGTAGTGCTCGTTGATAATTGCAACCGGTCTTACAAATCCGCCACGCAGTTTCGACCAAGTACCAGCAAATAGGTCATCCGCACACACCGAATACACGTCCTGCCCGTGATATTCATCAAACCGAACCCATCCATCAGGCGTTAGAATTTCTGCGTCACCAGGGAAGCATTCGCCTTCAGTTATCAATAACGGTTGACTTATGTTTACCCTGTTCATATTGAAAAGGAGCGGACGAGTGTCCGCTCCTTTCTGACACCAGTTCTTAGCCTCACCTTTTGACTTGTCGATTTTTCTGGCCGGTCGGTATTTCACCATCGTCAGCACGTCGTTTGTGTCGTAGTAGTTGAACACAGCATTACCATGCTCATCTTCTCGCACATCACAATGGTCTAACGTCTTTTCACTAATCTTTCTCGTAGCCATGTACTGGTTTACGATTGACCGATCTCTTAACGGAGTCTGCTGAGGATAGCGATACCCCCTATGAGTCTTGATGCCTTTCTCTCCAAAGCTATATGCCATCCCAGCTTCTTCAAAAGTTTTCTCTGCCGCTTCAAGATATGTATTGCCAGACATCACATAAGCATCAATAATATCAATATTGCAGCCGCATCCAAAGCAATGAAAACTATAGGCTTTCGGATTATAAATAAAGCTCGGAGTGTCTTCTTGATGCACCGGGCATAATGATTTCAAGTTAGACGGATCAAACAATTTAAGGTCAAGTGTTTCAGCAATCAAGAATGGAGTTCTATCTCCGATCTTCTCTTTTGCCTTTTGTAATTTTTCCTTTTCAATTAGCATTTCGTTCTCACCATCTACCACGCTCCTTTACTCCATTGTTGCATCCGTACTCTCTACATTCATCCTCGCTCCGCAATTTGGGCAATATCTTGCGAATGTATACGGCTTGAGGTTTTCTAAAAACTTCTCTAAAGCTTTTTGCTTTTCTGCTTCTAAATCCCATTCATACGTATACTCTTCTCCATCCGGCGCATATAATCTGCGCGACCATACTACTGCATTATTTGGATGCCTTTCCCCACACCCAGAACACACCGCCGTGATGGACACAGAAAGCTCTCTTTCCTCAGACATTGTATCCATATAAAAGGCGGCTGGTCTTAGTCGCCACTCTTGAAAGTGCGCAGAGGAAACATTCGCCGCTGGGGCATTTTCTATAGCACTAATCACATCTTCAGGATCAAAGTTTCCTTCCGGGTATTTCATTGGTGGCCCGTACACACCGCCGCCATCTTCCCACCATGTCGGCAGATCCTTTATGTATGCTAAAAGAGATTCTCTCTCGATATATTCAGGCACTCTTATATCTCCTATTATTCTTAGCTCTAAACGGACAGCTCTCAGCAGTGTCACAAATATATGTACATCTGAAAAACTCAGGGTCTGGTTCAAACTCTCTCTCATTTTTAATCTCTTCGATTCGATCCAGTACCCACTGTTTCACCTGCTCAAGCCGTTCTTCGTCGAATGCTTCTGCGATAAACCGCCCATGTCGGTAACAATTAAAATCCAAAGTCGCAGGCCATTTCCCATATTCTTCTTTGATGGGGATTGAGTAAATATAAGGCTGTCTGTAGTACCTGTCTAGTTCCTTGTCATATTCTGTCTGGAACTTTCTGTTGCTTCTGAATCTCAATCCGTGTGATTTGTGGTCGGCTATATGTAATCCGTTCTCTTCGGCCAATACATCTATAAAACCAACAAAGTTGTACGGGCCAATCATGAAGTGGACTTCTTTTTCAACAGCGACAATATCTTTGATATCGTATGGGAAGTCAATGTTTTCCAAATACGAAAGTGAATTATTGAAGAAATTATCCTCGACCTTTTTGCTCGGTGGTTTACCAACAACCTTCTCGTCATAGTGATCCAGGAAATATGGTACAAGCTCTTCTTTCTTCAATGCCTGTGACAAATACTGCTCCAGCACATGGTGCATAAATCTGCCATACGTGGAAAAGAAGTGTGGCTCCGGTTTGATTCTTACCGCCGTGTGCTCAAGAACCTTTTGGTAAGTCTCGTCGTCGAGTCTTTCCTTCATCCACTCCATAACCTTCCTGTAAACCTGGTCTAATTTTTTGTTGTACGCTATGTACCGAACAAACCAGCCATACTTGCAGTCATCAAACGAAGACAGTCTAGAATAACTCCACAGCATAGCTGAAATTGCTCTTTCATATTCAGGGTCAGAGACGACCTCAAAAGGGGTCGTCATCTGTTACGGTAGGCTGATTTGCCGAAATTGCGCCATTATCAGAGTTGCCTCTGGAGTTATCTGCGGACTCGAAAGAGAACACAGCAAAATTGTAGTACCGCTTATTCGTCTCCTTGCTATAGCTATTGGTTGCATCCATATCGCCGATACGAATTCTATCTCTCGGCTTCAGCTCCTTTGCGTTAGCGTGCGCCGCACCAACAAAATTTACGAAGTCACTAAATTTAGTCTCGTACTCGCCAGTGTTCTTATTCTTCTGGCTGACAGACAGATTTACCTTTGTATAATTACCTTTGTCTTCGACAGACCAAATTGTTGCATACGCGCCAGTATGAAAACCCATGTATTATTCCTCCGTATGTAGTTTATTCAAATCTCTCAGCAGAGCAGTCGCTCTTGCCTTCTTTTTAATTTGTTTGTAGTCTCCAGTGGGAATCAGCTTCCCATTTTCGTCACGCTTATCTACGTGCTTTGTAACCAACTCTCTAATCTTTTCTCTCTTGCTAGGATCTTTTGCCGCGATGTCGTTAGCGATTGCGTCAATTTCCTCAATGATAGATGCGAGTTCGTTCTTAGACTTCTCTTCTTTTTGCTTCGAGCGAATGAAGTCCGGATCGTCGGTAGTAGTAGCACACTGAAAGTATTTCAGCAGGAAATATCTGTTACTGTAGGTAAGAGCCGAACCAAACGCCTGGCTGCTATCTGCTTGATTGCCAGTCATCGTCCAAGGCACAACGATCTTCTCTTCGGGATTGTCGTTATTGACCCAGGTGTAAACCATATCAGCAGAGACCAAGAACTCATTTACTGTTTCCGTCTTACCACCTTTCGTTTTCTCGTAGCTAAAAGGCCGTACATCTGCTGTCCCTTGAACAATCCCAGGAACCAGTGTCAAGCCGTACTCCGCGACAGCGCTGTTAATCTTCGGCAACAATTCCACATCAGAGGTGTAGCTGTAACCATACCCCTTCTTGTCTTTCTTGACGACATCTACAGCTTTCTGCACTGCCGCGAGCTTCTGATAGATGTTCAACGTTGCGTGATTTTCTTTTTCCATATTTCACCTCATCTCATTTTTTGCGCTGGCTGTGTTGCAAAATAACCTTATATTTTTTAACCGCTCAGCGTGATTATATTATATAGCTTTATTTTTCAAATGTCTACCCCTTTTCGCGAAACTCGTCTGACGAGTTTCGCGAAAGAGCAGCCACTTAAAATCACAATCCTTGAATCCTTTTTGACTCCTTCCATACGTTCAGGAGTTCCTCCTCTGAAAGAAGGGCGATGGCCGAGGAGGATAGGATGTTTCCAATAGCTATGCTCTTAATATCCTCCTCTTCTAGAGCACCTAGATATTTCAGCAGTCTTGACTTTGACATCCTCTGCGGATTCTCACATAAGACAATGCTATCCGCCAGCAGGTTGTATTTCTCCGCTGGCAGAAGTACATGTGTGGGTTGAGTCAGATTCTTAATTCTGGTCGTGAGTGGCAGCGCTATGACGTTCGGGCTTCTGTCATTTCCAATATCGTTTTGGAAAATGATTCCCGGCCTGACGCCTTTCTGTTCACTGCCAACCCCACTAAAACTCATTAGATATATGTCGCCTAGTCGCGGCTTATCGTATTCCATGAAACCTCCTTCTACCCGACGGTTAGGCACCGACAACTTACAGGGTGGAAAGAGGTTGTATCTAGCCCTCACTCACTTTTCCCCTGTATCCTTCGGTGGAACTTCGGGCTTTTCCTTAAATCTATCTGTCACTTGTCGCCATGTGCAGGCGACCCATGCTTGCCAGTCAGGACACTGGCGAGTACACTTCCAGTCCCTATCACACAATCTACAAGGACTAGTATCCAAAATATTCTCCGGCATTATTCCACTACCTCCAGCCTTTTTAATCCAAGAGTTTTAATAACAACGTATACTGCAGACGGCGTCACCTTGATCTTTCTTGCGATATCACTGGCGCTCATCCCGTCTAGATACAAAGACGCCACTTCGTCAATATCAATCTTAATACGGCCATCTCTCACTTTGTTCTTTCGCTTTCTATGTACCTGCTCGTTCGGGCGATTCTGCGCTACCCACTGACCGTAACTCAATCCAGCTTCCTTAGCCGCAGCCACCACTTCATCAATTGTCATTGGATTACCGTTCGTAATAATTACTCTCCTCCTTCTTTCGTCATGTAATTATTTAAAAATCCTTCTTCCGAAAGAATCGGGATCTTCATGCTAACAGCTTTCTTAACCTTTAAACTCCCACTCTGTGGGTCATTGCAGACCAAACAGGTTGCGTCTTTTGTCACGCTTGACGACACATTCCAGCCAACATCCTTTACAGCTTTCTCAAACTCTTTTCTTGATTTGAACGTCTCCAGTTTACCTGTCACACAGACTGTCATCCCTGTGCTTTCCTTATTTTCTCTAACGGTGATAACTAAATAGCGGTTCAGTGCCGCAACCTCTGCAGAATGCTTCTTGATGTAGGCGTTGATCCCTTCGCTGGTCTTCGTACCAATTCCACTAAGACCGCTCCAGTCCATCTCGGCGTTCGCCAGACTACATAGTGTCTCAATGAACGAGCGTTCGCCCATTGCTTCAAAGATCGCCCCGGCCACAACCGGTGCAGCGGCTTTGCCGACACCCGGAATTCCTATCGCAACGATAAAGTTTTCCGCTGCGCAGGTCTCGCTCTTCTCTATCGCACTCATCAGCTTGTCCACGCTGGTGTCACCAAACCCATCGAGCTGCTTCATATCATTACTATATCTATCAAGCCGGTAGATATCGGCAAGATTCTTCAACCATCCGTTATTGACAAAAAGCTTGATGCGCTCCGTAGATAAACCATCAATATTCATCCCTTGCCTAGACACGAAGTTTGAAATCCGATCCACTAAAACCGCTGGACAGTTATCGTTAGTACACTCAAGACGCTGGGCTTCACTACTTGACACAATCTCTGCAGCTTCCCCACAAACCGGACAACGCTTTGGAATCAGGTACGTGTCACTTTGGGTGAGATTGCGGACTACCATCGGGATGATTTGGTTGGCTTTGATGACTTCAATCTCATCGCCAATTCCAAGCTTCAGCTTTTTAATCTGGCTTACATTAGAAAGGCTCGCTCTACTCACAGTCGTGCCGTCAATTTCTACTGGATCAAACATAGCAACCGGATTGATTGTGCCGGTTCTCGTAGTATTCCACTCAATATCTCTAAGCGTTGTCAGGTTTCTTTCCTGATAGAACTTAAAGGCGAAACTATGGTTGGGATGGTGAGAAGTCTCACCTAATGACCGGCCATATTTCTGATCACAGAACGTTCCGACCACCCCGTCGATTGGATATGGTGTACACTTCATAGCTTTCATGGTGCGGCTCACAAATTCCTTAACGTCAACACCACCCTTACCGAAAGAAGGGGCGGACACAATCTGAGCGGTTGTAAATCCCAGGTTATCTAGCATTTGCATGGCGTCTCGAAAGTCTTCGTCTTGAAATTCAGGTGTAGAATTTCGCCATGCTATGAAAGTGACTTTTCGTTTACGAAGAACAGCATTATCTAGTTGCCTAACAGTTCCGCTCACAAGGTTGCGTGGGTTCTTATAATCGGTGTTCTCGGCCTTTTTGATTTTTTCAAATTCTTCATAAGTGATTACTGCCTCTCCATCCACATACAGCTCACCTTGATATGGGATGGTCAACGGGATATTGGCAAACTCTCTTGCGTTATGAGTAATGTCCTCGCCTACGGTGCCATCTCCCCGTGTCTCGGCGCGTTTAAGAACACCGTGTTCGTATGTAAGAGCGCAAGTAATGCCATCTAGTTTCGGCATCAACACGAACTCATATTGATTAAAATACTCAACAAACTCATTTAGCTCAGTTGTCTTAGCGAGGGACAGCAACTTGTGTGTATGTGCTACCTTTTGCAGATTGCTGACCACTTTGCTGCCAACAGTTCTTGTTGGAGAGTTGGAGTACACGACGCCTGTTTCTTTTTCAAGCCAAGCTAACGCGGCTATAAACTCGTCAAACTCCCTGTCGCTTACTACATTTTCGCCACCATTAAAATAGCTATCGTTGAAACAATTTATAAAATATACTAGCTCTTGCATGAGTTCGATGTCGTCAAGACGCTGCTGCTCTTTATCAAGTGATATCGGCTTATACATTGACATAAGCACAAACCCCAATTGCAAACATAAGCAAGTAAACCAGTCCCCAGAGCGATTCTGTCACGATATCCAAAACCTTACACAGTCTTCTCATTTCTTCGTCCCGCCTTTCAACAACTCCTTCAGCTTTCTGGAAATGATATACCACAGGAAGAATGCTCCGGCTGGCATAAGAATCACCACAGTAGCAGCCGCGAACAACTCCGAGACATATCGTCCCAAAAGAAAGAGGACGGCAATGATCAACGCCAACGTGATCGCCGTCCAAACTCCAACAATTTTTTCTTTCATATACCCTCCTTAGCAAGCAATCTTACTAACCTCGATTGCCGTTGTACGGATAAACTTTTTTAGTGTTATATCTCCGGTTCTATAGAAATCATCGTCCGGAAACAGGTCATACAAATACTGGATTGGTTGCTTTACATCCAGCATACTTACTACGTTCCTTTGCATAGCTTTTTCTACGGATTTGAACGACGCCCCATACTTGTGCTCAAGACTCTTGATAAGTTCTTTCAATTCAAACCCATAGAAATCTTTCTCTTCTGCTACCGTGCATATTGCGTCCTGCAGGTAGCCAGCACCACACTGCGAAAATCTGCAGCCTAACGATTGTAGCAGATCTATCGTTACGGCACGTACTTTATTCACTTACCCAGTTCCTTAGCGAGCTACAGACACCTGCCGCCCATCGGAGCAAGCATCGCGACACTCTTCACACTTTACACAGTCCTCTTTTAGCCACACATTAAAAAGTGTGCATTTTGGCACATGATATTCTGTCGGAGCTTTCTTACCGTGCGTGCGATTTCTTCGTCTATGATATTTACACACATACTTCCCATAAAAGTCTCCACCGTAAGTGCAGTTATTTTCGTCTGGTGACACATTATGTTCAACTGTAATTCTCGTCATTGTTTCAAAGTCCATTGTTAACTCCTTCCACATCTTTAAATTCAAGCACAATCTAAACAAACAGATCAATCGCCGAGAGCACGGTGGAGGCAATGAAGAGAAAGCTTCCTACAAAGAACCTCTTACTGCGACTAGCAAGCTCCTCGCTATAGCCGCTTGCAAACGCAGCAATAGTAATAAGGTCCAATATGTCTATAATAAAATGTAAAGTGCTCACTCTAATTTCCCACCTCCATCAGCTACTCTTATAACCTCCAGTAGTTCAATATATTTCTTTACATACATCGCCAAACCGTTTACATAGTCATCAAAAAACCTCATCCCATACGACTCGAAACCCCAGAAATTCTCTTTTAAATCCCAATAGATCCTGGCGATCGCGTAGCAGTGGTCGTCGCCGAACCACTTCACTAGCTCGTAATCTCTGGTCTCTTGGCTGGCAGAATGAACGATTGGTCTGATTTCAAATTCTTTAAACCGCATTGTCTTCTCCATGTCTATTCATGTATGCGACGACCGCATCGTTCCAATTCCGCTTTGCCTGCTTTGCAGTCTCTGCGGGTGCTCCCTCAAACGCGCAAGTCTTTCGAGTACCTCTCACGCAAAACTGATCGTCAGACTCGGCCTGCCAATTTCTACAGCGTCTAATGTATTTACCACCACCAAACCACTCGCTAGTAGTTTTGCTGCCGCACACAGGGCACGGCAGCAGTTTAATACTTTCTGGTTTCTTCGTGAGGTTATAACCCAACTTGTCAGCTTCAATTCTCAGTTCTTCAACAGTCATTATGTACTCCTTTACAAATCTGTGTCACTGCATTTACACACAAGCTAAATCAAATCCGGTATGGCAAAACCCATAAGTATCAGACAGAAAGTCTGAAATCTCATCTATATCCGTCATACTCTTCGGGACTTCAACACTTTCTGGCAGTTGACTTAGAAGCTCCTTGTCGCCATCCGTGTCCCACTTAATGTTTGTTGCAATCATACAACCCACTCCTTTAGCCTGAAATTCCTTCTGGATAGAAGTCAGCACTAACATTGATGTACGGCTCCGCACCTGGATCGTCAATATAGCAAGTAACGATAACGCCTTTCAGGTATTTGTAGTTACCAATAATACTCTCCGCGTTGTTGATCAAAGACTGCCCACACTCTTTAATAGCACGAATCTTCCTTTCGTTATCCCAAATATTAAGTTCTGTCGCCATATGTATCCCTCCATGAAACAGTAGTTAAATTTTAATGCCTCGCTTGGCTAGCTCCGCCTCGAACACAAGCGACCAATACTCGTCTAGCGGTCTTACCATACGATAGCAATTCTCAATATAATCATCGGTCATACTTCCAACTGTGAGTTTATTCCCGGCTTTAGTAGTCCAAATTTCGTCTGACGGGTTGCCCACATATATCAGTTTTCGCTCCGGGAGTGCCGCATCATCGCTCCACATATTGATAAAATCATATCGCTTCACTCACCTCTCACGCCCATTCTTTTTTCGGCAGAGGAGGTAATCCTTTCCCGTTCTTGATGTCGTCTATTAGATCGCGACTGCCGCCCGACGACTTCTTCTCAACCTGTTCATACACAACAATTACTCCGTGCTTCGGTGTCGCCGCCATTGTAACCACTCTATAATCGCCCTGAATTATTTCGCGTATTGCACCACTTGCAGTAATCACGTCTTCATAAAGACTTACGGTTTGTCTAGACACTATCTTCGCCTCCTTTAAACCCAAATAATATCTTCGTACCTTCCCATGTAAATTCCACGGACAATATATTCGACCTCGTTTTTAATCTTTTTGTCACACCAAAGTCTCCCAACTCTTTTTGCGTAACAGACATCACGCGGCATCCACAATAGTTTGGTTCCATCCACGAACTCCGTATACACCGACCTCTTGTTCCTAAATCTATGTGCTACTTCTTTACCACAGGTTCGTTCGATCCTATCCATCAAAACGCAGGCTGATTCATAATCGAGGCCGCAAATACCCCAGGATTTTTCAAACATGATTCCCTCCGTAAAAATCATAGTACCGATACAGACTGCTCACATCTTTATTTCTTGCCGGAGACCCATCGTAAAACACGTACGCATGTTTGACACTCCCGCCGACATAACACATATAATCTGTCACGGCATTCAACGTCTTCCCGCTATAGTAGCTATCGTCAAGGAATATGAATTCTTTCCACTGTGAGTTCTCGCAACGACGCCCTTTTGAAGCTAGTTTTGTGGGGTTCTCTCTCAGGCCGCCCGGCAATAAAAATAGATTGATGTTATCTGGAATTTCCCCAGCACACTGCAGCTCGGCGTACCTGTCACCTATCTCACCACTAACAACCACGTCATAAACGCCTGACCTATCAGTAACATATTTCATGTACTCCGCAAGTAGCTCGGGCTGCTTCTTCACTTCAGCATCAAGTCTTGTGAAGTAGGATCTTCCCCCACTTTCTTCCGCCAGACATTTATTTACGATTAGCCTCATCCACACTTCAAGAAAAATCCTTGTATGTATTTCACTCATGAGTTTACTTACAAGTAAATCAATTTCTCTATGTAACATCTTTCGCTCCCTTTGAAGATAGGAACCTCATCAATCACTTCCCACTTAGTTCTTCCACTAGGCATCAACTCATCTTCGGCGTGACTCTTCCATTCCTGTTCACCAACTTGATACATTTTAACGCAGCAACTACCTCTCTTTTGACACGCAGGAAAGTCATTCCAGTTAATTTCCTTCTCTGTCATCAGCATATCCTGGATATCGCTGCAAGACTTACGATCTAGTTCTCGATGGCTAAAGTTTGCTCTACCAACCATTTGAATGCTATTTCTGATAGCATCCAGCTGCCTCCAATAGATGAGGTTCGCCACTTCTTCTTTTGGGACGTTGAACACTCTTGCATCGAACATAGCCCCTCTACCTTCGGCATAACCATAAGTCCAACTCAGCTTCAGCAGATCTTTATCAATAGGATCATTTGTGCCACCTTCATCCCAGCACGGGAACTGTTCTCTACCCCACTCGTCGTACCGCTTTGCAAACGCTTTGTTAAACGCAAGGGTAGCCATGCTCGCTGCCACGCTGCACATTTTCTGCACCTCATAATCAAACCAAGCAGCAGAATTAAGATTCTTATAGTCTACAAGAATTAACGTGATTTCATCGGATTGAGTGTAGCCAAACACCACACCCTGGATGTTCTCACAGAGGTACTTCATTGTATCTTGCATTGATTTGATCAGCACATCATCAAAAGGCTTTTGAAAACCTTTTGTGAAAGTGTGAAACGCTTTACCATCCAGTCTGATCGCAACCGGCGTTCTTCGCATTAGCTTTGTCTTCGGAATGCTTTCGTAGTACGCTTTCATTCTGTCGCCGAGCGCATCTTTTACCGACATAATATTCACCTCGTCTTTACCTATCTTCACTAGTCTTTCTACGCATTACCAGCTCAAACTCTGTGCTTGGGTATGTATTTGTTCCTGTTCAATCTCCGAAATAGGGTTTTTATAATCATCATAAAAATTGTACATAAAACACCTATTAAAAAACTCTCTTCTCAATCAGTTTATTCAGTACGTCAGTGACGTCTTTATTCGCCTGCGCTACCTTAACACAGTTGTTATTGATGATAATCTTGTACGCTTCCCTCAACTCTTCTAAGCTTTTGATCTCAGATCTTCTATCTTTGATCTGGGCGTCTGCCTCCTCAATCATTTTCCTATACATGTCAGACTCTTCCTGCACTTGCTTCTGAATATCCTCCAGAGTTGCCTTAGTAGAGTTCAATTTATCCAGCATTTTAGTTACATATGTATTGTTAAATTCATCACCTAAACCAAGGTCGATCTTGTAAAGAGTCACGACAACCTTTTCTCGTTCGTCTACAAGGAGCACCCAAGTATCTTGCACATAAACGTCAATTACTTTGCCCTTGCCATCCTTCTGAGATTGTCTGCCTGAATAAATACAACTGCCGTATTCTATCATCTTGTTAATATCTGTCTTAATCTTATCTTCATTCAGAGAAACAAAACGAGCAGCGTCTGGCTTCTCCCTTTTGCCCATAACGCGTTCCGCGTAACGAGTTTTACAATGCGATGATACTTGATACTTTACATTTTCCATGTACTATCCTCAAACCTTATTTTAATTTTCAAATAGAAATCTCAATCAAGAAATCATAAACTTTATCCCACGATGATAGGTCGATGTACTCTTTTTTCTCCTCCCCGTGTGAGACAAATACATCTCCGATCTTAAAATCCTTTAGCCAGTCTTTCTCATAAATGCAATAACTAACCCAATGTTCGTCATCGTGCATCGCGTCTTCGATCAGTTGTATTGCTATGTCGAAAATATCCGTAATGTAGAGGCCGCAGAAATCAGGATTAAGTTTTTTCATGGCAGAGTCCACTGCGTTCATCCTGCTATCCAAATCCATTAGCCTTTTCATAATGCTAACAAAAATTTCTTTTGTCATATTAGCCACCCATAATCATAATCTCAAAGCCGCTTTCCTTTGCCTTCTCGCATTTGCGCATCTCTTCTTTGAGGAAAGCGATAAAGTCATGTTCTGAACTCAGTTCGACGACCTCACAGCTATTATTGAACGTAACAAAGTAGTTCATATTAAGCATCCTCCTCCAAATTTTTTACGGCATTCTTTACCGCTCTGGTTCTTCTGAGTCTTTCAGCCAGTCTATCAGCAGCAAGCTCGATAATCTCATCCTTATGTTCATTGATTACCTCTGTGAGTTTTTTGTCAAAGTATATCGTTGGCTCATCATTTCCGCACCACTTCATAATCAGGACATTGCGCACTTGCTCCGCCATTTCCTTAGTGATAGCGTTCTCAGCCCCTTGTTCAATGCTTTTCTTGATGTATTCGTCGTCAATCGTAATGCCAAACTGTACGATATGTTCCACTAGAATCCCTCCTTGTTACACAAACTGATACTCTATATGGCCGCATTTGTCGCATACATACATATAGGCTTCTGGTTCTGTACACAATCTGATCGTCAAATTCTTACGCATATTTCCGCCGCACGGACAAAGATACATAGGATTAGACCAGTTTGACCACCCTAGTAGCGTCATACCTTCTGCTTCTCTGTATTCCTCCGCAGTGGGAAGACGCTTCTCGTAGCTGTCACTCATTTGCATTCACTCCATTCAATACTTTTATCGCTTCCCGCTTATTTTCTTCAGTCAACCCGTGACTAAATAGAGTCCGCACCAGACGCTCTTCGTTCGGCTCCGTATCACCCCTGTCATCTAATATAACAAAGCTACTTACACCCATATGAGCATCTAACCACGACTGAATCTCCCGCCCTCTATGATTGTTTATAATCGGTGTAAAACTGTATAGAACCAGACCGTATTCAGCCAGTTTGTCTTCCAACTCATCAAGTTCTGGATTTAACTCAGTATGAGCATCATACCTCCAGTCGCTTGATAGAACAATTTTGCACCCAGTTTGATCTACAATGTCCTTTAGTCGGCGGACGAACACGTCTTCAACGAAGTCATACCCGGTCGCAGTCTTTTCTTTTGTGTTCGCTTTATTTAAAACACCATCTACATCTAAGAACAGAACTTTCATGTAATAGCGGACTCACCACTCCTTTTCCATTTTCATATGCTTTCCTTTATACTTCTTTTGCTTACTCTTTTTGGCTGTCATTCTGTTCGCTTTGCACTGGTTGCAGTTGTTCGTGTCCCTGCAAAACCAGCACCCATCTCTGCCCAACCATACCCAACGCGGCATAGAAGGGCGCGGTTTTCTTTTAGCCTTCCCCATTTCTTTCTTACCTCATTATTTTGGAATTCAGGTCGCTCAAAGATTTTGCTATTACTGAAATTGCACACATTTTTCTCGGCCCAGAAGGAGTTAAAACCATTTGAAGCCAAGCACAATGGCTATCACATACACCATATTCCTTCCTACTTAGGGGGCAAAATATATCGGGAGGGTCGTCAAATCTTATTACATTTAACGTCCTACACGTAGCTTTCAAACCGCCTCTCTCGAAATCGCTCAAATTCTTCTACCTCCTTTTGGTCTGCATCAAAATACATCCCTGTGTCGGAAGAGCCGGATGTTGCGGGCTAATCATAGTATAGACAAGTCCACCACGTCGCTGCTCTTCTAGGAATATCGGACTTTCTGACTTAGTAAAAGCCTCTCGAATTGTTAGCTTGTTTGTTAGCATTTTTCTACAGTGGTTAACGGACACCTTCGTAGACACGCAACTCTCATCTTCACTTCGGCAGCATAAGAAAAGCTCACCTTTAGATGAGCTTAAAAATAGCACCGGATATCGGTGCTCAAAGAAAATATATTCAATAGACCAGTCTTTAATAAGCTCCATCAAACCCCAACCTTTCATCAATAATAGCCTCGGTTGCATCTTGCTGGATAACGCCAGCCAGCATGTGGGCAGTTGTCGGAGTACACTCGTAGTAATTAGAATAAATCTCCTCCGTATCTTTACCAATAGCAACAATAGCAATGCTCGTTACGTCGCTAATCACGCTACTGATCTCGTCTAAGGATTCCGCAAAGAAGTCCTGATACCGAACGTCTTTATTTGAAATAATATGTACCATGGCTACACCCTCTCACATCGTGACTTCCGTTCCTCCCAGTGTTTCGTAATACGTCTCGGTGATAACTCTCGTTTTCTTAACCACTCTGTACGGCTGGTCATAAAACTCATTTTCCTGATACTCTGTAAGCCCCCGCTGCCACGGAATCGCCCAAAGATCATTACCGACCTGGAAGATAGTTTCCATAGACTGCGCCCATCTGCCAGAGTCGCACCCGACCTCATCAATCCATTCGTACTCTCCCAAGTCACCATCACCATACGCAAGGCATTTCAGTTCGTACTCGTCCAACTTCTTTCCGGCGTACAATTTTTCAATAACATTCATGTGTTGTTTCCTACCCTTTCATAAGTCATTTCAAAAATATCAGTCTTGCACGGATACAGCTCATCCTTCACACCACGGATAATGTAATCTCCCATGTTCGCCCGGTGAGTGCCCTCTAACGTCTCAAACTCAGCACACATATCGCCGTCTTCGTTGATGTATACTCGCGCCACACCAGATTCACATGCCTCGTCAAACCAGTCAAGCGGCTTCTCTTCACCGAATTGAAACGCCTCAATTACTACCGGTTTCTTTATGTATAACATTATCGGCCTCCTCTTTTGTTATCACGCCGGACAGAAATTCTTTGATTTCTCGTTCGCTAATAGACGCTAGCCACTGAACTTGCCCACAGTCATTTTCGTAAACCGGGCAAGAACGCCAGCACGAACTGGTCGCCCAGTTTTGATTGCCACAGAACTCAACGAATGCTCCTCTCAGCTCGCGCAGACCCATCTTGTTGATATCATCTTTTGTCATTCGCCATTCTCCTCGCCCCGGCTATACTCGCTCAACTCAACAAAATCGTCAGGCGAATTTTTAAAACTTCTCCTTAGATAAGACAGGCCGCCATCACAACCAACAGCTCCGCAGCTACACATCTTAAAATCGTGAGTATACTCAGAGACAAGAATATCCCCACACCATTTACACTGAATTGAGTTTTTGATTAGCTTCATTCTTTCTTTTTACCTCCTCTTCCACTAACTCATACTTTCTTCTAGCTCTTCTGATTGCATCTCCAGCAGCCAGCGAAAGCGCATATTTCTGAAGCGGACGCAGTTTCACTCCAGTCAAATTGCACCACCAGTCAATATCTTTTTCTCGTTTTTTGTATCTCATTACATCACCATTACAATCCATGTTAAAACAATCTGACAAATATGAATCAGCTGATCCTGAACCAGGTTGATTTTCTTAAAGTTCGCCTTCAAGTCGTCAACACAAAAGTGAATAACGCAGTTCACTACCAGCATAACAAAAAACAGGACCGGTAGGTTGAGCTTCAGATAAACCGCCACCGGCAGCATCGTCATGAACGTCCAGCTAGAAGCGTGCATAAACAGTGCTGCAAGATAGTCGTGCCTGTACTTCTCTCCAGGAGAGTTCTTTCTCCACCAATCCTTCTGCTTCATACTGGCAAGCACACCCTGCAGGTAATAATCATCCACGATGTGAGCAAACAGCATCACCAATAACACAAATAACTTAGTCTGCATTCATCATACCTCCACAATCATCTACTATCAGTGGGAAACATAATTATATTTTCTTCTTCATCGTACCCAACATACACAAATGCCGCTTCGTGAACACCGTAATTACACTGATTATCATAACCATAGTAAGTATGGGCACACATCGTATCATCGGGGATATTGTTCAAGAACTCTTTCAGAGTACCAACATCTTTCATGCACTTAAAATTCATTAAATTCAGCCCCCCACAACCAGTTTCTTTATATAGGTTATTCCATAGTTCTTCTAACCTTTTATCCGCCATGTTATTCATATGCAACCCTCACTTCGTGCTTCGTTCATACATCAGCCAATAAACGCCATTGCTGTGGCATTCGTCAAACAGCTTCCAAATATCTTCCACGTCAGTCCCTTTTGCAAAACCATACCAATCTTCATCAAGAACCGTTCTCATATCTGCATCTTCAGTGACTGAAACATCTGTTAGATCATCCCATAGTTCCTCCAATCTTACATCTGTTAAATACTTTACTTGTGACTAACCCCTCTTCAGCCCATACATCAATTTCAGTACCAGAATAGTCGCTGTCGTCCAGTACGATCTCCTCATTATTATACTTGCGCTTCACAATCTCGTAAGCCTGTTCCTTGCTCTCTGCTTCAACCTCCAGTTCTCTCTGGAGTTCTTCCGTAATAGCTACAACGTACTTCATACAAACCTCACTTTCTCCCAACCACAACGTACTTTACACGACCACACTTCTTGCATAGATAAATGAGTTCAATCCCGTCTGGCATAGTTGTGTTATCACAAAACTTCTTTATACCTGCCACGTAATGAAAGTCGTGTTTGCAAAACAACTTTGACAACAACTTCATTTGCCACCTCTAGCAATCCGATCTTTATATCTGAAAAATGAGTACCGCGCGTATTCACTTCTGATACGTCCTCGCCACTTAATCCGGTTGTCCATTTTCTTTGCCTCTTTATATTTCTCGCAAAAACTATGACATCCTACCTCTCTGTCTTCGCAGTCTTTACACGGATACACCATCTTTACCACCCATCTTTCGTGTACACATCCAGCAGCCGCATTCTATCCTCGCCACGCCAAATAAGATACGGAAGCTCGAACTCCTCATATCGCGTGTAACCAATAAATCCATACGTTCTTACATACGGGAAAATAAAGTCCAAGAACTTAGAAATTTCTCCGTCATAATTTTTCAGATTACAACGCACATTTAGTTCGTATTCCTTCGTGATATTATTACGGACCATAGAACTGTCAGTTCTGCCATCGAAATAATAGCTGCCACTTTTTAACATATACCGCCATCTTTCAGTCTGAAACAGCGGATGATCCGGTACTTCAACCACGTCTTCTTTATTACCAAGCATGTAATTGAGAACCTCAATGACGCTGTCAGGCGTCGAGGGTGCAAGGTTCACTCCAATGTTTAGTTCTGTATACATCCCCATTTTCATTCCCTCAGCTTTCTATGGTTGTCGTTCAGAAAACGATACAGGATGCTGTCATCGCCACCATCATGTCTCTGATTGCCGTCTTGTTCCAAAACCCATCTGTGTACGGACACTTCCAGCACGTCTTCATTGAAACTCTGTTGTAACCCCCTCATATATGCTTCGTTAGGATCCAAATATGTATTAATATAATCAAACGGCACGTCAACGCCGTCTACATTAACTACGCTTTTTACATCTAACAAATAGAAGTTCATTATTACACCTGCTTTCTTACTGAATAATCATTTCGTCCGCAAAGATTTTTTCACGCTGACTAGCATCAATCTTCTCCAGATTTACCGGCAGAATACCTGCGATGCCAATACTAGTCTCAATCATCAGCATACCAAGCCTATCTTTGTAGTATACTTTTGCCACACTGCCATCATTAACAATGCTAAACGCTCTATCCAGCAGAGACATCTTATACCCTCCATCCTTGTATCGGAGCATATACCGGAAGTCATGTGTCGTCTCTGCCTTCTTGAATTTGTACCCTTTGGATTTCGCTTCTGCGAGCACTTTGTTAAGATCAACTCGGTCTACCTCTGTGTAATTGGTGTAGTTCACAAACCCGTCCAGCTTAAAATACGAGCCATGTTCTTCCTCGTTATATGTATCCATCTCACCAAGCGGTTCCTTAGTAATTACAAAGGAATAACCGTCCACAAAGCCGTTGTAAATTTCCCCGTTCACTTTAACGTTGTCACACGGATAGTGACAACACGGATTTGGCTTATCCACATACTTAAAGTATCGTTTCATAGCCGCATAACGTTCTTTCGCACCAACATTTTTCTTCAAACTGTCCTGATAGATTTCATCAGTCAACAAGCTTTTAAGCTCGTCAATCCGCCCTTCTTTCAACATTTCAAGTACAACTGTATTTTTCATATTTACTCCTTTCAAATTATCTTTTTTAATTGCTTACCAATCTAACCTTACTTTTTCTTACATAGATTCCGACATCGCCTTCTCCGTCAATCGAATCAAGCGTAACATAAATTTTCTTATCATACTTTTTTGGTGTTACCCCTACTGTACCTTCCGTAACAACTCTACAATTATAATCATGAATCCAAAGTTCCGATGTATCACCAGAAATACAAACTCTATCTCCTGCCTTGAACATAGTTAAATCCTTCACTTAAAAATTACATTTTTATAGAGTCACTCAATATACCCATCATAAATCAGGACTTCCGACCATCCTTTAACATTGATTGAGTCCTGTAAAATAATATCTCCGTATTTATTCTTGAAATCCATAAGCTCCTCCAGAGAGTTTATCTCAACAGTCCAGAACTTTTTTCTTTTTTACTAATACCATCGAAGAGAGTCATTTGTTTTGATTCTTCGCAGGGGCAACCAGTACCCCACAAACTTGCTCTATTAACAATAAAAGTCATAAAGCTCCTCCTAATCCATCTCGTTAGAGTATGTAATACTCGCCATCTCTATCAAATACAAGTCGCTCTTTACCGTCAAGAACGATATACTCGTTAAGCAAAATATCAACATCTACATCAACACACTCAATATCGAAGACTTCGTTTGTTTCCGTATCCACTTTGCAATCAGTAGTAATAGTTACATCTCCGCTCCACACCGTTACAAACTTAGCATCTTTAACCATAGCAACCTCCTTCATAAGCTCATAAGTCACACGAACAAATCTTCCTGATAATCCTTCTTGTAACCATAACTCTACAACTCACTCATCCACTAATCCCATAGAAGATAAAAGACTTCTTTGAACAGATCAAAGAAGTCGTTCTTGTATTTGTCGGCCATATTTTGTGCCCACATATCTCTCTCTAGCAGGCTCATCTCTTCGGGAGCCTTCTCAAACCATTCTGACGCCCGCATATTCTTCAGGCATTCAATCATCTTATCAACAACCGCCTGCCATTCCTCATCAGTATATCCGCCTGGGATTCCCCATCGTGTATCTGAGTATCTGGTCATTACTCTCGTCATCGTTTTGATGAACCAAAGTGGCATATCATATTCTGCTTCTCTGGTGAATCCGTGTTTCAGAAGGTACCTCCGCTCTTTAAAGTAATAAGGTATCCCAAACACGTTCCGCCACCAGTGAATACCTTCATATTGAAAACTTTTCTTCCAATCTACCATATAGTACCTCCAGCATAGCTGCTTTAAGATTACTCATTACCCTTCTTGTCTTTCTGCTCACCGCCATTTTCCTTCACACAAATCGGAAGCCGCCGAACATGGTAGTCCTTTCTTTCTCTTACCACGTTATACTTCTCACAGGTGTGTGTCGGGTATGGATGAGTCCCAGGGAGTCCGTACATGGCAGCGAGAGAGCTAGAGATACCAGCTCTGTACTTAGAGAATCTACACTCATTACACAATACTGTTTTAGTTTTCATATATGACACCTCGTCCTTTAGTTTTTGAGATCCTTCTTCATCGTGGCTTCAATATCAAAGCCAAACTTCTGACTATAGCGAGTGATAACTCCATCAATACTTCCTCTGTTAACCATTCGATAGTAGCTCATAAGACCGAGCACATATTGCAGTTGCTCAAGAGGCCAATAAGTTCCGCTCTTTCTGTCCTTCGCGTAATTGAAAAGCATCGCCTCGAAGTTGCGCTTCTTCTTATACCCAATCGTGATCTGGTTGTCCTTGTTGATCATCACACCGAGTACCCAATTCTTATGATACGACGGGCCGTAATGAGTCTTCTCGTCTTTAATGATATAACTAGCTCCAAACAGCCTAAATAGCTCTTCAATCTTTCTAATAATAAACCCCTTATCAAATTCAATACCACAGCTAATATTCATGTCGTCAGCATATCTGGTATACGCGAACCTTCTACCCTTTCTATCAGGGCTGTTCGCTGGGTCCTGTAGGCTGCGCAGAAACTTACTGAACTCAAAATCAAATGGAATCATAATCAGGTTGGTCAGCATCGGGCTGATCGGTGTCCCCATAGGCAGGCCGCCGTCTAAGAAACAGAGCGACAGAGCTTTTTTAAGCTCCTCTCTCCCGTTCTTGTGCTCCATAATGAGACAGAACGGATAAATTGTAGACAGCGCGTTCCATACAAACTTTGGAGTAGTGTTGGGAAAGAAACCGCTGATGTCAGTCTTTAAATACCACTTACTCTTGTTCCACTGATGGACTTTTGCTGCATCTACACTGCTTCTGTTTTTGACATAAGCGTACGCAGCGGCGTGGCTGCTCGCATAAAACTCAGATTCTAACAGCAGTTTTAGCTCTCGCAGACAATTCATCAGCTCGTCGTCCGGCGCGTTAATCTCTCTCATGCCGCCGCTCTTTTTCGGGATAAAAAACTTGTGGTAATGCGTATGAAGATCGCTTTCAAGCAGTTCCTGATGCTTTTTGTTAAATGCTCTCAGCAGCTCAATCTTTTTCCCCGTGTCAAACCCTGCCAGGATTCTCTCGGGCAGTCTCTCATATGTAACTGTTCTAGTATATAGAGATCTCGATTCCCTCACATGTTTATCTTGAAGCAGCGCAGACATAATATCCTCTAAAGAAATCTGCTTATACGGCTCTGTAATTCTTGCTGTTACATAAATCATATTATTCTCCTTGCTTTTATCTGAAACTATATATGGATTTGGATGTCAGTACGAGATGCTCATCGCGGAGCTTGTCGTCGTCTGAGACGGTGAAATCCCTGACTTGGCGTTTATTGTTTGCCGGATACCCCTGCTGGTGGCGGATGTTGAACCTGTCGAACGAATATCCTTCTGGTTTTTCCTGTTGTTCGGGCGATGCTTCTCATCAGAGAAGATGCCACCGGGGTGTTAAGCCTTCTTGGAGGGCACCAAGTATTGGTTTGCTATCGCACGCAGCGGGGTTCCTCTTTCGGACGATGTGCCACTCTTCCGTTCCGGTAAGAGTTTCTATTTTTTTTAAATAGAAAGTGCTTTCAGATATTTAGATTGAATTGGTTGTTAGCAGGCGTGCCATTCCCCTGCATCTCTTTAGCCATTAAGGCGCGTGGCGACACGAAATTTCCACCTCAAACAACTAATATTTAATATGCTTCCATAGTAAAATCAAAGGCGTCGATCAAAACTATCTTCTTGATCGAACGCCCATTCACAAAATTCATGAAGTTTGCTACTGCACAAGAGCAAATCATCCGCACGGAAGGAGCGATACTAAGCTCCAGGTTACATGCAGATCGAGGAGTTTCAGCCAGAGCTTCCTCTTGAGTAAACTGCATGGAGTTAATCAGATTTTCAACCATCGCACTAGAACTCCAGTCAGCCGCAAAGTGTTGCGCGTCCGTCAGCCGAAGTCTGGTATCAAACACAGCTTTGATATACGGGTTTCTAGCATTTTCTTCGCAAATTTTTCTGCGGAGATCAATGTTGTCCACCATAAGGAAGACATAGCCGGACAGACGCTGGTTGGTATACCCCTCCTGAACTACTTCAATACCATTTGCATCAGGATTGATACTTAACATCATATCTTTCACGGCTTCAGCTTTATTTCTACCGATGTCGCTATCATTGAACATCTGATTCGCGATATTGTGCGACTCAACCTTGTCAAAATCGTACAGAGTAACCTTCTCAAGCCCAGCTCTTGCCAACAATTCGGCTACAGTGGAACCGGACGCGCCACAGCCGATGATATGTACTCTTTCTTTGACCTTTGTGGGGTTAAAGAACTCAATACTCTTCGACAAATTCATTTTTCATGCCTCCTCATAACATTAAACAACTCAAGAATACATCACTATCAACCTTACTTTCAATCGGTTCAAACATCCAAGACTCCCATGGGTAATATTGATTATCTTCTTCTATATAAACATGCCTCCACTCTGTTGGTGCAAGATTTTCTGTTAATGAGAACACCGTCACAGCTGTACCACAATAACGCATTGTCTTACGAATTAAGCTCAAATGAGTTGTATTATCCTTAGACCTGATCGTCGCTACTTTAAAAGACTTATCAAGTCTATACGTTAAATCAGGGTCAGATACCATGTCGTCTAAAGTCCGTACCCTAATCTTTTGCCCAACATACATATCTTCAAATTTCATACATCACCTACAACAACAAGCAGCTTAGAAACAGATTTTCATTAACACGACGGCGGTCCTCAATAGGTTCTATCATCCATGAAAACCACACGACCTCTCTACATTCGTACGCCCAAATTATCGGGCGAACGTAACCGCTCACACCTCTATGTATACCTTTTTCTCTCACCGTTAATGTTTTCCCGCAATACTTTTCATGGCTACTGGTAAAAAAGCGGTCAGAATTGCTTTCTGACCACTTTTTAACTCTAAATTTCTGACCAGCTACGATATTCAAAGCGCCACCTCTTATCACAACAACAAACAGTTCATAAAAACCTGCTCATCAATAGATTGCTTTAACCGCAACACACTTTTATAGAAAGACATCTCTTTTTTGCTAACCCTTATCCTGTACCAACCGCCAAGTTCATACTCAACGATCTCGCCGCCGTCTCTTATAAACTCTCTGAGGTAAGGATCGCCCTCCGCGTACATCACATCGTCGGCGTATATAAATCTTTCGTTTGTGATGATGTCTACGCTCTGCGACACAGCTCCATTCGGAAATACCGCCCGTAAGTTATCATTAAATTCATCCCACGTTTTGGGAATAAGCTCAACCCGCTGCCCAGGTCTAAACATTATATCACCTCACAATAATAAGCAACTTATGAACAATTTTTCATCAACTGACCTCATGTCTTCTTTCAGACACAACACGCTTTCGTGAAATTTCAGTTTTACTCCATTTATATTCACCATATACCAACCAGTAGCATAGCACTTGATAATCTCACCTCCATTTATTAGAAGGTCGTTAAACCAAGAATCGCCTTCCCCATAAAGCACCCCTGTAACCAATATCATTTCTTTATGAGTAGTTGAGAATTCATCTACTATCATCTCTCTCGCAAACAACTCCATTAAAGCACCCCGAAATTCATCCCATGACTTTGGGGCAAGCGTAACTTTCTGCCCAAGTTCAAACATCATATCACCTCTATAGCAGCAAACAATTCATAAGCGTCTCTTCGTCAACACGCTTCCCTTCTAGCGGCGGCACCACTTCGTTCGGCCCACTCACCAGGCACTCATCTCTTACTTCGCCAAAGTAAACACGCCAAATCCAATAGTCGTCCGGTTCCAGATAAATTGTCGCGCCGTATTTATCTGGAGCATTAAAATTGTCACCTTCAATCATTTCGCATCCATCATCGACGTATTCTTGAAACACTGAATAAAACCTACGTTTCACGTGTTCTACCGCACTCTCCAAATTCCAATAAACACCGGATAAATCAATACCCTGGTCTGTTTCTGTTATCACACAATATACCTCCATACCGGTCTTCTCCTTTCTTATGTACCTCTGAACAGCTAACCAGCTGTTTAAGTTCAAAAAGTTTTCCTACTCCCAGAGCGGAAAACTTTTGAAGCGACACAGCCATTTGTTACTCCCTCGTTCCGACAAGAGTGATATGTAATTTAACATATCTGTACAGGCACATATGTTTTTTACTTAATTAACATCTTACCGTCACGCCAATCGGGCCGCTCATCAATAATTTTATCTGCGTCCTCCATGAATTTTTCAAACTCGGATGCTGCGTTCATGATCCACTCGATTCCATCCTGTACATCACGCACGTCCACCTTCTCAAACCGGTCAATGTTATCGAAAAACCCTCTGCACAAATCATATACAGCGGGGTTCCATCGTTCCACTGCGAGTTCCACATTGTCGCTTTCGTACAGGATGCCTTCTCTAACATCATAAACCTGTGAGGATATGTAGCCTTTCTTATTGAAAATCTGAAAGACGTAGAAATCATCAACGTCTGTCAGCAAATCTGCTCTATACTTTATATCCGTAGAAGATGGACTGACACCCATGTTCACATGAGAATGCCCGTACAACCGAACCTTATTGAATATTTCCGTGTTAAGAGAATCCTGCCAGTTCACATAGTCCGCATCTTCAGGTTCGGTGCTTGCCGACGTGACCTTCTGGGGGAATACCAAGACGTCCTCCACGATAAACTCAGCTGGATTTTCCAACCTTCTTGCAACTCCGTGCCATCCAACCTCAAGATTCCTATTCATAACAAGCAAACACGTCTTCATCCATGCCTTCTTACTGTATACGATTTTGCACGGATTTGTCGCAGCCAACAAATCCGTTGCATTAGTTGCCTTATTCATTGCTCTTATTCTCCTTTATCCATTTAATTGCGTCGATGTAATTAACTACTCGCCCATCCGGCAACTCCAATACTACAGCGCCTTCTCTCAACAACTCTTCAAGGAATGATCTCAATACGACAGTATCACTAAGATTCAGATTCCCGCTTTCGGCACACGTCGTGTCTACCGTATAAACGTAGTCACATTTGTCGCAAGATTTCTCTAACGCCTGTTGCCAGCTCCCCATGCAACCATATTTATCAAGGTGTGTGTTGGGGAGATAGCTGTTGTATTCACAGCCATACCCATATGCCACGATGGGTAGTACCCCTCCTCCGAAAGAAAGTCTCCATGCGGAACACATTCTTACTTTGATATCAGAGTCAATGAAAATCCCTGTCATTAACTTTTTAGTATCACTTTCTGTCAGGCCCGCATACGAAGACTGCGTATAAAAAATCGACGACCAATTGTTGATGTACTCTCTCGCAATCTCTGGATCAAACAGTGTCATATAACCAGTTACAACATATACGATATTCCCATCTTTGTCACCGCTCTCAACAGACACATTTTTGTTCGACAGAAAATAATCCATTAACTCGTTCTTGCTCTCAACATTACTGTTGTCAATTGCTGCCACCAACAAAGACCAACCTTCGTATTCTCTATACCAATCTCTCAAATCGGACGTCAATTTATTGATCTGACTTCTTGCACTCTCCATCTTCTTTGTGTATCTTTCCCTCTGTACGTTCCTTAGCTTTCCCTCATAGCCATAAAGGTAATATCTCTTTTTAGCTGAGGCCACGTCCACAGCAGCGGCAACCATATCGTTCATCGCTTTACAGATTACACTCATGCCGGAGTCTTCTTTGGACAGAATCTTAATAAACTTTGACTCCGCTTCAGTCCTGTCTTTAATGTACCATGGGCAGAATACATTGAAAAGACACACTAGGTAATGCCACGAGCCATAGTTATCCACGTCGGTAAGGACAACCGTACTCTTCCTCTCTTCATTACTGAAAATTCTCAGTATGATACCGAGTCGTTCTTTCATTAGATTCAGCTCTCTTGCCGTCTTCTCTTTCCAACTGCTCGCACATTTCATATTACTGACTAAAGTTTCTACGGCCTTAACCTTATCACACACGCAAAATGTAATTGTGTTGTCTTGAGAAGTCACCTCCGAAAAACGCTCTTTGTCTTTTATCCACGTAATCCAATCAGCACAATTAGAATCCACCACTCTAACCGTGATGCACACGTCCGCCGGAACTCTTGGCTTCAAAAACAACCGAGCCATTGCCAACGCAAAGTCATCGCCTTTGAACGTCCCGTCGCCAGCAATATTAGAAAACTCAGACTCCAGCTCTGGGGCCAGCACTAAAACTTCACTGCGCTTCAAACAATTTGAAAACATATATCTTCTCCTTTCTTTATGAACTCTTGGCAGGTCATCCGACGTAACCGAATGCCCTCCCAGCAACTCACTGTGTTATGTACGAGGCCGGACATTGTCCGGCCTCGTAGATTGTGCTAACTCGAATCAGATCGCGTTACCTTGCGCCTTAACAATAGCACTCAGAGTACAAACACCAGCGGCACCAAGTTCGGCAAAAGTGCAACTCATATCATCAGGCGTCAGAATCGTGCCGGAAAGAGAATTTACGCTACGGCTGCACTCAATTCCGATCTTCTCGAACAGAGAACGAGGGGTTTCCACGCTCTCATCTACAGCCTGACCATCAAAACGCCGGGTGGTGCTACGAACATTAACAATAATCATGTTATACTTCCTTTCTGTTATTACATCTATGCTTATTTGTTTTAGCCAGCTACTACGATCTTGGAACTGACCCGTGCCATCATAACGTCGATCTCTTCCAGCGCTTCGCGCACCTGGGCTTCAATCTTTTCTACCTTCTCGATAACAGAAGCATATCTCTCGGCAACAACCTCACGTACGGAACGGTCAGCTTCGGTAATAAGACTCACTGTTACGACCGCACGACCAGAGCCATCACAAGACTCAGCCTCATAGATAATACCGGTCGGTGCTACTACTCCTCTCTCGCCAGCGAGAGTGTAAAACAGTGCGTTGCCATCTTCGTCCAGCAGCTGTACAGACTTAGGCCGATACAGAGCTGCGCGATTGATTTCTTCAAGAGTGAAAGCACTCTTGAGCGTTACTGCGTTACCACATACGATAATTTCCATGTTATGTACTCCTTTTTTCATGTATTATTAACTCAGTCGTAAACCAACATTACACTCCTAGATATGGGCCTCAGGAAATCAGGAAATCGAGCGATGTCGTTAGGTGGCTTGCGCCATAATGTACTTGCGTTGCTTGCAGGGTGCGTTTGCCTATAGTTGTACCGTTGCGACCTTCCATGTCGCTTCGAGCCTTGTGCCTTTCTGATGCGGGGCGACTGCGTGGTGGGCATTTTTTTTTTCGCGTCTGCTCTTGTGATGACCTGCGGCTGGGTTGGCGGATGCACGAGTCGCTCGGCGGTACTGCCATCAGGCTTGGCAGCGAGATGCTCTCCTCTGGCAATATATTACTATCCCGTTCCGGAAATAGCTTCTCATTTTTTTTGAGAAAAAATGCGAATGTTTTTGTTGGTTATTAACTGTAGTTACTGACGTTTGTTCAAATTGCGATTCTATTTATGCGTTATCAATTCTTTGCTGACCGTTGTTCCAAACAACCAAGCACTCAGGATCGGGAACGCCTTTGGTTTCCTTGCCGTCCAACCATCTGGACAACACATAAGAGGTCGTCAAGAACACACGGTGACGATAATGCTTGCACCGGCCATCAATAGTAGAATCCTTAATCCAATCTCTCAAGCGGACAATCTGCCTATCCAAACTAGACTCAGCATAACCAGTCTGGAGAACATTCCAGAAGTATTCGAGCTTAACATCGCTCGCTCCGGCTTCTTTCGCCAGATACATGGCAGCTGTGACCGGAGCCGTGCCAAGTTTTCTCTGTCTCACCTTCAAGAAACTATTAACCCAGGAGAATTCAGCGATGTGCTTCGAAATCATGTCCGCTCTCTTAGCTTCATTCTCCAAGTGCCTCGCACTAAACTCATTCAGCACCATGCAGATTGCAACCGAGCGCTTGTAAGAAGAAATCTTTCCTCTGTTTCCGCCCTCGGCCATACACAAAGCGTCGGCTTCACTTCTCGCCCTACCCCGGTCAATGTACGGACTGCGTTCCATATTGAACAGGAAGAACATCTTTACTGTCTTACCGCAGCGCTTCACTGCTTCGAGCCGGTGATGCCCGTCGATAAGAACACCAGCCTTATCAAACATAATAAAGCCAGTCGGAGTATCTTCATCCCATGTGCCATTCATCATATGGGACTTGTACTTATTCACAGTGCTCTTACTGATCGGACGATTGCCGCCGGACATAGCCAACAAACCCGTCGCCATTTCCGGAGACACGTAAGCATACGCCAACTGTCCACCGTTCCGTTCTTCGAACAACAACTTGCTCAACAATTCTTCATAAGCTGTCACTGTCATTTGTATGTACCTCCTAAAACTTGCTGATATATTTAAAGCCGCTGCTCAAGCAGCGGCTTTATCATGGAGTGGGCGACGGGGTTCGAACCCGCACATCTTTCGACACGAGAACCTAAATCTCGCATGTTTGCCAATTACATCACGCCCACATGTTACCGGCGGTGGTACCGCCGGTTAATGAAAGCAAGTGTCCGTATAAAACGAACGTGGCAGCGCCGGATAGTGTCGAACTACCGTTTACGGAGTCAAAGTCCGTTGCATTACCGTTATGCTACGGCGCTATATAAATCAAGCAGAGCAGAGTTTAACGCCATTCCAGGCTATGTAAAGAAAGGAGGTGATTTATCAACAATAACAGGTAGGAGAATCGTTTTCTGTTGCTTGATATGGAGCAGGCGACGAGTGCCGATCTCGCGTTTCCGGTTTGGAAGACCGGTGTTCTAGCCGTTGAACTACGCCTGCATTGGTCTGAGTGGTCAGGCTCGAACTGACAACCTCCTGATCCCAAATCAGGAGCGCTTCCATTGCGCTACACCCAGATATGGAGCTACTACCCAGAATCGAACTGGAACCTGTTGCTTACGAAACAACCGTTCAACCATTAAACTATAGTAGCATGGAGGCCAATGCGAGGCTCGAACTCGACATCTGCGGGGTACAAATCCGCCGTTTTACCATTTAAACTAATCGGCCACGCTACCCCGCAAAGCGGGGTAGCTATGTAAGGGGGATCAAAAAGGGGAACTCCTGTCTCTTCCAGGATGTCAACACACTACTACGGTCTACCAGAAGCAAACCGCCACTTTTCAGGTGTCATAGTCCGCAAACTATGGGCTTTTCTTTGGTACGGGATAGGAGACTCGAACTCCTACGTCTTTCGACATCGAGACTTAAACACGATGCGTCTACCAATTCCGCCAATCCCGCATATTGAACTTGCTACAACCCAGCCTGGTGGTTGACCCGTGGGCGTTGATAACTGACCCAAACCATTAACCCAGGATTTTGTAAAACTTTAACCATTGAACGTTGACCCTTGAACTTTAATCTTCTGAAGATCTTTGAGCCTTGAATTTTGAAATTCGAGCTTTGAAATTTGAGCTTTACAGCAAATATCTTCTTTTTATAAGAGATTTGGATTAACCGCCCAATCTTTTTACAAGCACAAAATTTCAAGTTTGCCTTGTAGTTGGCACATATTTGTTCATTTTTACATCGAACCAAGTGCCGTCAGCACGATGGGTTACCGTTTTAGGTTTTCGGGTTGCAGCAAGTTGATTATTTTAGTATTCTACGGTGATTGTAGTGGTCGCATTGGACACAGACAGCTGAGAATCTACATCCGCAGTAAACGCGTCAATCCAATCGCTCAAAACCTTGATTTCATTACCAATGTCAAGCGGATCAATGAGTTCATACGTATTGTTGGCAATATACTCTTCTCTCAACCGCTTAACGACCTCAGAATCCTTGGTTGTCTTGGCCTCTTTGGGCTGCGACTGAAGGAAATTCATAATGTATTGCTCGGCTTTCGCTTCAATCCACTCGCCTTCGTGTTTGGCGACCTCGGCACGAGCCTTTTCATACTGCCGAACCATTACATCCAGCAAGTCTCTCTTTGCCATGAGGCCATGGTTCTTCATTTCAATAGCTTCTGCCACAGTATAGGTCTCACCACCAATTACTACCTTAGCTTTGGCATTAGAGAGCACAACTGCTCTCTTAATGGCAGTCCGACGAGCAATCAAGTCCGTAACAGACTGATAATCAGACTTCATATCCTTCTTGAGGGTTTCGACCAACACACCGCCGATCTTTTTGTCGCTCACCTTCTTCGCGGCGACAAATGTTTTGCCAGAAGTGGCGTTGAAAATTCTAGCGTCCAAAATTTTCAGCTCCGCAAGAGCTTTATGGACGGTCATAGTTTCTTTGTTCATATTAGTTCCTCACTTTCTTATTTATGGAATTAGATTTTTATCGTGGTATCGTGGTCTCCCTGGGTGAATTCGAATCACCATATACCTTATGAGGGCCTTCCAATTATAAGTTGGAAGCTATAACCAATTTAGCTACAGGGAGATATTTGTTCAGCAACCACAACCGCCCTATCAATCAGTCGGCCTAACCAAAGGATAGGGCTGGATTGTGTTGCCCAACCGTGCCTGAGAGCTTTCTTGCCTAGCCTGTACTTAACCAGGTGTCTGCAATCAATGTTTAGGTTGCTGGTTTTGACCCTCGCCCCAGAACCAGTTAACTAGAGCGATTGAGAGCTGCTAGGCGGAATTGCACCGCCTTGAAGTCATAAGTGAGGCACGGAAGGAGTGTGCCACACCTCTTCACCCGCTTTGAGCAGCGTGTACGGCAACCAGAATTGCACTGGAATAACTGCGGTCAGACAGTCAACCTCTTTTACGCCGTGAGGTTATATACATAGAGCAATATATGACTTTTTTCACACTACACACCGTGCAATTAAACTTGCACGTGGCACCAGCACTAAGACTCGAACCTAGAACTACGGTTTTGGAGACCGTTGTTTTCCCATTTAAAACTATGCTGGTGTGTTTGCCCGTCTTTCCGGGCTGTCAAGTCACAAGTAGGAGTGTAAGACTAGAGCAACGTCAGCAACGCCGCCCTTACAGAACTTACGTTCTTAATCATAGCTTGCGGCTATGCCTCCGACCGGAATCGAACCGGTGACACGGAGACGGGATTACGAGTTAGCGTAGTGATAAAGCCCATATAGTAGCCTGAACCGCGCCTTTACCGCACCTTTGATTCATAACTACTTAACCCACGCTGTTGTCAACTAAACTCGATGCCCGCCCCTGCTCTACCTGCTGAGCTACGGAGGCAAGTAAAAGCGCCGTCAGCACCCGGTGCTTTTGGGGAGTAAAAATTTTTTGATCAATGACAGTACAGACAGTACAATTTTTTAAGAAAGGAAGTGAACAAAACCATGCCTAGTTTGACCTATCAAAGTGCTGTTTGATGGTCTTGTGGCGAGGAGCTGAGGTGTCGATCCCCATACGGTTACTAGCCGTACCAGCTGTTTTCAAGACAGCGCTGCGAGCCGTCGCAGGTAACTCCCCATGCAATTTAATCTTGTGTTTTTTAACCGCTCACCGTGGTTATATTATATAAGATTATTTTTCAAACGTCAACCCTTTTCCGCGAAACTCGTCAGACGAGTTTCGCGGGTTTAAATTCTACCCTGGGCAGCTTGCGACTACCCAGGGCAAAGAAACAACCGCAGCGGAAAAAGGCAAGGCTGCGGTGTTAGTCTTCTTCAGTATGTACGTGGATTCTGTAACCGCTCTTCCATTCGGCAGCTACACCAATCGCGCCGAGGATCCAAGCCGTAACAGACCAGCCCATCAGCTGGAAGGGAATTGCGGAAATCAGAAAGGCGACTCCAATCAGCGCTACAAATTCACGTTTCATCTTAGAGTTCTTCCTCGAAGTAGTTGTTGATCCTGACACGAATATCTTTCAGCCGACCGAGAAGACGAACCTCTTCCTCCAAGAGCTGTCTAGCCTTCCTGAAGTCATCAAGTGCGGCCTGCATATCACAGATAGTTTCGCCAGCTTTATGCTCTTTAGCCCGCTTTTCGTAATAGGTCGCGTCGTACCCCGTTTTGTTGATCTCGTCGACCAGCTCTTTTTCTTGCTTCAGCAAGTCCAACAGTGCAATCTGCAGTTCCATCATTCATCCTCCTCTTTGAAAGTCATTACCCGATATTCATCGGGGATATCCTCGACACCCTCGTAGTATTCCGTAAAGCTCGAACCATCATGCAAAACATATCCAGCGGAAGTGAAACACCCTCCTTCTTCAAACCGGACGTCTCGACCAAAACTTTCATAGTCGATATACCTGGCCAGCGTGCCAAGCTTGTCCGTATCATAGCAACCACTTTCCTCGATGTAGTAATATCCAAGGTCGTAGTCGCTGGTCACATTAGAGAAGACCATATAGCTATCCAGGTTATCCACGAGATTGATAAGATCTTTAACAGAATCGCCGCAGTCCCCTGTCTCAATAACCGCTTCGAACAATTCAAAGTCATGATCACTCATCTCGTCCAATCTTGCTGCCAGGTAATTCAGCTCGTCCAGATTTTCGTATTCGCCGAACCCCCGACAAAGGTCAGTTACATAACAGTCATAGTCCGTGATAAACCACTCCTCATAAGGGCATCCGAAGTCATCCTTCTGGCCGATCCCAATACGCTCGAACACCTCCTTCATTTCTTTGGCTGTTGTGGGGAGGTGAACCCACTCGCCCACAAGCTCGCCCTCGTTGTACTTCCCGAGGTTCGTGATATAAACAGCGAAGGGATAACTTTTGTCGTACTCATACTTAGCCATGGCGAGACCTCCTTACCGCACTTCAACCAACCGACCACCAATGTAATCAAACCGGGCTAGGACTTCATATTCGTGCTTGTTGTCAAGCACGAAGTAGGACGTGACAACCATTCCAGCAGGAATGTTCCCACGATATGCAATGTAATCATGACCGCAGTCACAATCTTCCACATACCCTTCTCCATTTCCACCGGAAATCCAATCCTCTTTTACGATATAGATTGCGTTGGGGTCCAGAGCGTCATTGACGTACTGCTGGTGGGTAATCAGCTTAACCTTGTTATCATTAAATCCGGGCTGCTCCTGCTCAATTACCATAGTAGCATCATCACCAGCACACTTCACCGTTAAGACGATTCCCCACACTGCCATAGCTGCGATAACGATTGCCAGGATAGCGACACACTTTTTCTTGACGTTCATTTTAAATTCCTCCTACCTGTTTCTTTCTTAGACTACGACTTCCAAATCAACGTACTTAGTACGCTTTCCGGTGCTAGGCACGACCAGTGCCGGGCCATTATGGTTGTGGTCACACAACAGCCTACTAAGCGGGTACAGACAACCACTTCCATCAAAATCCACCAGGATTTCTCCGGCGTGATTCTCACCGGCATAGATTTCATCCGGAAGAATTACGGTCAGTTCTTCGTAGATTACAGCAGCTGGATTCATGCTGTATACCGTTTCCTTTTCGTGTGCCAACATTCCATAGTTGGCGTAAATTGTTACTTCCATAGGTATACCTCCTTACAAAACCCTGCATTCAATAACAGGAATACCATTCTCTTCGAGCTTCTTATATGCTTCGGCTTGTTCTGCCCATACCTTCTTGTCGTCTTCAAAACCATCGCGTTCCATAATGGCCTCCCTGTATTTATCCGAGTTCGTGCTACGGATGGCATACAGGAAACCATCCTTAACGAAGAAGCATTTTGCTCCGAGTGTGTTATACACACCAATCTTTTTCAGCGTGTGCCAGAACTCAAGACTCTGGCTAAGTTGGACATCCCCTAGCTTGGTGACCCCTCTCACAATTCCGCGAGTCTTATTGTCACCGTCTTTAATCGTGATGGTAGACTTGCCGATTTTGACGTTTCGACCGACCAAATCCATCATGCTTGCCATGGCTATTCTCCTTTCCACCCATAAGAAAAGACCGTGCTGATTAGCACGGTCTTGCAATGGCTTTATTAACTTAAGAGTCATGGGTGTCAAACCCGCGCCTCTGTTCCATACAAGTGCTTTACCTTCCTGCACCCGTCTGGGATCATATCGCTTACAACGATGTTCCACCTGATACTATAGGTATTTGTTCTGTAATATGCCTGTGTGTCTTCCGCCCATGCTTCCAAAACTGATGTGCTACTTTCTTCCGCAGCACATCTATAGCTATCCAGCATATGCGAGTGACACCCATCAAGGCCGTCATATACTTCCACGGTTCCGCACTCCACTTTGTCGCCTATCTTAGTGTAAGCAAGGACATAGACGTATGGGATTTCCTTTTCTATTATATCCCAACTCTCGCCCTGTAGCTCAGCGACTTCCATAGCGTACTCACGAGAGGTATAACCTTTATCGTAGGTTGTGCCTTCGTTGGTCTTCGTGCGGATCGTGTATAGTTTCATGTCTGGCCTCCTGTCGTGTAAGTGCTACCATATTATAGCACCTATACCACCAGAGGTCAAACGTTAGAAGCACTCTCTATCCCGCTCTCTTTGCTCTTTGTATTCCATAAGATACTGGGCAGCCTCTCGACACGCGTCACCGCCTAATTCCTGGAGGAGCTTTGCTACCTCCGTAATCCGTGCGTCCTTTTCTTCTGCTTCAGCGACGTGTTTGTTGTGCGCTTCGGTATCAGTCATCATACCCATGGCACGATAGAGATCGCTTATGGACTTCATACCGGACAACCATTCCTGACCTTCCTGGCTTTGCAATGCCGTTGCCACTTGGACAAGTGCCTGGTTGCGATAGCCGCACCAACCTGCTGAGCAACCCAACTTATGCAGCGGGCAACCGTCGCACCGCTCTCGACAGAAGCAATAGTCGCTCACACTTTCAATAGCCTTATGCCAGCTTTCACAAGTGCGGTAGCAGCAACCATCCACGCGATAGCTCTCGCAATTTTTGCATATATTCACTTCCATGTTTGTTCCTCCTTTTTTATTAGAAGTGCCCCTTAACAAAAACGCCCGCTAAGTAATAGCGGGCGTTGAAGACTTATTAAACCACCGTCATGGTAAAAAAGAAAGCCGTACTTGGTACGGCGGTAAGACAGGTATGTATTAGTTGAACCATTCCAGTTCGTGCGGTTCCAGGGTTACGTCAAAACAGACACAATCCCAAAACCATGTATCGCTATAATCGTCCTCTACCCTCTCGATAACAAGCGAGAACCTATTAGGCGGAGTGTCGTGCTGGACTACTACATAGGATCTAACCTCGAAAAACAACGGGAGCTCCGAGTAGATGTGCTCCAAGCCAGAGACAACTTCCACCTTGACATCTCCGCGCGAGATATCAACGGGTTTGACAACCACCTGAATAGTTCCCTTTTTGTTCGTAATATACAATTCTCTCACCTCATACCTCTTTGATTTGTATAAAACACCTAATACAAGTATAATATACCATCAGAGGGAAAATTTCCAGAGGTAAAAGTTTCCTGTTACGTCATTGCGATACGATCCAGCTGAGACTTGATTCCGGCCAGCTCACATGGATGGAAAGTCAGCCGGAACACTACCTTACCACTACACCTATGAACGCTGAACGAGATTCTACGTTCCCGCAGGTAGTCTGTGAAGATAGGGGCTTTCCGGCTGCGACTAGAGAATGATACAGTACCACACTTCCAGCCGGTACGATCCGCCTTTCTGGATTCCATCTTTGCGATGTAGTCCAGACCAGAGATGGCACCGGTGTTACCAGCCTTCGCCATACCAGATAGTTCCGACCGGACCAGATCTTTGAACCATCCGGGAAGGCTGAACCATCCGAGCGGTTCCATGGTGTTGTTCTGAAGTTCACACAGAGTTCTTACGCGGTGCATCTTGACATATTCTCTGGGTTCCACTACATCCTTTTCGCCATACATTTTCATAAGTAACCCTCCCTAATAAATTAAGCCGTCGCTATGCGACGGCTTATAAACCAAAGACCTTTTTATAATATTGATACATTCTTAGTGTATCGTAGTAATTCTTTTTTCCACGAAAAACCGTTTCTATGGTGGGGCGGTTCATTACATCCACGCCGGATTGTTCCAGCTTGTACATACGATTGAACCCACCGCACCGCCAGACGTTTTGAAAAGTATGACGACTAGGGAGACCAAGTGCTGAACAATCCGTCACCACATCTTGACATAGTGCTGTGATTTGTGTTTTTGTTACAGGCATACCGAATTTTTTAGAACCATCTGTTAACATCCTTTTAAGAAATGTGTCAACAGACAAATCCTTGCGAACGCTCATGAGTGTAGTTCCGTTCGCCCGGGTTGACCATTTGCAATTACGGTAACGGTTTAATACATCACAAATGGCATCCGAAAAGTCTTCTGCAACAATACCGTCATGAACATAAACGATCTTGTTTTCCAAGTCAACGTCAGTGTCTTTTAGCAAAACTGCTTCGTCTTTTGTAAGACCGACCCAGTAAAGACAAAAGGCTGCAACCTCTGGATAGCCAGAATCAAAGTCACGGACTAATCTAATAGACTCCAGCAAGTCAAATTCGTCTTTAAACAAAACCCCTTTTAGAGAATCTGTAATATCCACATCGTCCGGAGAAACTTCAAAAATCCCGCCGGGGATTGATGGGAAGATATTGTTTTTTTCGCACCATCTTGCATACTCTCTTAACCTAGTAATATAACTCCTAATTCCACTATACTCATTTATTCCAGTACGTTCAAGAGCCTGCGCGCTCAAATTCTTGCCCATTTCAGCGATGTCTAGACCATTCTCTTGCTCAAACGACGCGATAGAAGAAAAAACTTTCGCAATATCTCTTTGCTTTTTCAAGCTACTGCATTCCGTATCCAAAAAATTCCGCTTAATATCTTCGTTATACAAACCATCACCACCTTTATAACCATAGTCGGTATATTCACCGACTACATATGTATGGTTACTCATACAGCGTCCTACCCTTCCGCTACCCTAGCAAGCTACTGCTAGGGTAGCTTTTTTTTTGCAGGCATAGACAGAATCCACCTATGTTATTCCTGCGACCTCGCAGGTTGGGCTTGCCCTAACCTGCGAACGCTCCCGGCCTAACGCCTGTTTATAGTCGCCGGAACGACTTACTGGTTCTTGCTAGCTTTTGCAGGCCGTACGACCACTTCCTTCTCCTCTTTCAGGGTATAGAACACTCTGAACAGGGAGTCCAACAAAGTAGATACCTTGCGCTGGACATAGTGGGCAGGTTCACCAGCGCGGTCACTCGCAGGGCAAACGATGTCAGAAAACCACCGTACATCAGACTTTCTAGGAGCAGAGTATTCCCCTACTTCGTCCACCGGGAACATCCAGCCGATGAGATCCCGGATCTGGCACTGCAACTTATTCATAGAGCCAGAGTCCCAGTTGTCACGACCATTAGCGACCGCTTTGATAGCGGGGTCCAGCGGGGGCAGCTCGACCAACTGACCCTTTTCAAATTTGTTGGTGAGGCAGTTGTGGGTGAAAACCTTTACCAGGGATTCCAGGTTTTCGTAACCGTCGGGACACTGGCCAGCCTTCAACAACTCGTTCCAGCGGATACGGGTGGCGTTGGACGTGGTGATGTTCATGATCTCCCCATCGAGAATCACTTCCATCTTGGGGCAAGTTTCCCCGCCCTCTACCGTCATGGCGTTGATGGCGTCCCCGTAGGACATGGCGGCCAGCTCGCCCAGACGGCGGAGCTTTACCAGACGGTTATAGTCATCTGCCAGAGCAACGGCATCGGCACGGAGCTTCAACAGCTCGACCTGGTTCAGTTCGGGCTGTTTAGCATAGGCGTTTGCCTTCTCGACAGCGGACTTCACCTGATTGTTCAGGTCGGTGGTGGTAGTGGATTCGTACTTTTTCAACAATTCATTGTTATTCATGGTTATTCTCCTTTTTATGTAGTAATTTTCAAAGGTAAATTACACAGGTGGATGTTCCGCCGGTCTGATTCACTTTTGACGACTTCTTATTTGATAATAAAAAAAAACAAATCCTCTTTCAAAAATAGGCCGGGCATGAATTTTAGGGTTCACGTTCGCTACTAACTACAAAACATACCCGGCCTAGATTTTTCCAGTAAGAGTTTTATCACCGTCTGATAGGTCTTAACTATAGACCTATGCTTGTTACCGTCACTGCACTCATAACAAGCCACGCCATCCGGTGTTGTGCTAACTTTATTCCAGGTACTTGCTAATAATCTTTCTCTGACGTTTCCAGATTATTAGTCTTTTTCCCCTTCTGGCCACCCTGGTACATCCCACAACGCCCCCGCATAACAGGTCACGGCGTGCCAACCAGCACGCTATTGTTTTAGCGGTTTATCCTCTTTCTTCCCCAGGGTATAGTTATCCCCTGGGGACGTCCGACAGAGTGGTAAATCCTGTAAAAGGATAGGATACCTCTATAATATCCAGCCGTTTCCAGCCTTATTGCACCCTTGCGCCTTTAGCACTTGCCACGTTTTACCATCTCCCAATCTGGTTAATCGTGCCATGGATAGTATTATCCGTATAAATACGGAGTACACTACACATAGGAGGGCTACCAACTTACATTGGTTTTACCGTATAAATACGGTAAAACGCCCCACGCCGGAAAAGGAAATGTCTGGCATTGAGTTTTCAAGGTACGCCGTGCGGTATAGCGTGCTATCCGCACGTACCACTCAATGGTTAGTCAAGTGGTAGATTTTTTGGCAAAAGTCAAATTGCTATCCGGTTGCCTGGATTTTGTAATGTCTCATTTTGCCCCACTCAAAACAGGTTGCCCCGTTCGAGCTGTCCCTATCTTATCACATCGGCTTGTTTTTGTCAAGCGGTTTTTGTGATTCTTCAGGGATTTTTTTGCCTGGCTTCCGCTCCTATGGAGCAAGGCCGCCGGGCTGGCCTGGTTTACGTCATACAATCAGGTTAGGACATAACCGGCGACTGTCACTTTTCGCCGTCCATCCGGTTTGGCGTCCGTCCCTTGACTGTGCTTTGAGTATACCAGACATAGACATGGTTTGTCAACCCCTTTTTTGCATTTTTTATTTTTTCGGTCAGAATGTGTTATTGAGACTTATTCCTATTATTGATTTGTGCCAGGCAAGCTAATGACCATTAGCCGTTCTAGACTATAGTCTATTATAGTACCTAACACCGTTTATTAGTAACGTCCCATTTCCCGCCTATGGGGTGTAGAGGGGGCAATTTCCATATTTTAAAGCCGGTTTTTTAATGTAATATGGAATTAGTTGTTCCACCATTTCACAACTTTTTCTCACCAAAACTCGCCACTTCCATCCGCAACATATTGATTATCAGAACTTTTCATTTCACTTTATTTGGTTAAAGTTTCCTCTTCGTTTCTCCAGTCTCTGATTTTGGGACGTAATCAGTAGCTCATAAATTTTGGAAAATTTCTTGGAATTCGCCGTCCAAAAATCTTGACATTTGAAAACATTTTCGCTATAATAGTAACATAATCAATAGAAAACATTTCAAATTTAAAAGGAGGTTTTGCCAATGAGCAACCTAATTTCTTTCCCCAACAGTGCTGTCAACCCCGCCAGCAAAACTGTCAACCCCGCGTCCATCGACGTCAACTCTGTCCGCCGCTCACGGACTGCCGACAGTAGCCGTTCACGGGTACTCAAGCAATCTGCTGCCAGCCGGATCACCGCTCAGAGCGACCAGCCGGTAGAGGCCATCACCGCACCTGACCGAGCGGCTGACCCTATCAAGAGTGTTGAAGACATCCGTAGAGCGTGCTCCTACCTTCTGGACAACCACCGCTACAGAGATCATATGCTACTTGTCATGGGCATCAACTTCGGCCTCCGAATTAGTGACCTGCAGCGTCTCCGGTTCACCCACATCCTAAACGAGGACTTCTCCTTTAAAGAATCCTTTGAGATCCTGGAAAAGAAAACTGCCTCCACCCGTAAAAGAAAAAAGAACCGCTACGTTGTCATCAACGACGCGGTCATGGACGCTGTGGAACTCTACCTGGAGCACGCACCCTACTCTGTCAGTCTGTCTGACCTAGTGTTCCGGTCTGAGAGCAACAACCGTGGTGCTTACGAGCCTGGTCCTCTCAACAGAAGATCTGTCAATCGTATCCTAGAAGATATCGCCGACCACTGCAACTTCGACTTCCGGTTCTCCTCTCACTCCCTCCGCAAGACGTTCGGCTATCATCAGATGATGATGTCCGGCAACGACCCTCGCAAGCTGGTACTCCTCCAGAAGATGTTCGGCCACTCCTCCATGAACGAGACCCTCTGCTACATCGGCCTCACCAAGGAAGAGATGACCGAAGCCTACACCAACCTGAACCTGGGTGGCAACGGATACGACTACCAGCTCGCTGCTCTGTACGAAGCACCTGCTGATTCAACCCCCGCCGCCATTTGACTTCTGAGGTCTATTTTCTTCCTGTAGTCCCACGAAAAATTAGAGAGATAATATGTTGGGTATGTAGGTATATACCCCTGACCGTTCCGTTCTATTTTCTCTGCGTAGTGTGGAAGAAAACATGATAGGTAAGTTCAACCGTCTAGTTTCCCTCTTACGGAAGGCCGCTGCAGCGGCATCTTGTAGGTCGCTCCGCTCCCGGAATCGCTCCCGCTCTTTTTCCGTAGAGAGAAAAGGTGGTGTTCCATCCACCAGCACTACTTGGCCCTAAACGCTCTACCTCTCACCCAATAACTATCCTGCGCTGTTTCTTTTAAAAAATTGAAATACCGTAAGGTAGTCCGTGGCTATGCGGCTTCCCACCCCTAGTTACTTCCGTAACCAGCACTCTTCTCATCCCATTTCTTTCTACGGGCTAAAAAAATGAATCCTCACGCGAAGCGTTGCAAGTCCCGCCTCCTATCGCAGAACAGCTCTTCCCCTCAACCATCCACGTCGGCTCCGTCTTGCCAACCCTCTTCGCTGATCTCCCACTCCTGCCGCTCTCACGCTTTCTTTTGTAGAAAGCTCCAACCTCTCCTGCGAGAAGGTCATGGCCTGGAAGCCTGACCATCATTCCGTTACGCCGTCCCCACCAACAGGAAAAGTTCTTCTACTCCATTTTTCTTGTACGGGCTAAAAATAAAAAATCTTCGGGAGCGCAGCGACCTAACAAGCCGCCGCTGCAGCGGCCATACACAGGATGGAGATATGACGGTCTGCTACCTTCCGAAACCTAGCTCACCTCTGGCGAACAACATAGCGCTCCCCACATCCACCATGCACCACGCCCTTACCCACTCTTCCCTCTACGGATCACTTTTCCTTCTACCTGCTAACCTACATTCTTTCGCCCCCTACCATCTCGCGTTCATCCCGGCGCAGCCCTACCCACCACCAGCGTTACAGAACTACTACCCACACAAGCAAGACAGCTCATCTCACTTTTCTCTCTACGGACTACGCCGCAGGCGTACCTTTCCTTTTCCCTTCTACGGACTTACCTACTTCTCCAGGCCGGGGCGAAGAGATAGGACGGCTGATCTACTGACACGCCACGGACTACCTTACAAGAGATAGAGGTGTGACGGAGAGAATTACTATATATATGTATATATAGATATAAGATATAATACAAGTGTCTCAACAGCTAAAAAATGTTGGTATATCAACACAAAATCACAATCCGCTCTTTCTGTCTAAGTACGCCTATTTTTCTGCCAAAGTACGCCTACCTGTTAAAGTGAACGTATTTTGTTAATAGTTTGTTCACAATTAAATATTGAGCTTCAGGCCACAGGCATCTAAAGAAGCGCAGAATTTCAAGGATATGGAAGGGGCGTAGCGTATCGCGGACAAGATAGCAGAGTGTGTCCGAAAATCTATTTGTTAACAATTCGTTCATGTATGTTCATAATTTATTCACAATTGTTCATAGTCGCCCAGTATATTTTTTATCAGAATATTTCGAGTTGGATTTCGCACGAGTTCCACTCTATCCCCTTGACGTTTGAAAGAAAAACTTGTATATTATAATCAGGCGGCAAGGCCGCGACAACAAAATTTTTATAAGGAGGTAGCACACTATAGATAAACGCTACGAATCAATTGAGCGAGGTCCAGACAACACCTTCGGTATTTTTAGACGCGGGCATGGCTTCCGCCCTCTACACCAAGATGAAGAAATCAAAATAGTTCAGAGGCAGAAGGAGCGAGGCATTGATGTCTTTAGAGCGAACGCTCGTGTCCGATCTGACGAACAGTTCATATTCCTAAGGTTGCCCAAACAAATCGGGGAATGTTTCTGCCCGGACATCACTTTGGCAAACTTAGCTAGGGTCGCTATGCTGGCGACGCACATGCAGTATTCAGAGAACCCGATGCAAGATGGGAGTGTGGTGATGGCTGGCCGCACGAGAGCGCAGCACCCAATGTCAAAGAGTGAGGCCCAAGATATCTTACAGATTGGGAAAGACGCCTTTTACAAATTTTTAGACGATATGGAACGGGCGCGTCTGGTGGACGAAAGCGCCCAGGGATGCTTGATCTTGAGTAACTGGTTGTTCGCTAAGGGTAGGCTGCCACGGCAGAAAAGGTACGCCGCCCCAACCGCACGACTGTCCGTGCCTAAATATCAAAGACTGTATACGGACAACGTGAAGAGCGCAAAAGAGATTGGCACCGTACTTCGACTGATCCCATTTATACATAAGAGCGAGCATGTGTTGTGCTGGAATCCGTACGAAGAAAATCTAGACTTGATTGCGCCGCTCACATTTACGGATGTCTGCCGAGTGCTGGGCAGAAGCACCAATAATGTTGATAAGTACAGGAAGCGATTTGAAAAAAATATGTCTAGCATGGCGGTTCGGGACGGACAATCGACACACCCTCTGTGTACGGTAGACAACTATCATGAAGGGCGGTATGCCATTTTTATAAACGCGGGACTTGTCTACTTCAAAGAGTTGATGCCCCTATGTCAGTAACTAAAATAGTAGCAATGCTGTCCGGCTGTGATACGTCTGATATTCAGTATGGCGAGGACGTACTGTCCAGCAACTTGGTGTTTCCTCCTAGCGCCGCTTATGACCTCCAGGGCTTCTGCGCTGGCGTTAGGCTGGATACCCTGCCCAGGCTTGTGGCTTTGTCACTCCACACTATCCCGGTGATAGAAATAGATTTCAGTAAGGGTGACAGCGGCGATAGTAGTCCTGATGGCGATAGCGACATAGACGGCAGCGACAGCGACGACAGCTTTGATCTAGACGCTTTTGACACGACCGAGACCGAAGATAATCATTGGCATGTGATTCTTTCTAGTAGCACGCACTCTCCTCAGATGGCTACTAGAACCGAGATCGGAGAGATTGCTATGCTTGATAAGAGTAGTTTAGATAATTTATTTTTAAAATGTGTTCCCTTAAATATACTTCGACCAGACTGGTTTGGTCATTGGTATATAAACGATAATTTCTTTCTACGTGGAACTAAGCCAACAAGCGGGTCGTGGCAATATGTTAAGGTTCGAAAAGTTAAAAAAGACACCTTCCTCCAGCTTTATAAAAAAGGAACCGGCAATTTAAAATACATAGGAGCTGTGCTGAGACTAACACCAAACCTTAATTGTGAACACAACTACCTCTGTTACAACCCAGATGAAACACGTAGCGATGAGATTGTCCCCTTAGCCGCCCAAGATATCTGCAGGGTGTTAGGTTACGAGCCGCGCCGGGCTTCCTACTATATAGACAAACTCAAGGAAAAATTTTTAGGGATCACTTTTAAGCACGATGGCGTAGAGCAACAGCTCTGCCGAATTGACAAAGATGGGAGCGACTACCTAATGATGGTAAACCCCAACGTCATCTACGCCGACGGCCCGCCAGAGTACAAACGGATCTGCCTGGAGCTGTACTGGGGTTACCCGGACCCGTTCGGCTCTCCGTTCCGACGGTATCCCTATCATCATATAAAAGGCCCGACACTAGACTACGTAAATAGAATAAACTGAACGGGTATATGTCTATATACCCTACAGATTATTTCCCTCGTTTTCATGCAACTACATAGGAGTTCTTACACTAAACTGACCACTTGATAGGAGGTGATAGACATCAGCGCACACAACACCTGCGTCAATCTATGCAAGTGCTGCGTGTGGTACGACAACTGTAACTCGTTTCAGGAAAATAAGAGAACCGACACTACCCCAGAAAAAAATAGTGTATACTTGTATTATGAGCTGGACAGCCAGTGCGAATTTTTTGACCCAACCGTCGATCCGGAAGACCTTGGGTTAGTCGAGCTGGACGGGCGGTGGGTCGAAGCAGCTGAGGCTCTGATAATAAATGTCATGACAGAGATTTGAAATGGAGGAATGTAAAATGGGTTTATTTGACAAGATGAAGAAGCGCAACGAAAAACAGTATGTACCGCACGTACACTACCCGGACGAATGGCCGTCCGACATGAAGATCGAACCGGGCGTCACCCCGACCGTAGTGATCTGTGAACCCGGCGCTAACCGCTACAGAATCATCGCTACGGAGTATTGGAGTCAGCGGATGATTGGTGAGTTGGCCACCACCTCTCCCCGTGTCCACGTCATGCGAGAGGATGACACGGTGATCGAGGCCACCTTCCCTGGCGAGTGGTTTAAGATCGAGTCCCCGCAAATGGCGGAGCTACGGAATAAGAAGAAGTAAGCGATAGGATAAAAAAGGAGGTATACTAAAATGGACTGAGTTAGAAAGAAGGCTTGAGCGGGATTGCCTGGAGTGGTTGGTCAATTGTTGGTGCGGGGCACATGGAGATTGTGATGACTGTCCAGTGAGAGACGACCGCGAAGGGTATGGCATTTGTCAGTCTACGGGGTTTGAAGACTTGGACGTTGCAGACCTGAAGGTAGTGGCGCGACTCTTTTTTTGAAAGAAGACAAGAGTTAATAGTTTATCGGGAGGTTAGATATTGACGATATGGAAAGATGAGATATGGGAGAATAAGTTAAGTATTTTCTTTTCTGCTCACGAAGTTCTTACTGGTAATGCGCGAGTCATCGCAAATAACGATTATAGTTGTGTCGCAAGTTGTGACGCAGGCGACCACCGGATAATTGGCGAGGACGTGGCCGCGATATTAAGGTATGAGGATGCGAAAGACGCAATTACTAAATATGTCAATCCGGAAAACAGACAGACTGGAGTTGTGATTCGTAGTTTGCAACCACGCCGTGAGGAACAAGTGTTAACCATTATCAATTACTATGGTGTGGCGAACTTAATCTTCCACAGTAAATTTTATACTGGCGGGGCAGTAACATTCAAATGGCACAAAGAAAGTGAGTAGTGATTCATGAATCTAAAATATGTTTTAAGGGAAGACGAGGTGGTTTTTTTCAGGATGTAGCTTCTTACGTCCTGAAGACATACTCCAAAAGGTGTCGCGATGTAGAAGATTGCGAAGAATTCTTTTATGATTACAAACTCCGCTGGTGCGGATGCGGGACCCGGACGTAGCTAAGAGGGCGGTTAGGGATTTACTAGCCATCCTATATGACTTTAGAAAAGACGCCGACGAAGACTTTGACACGGTGTATAAAAGAAAGCTGTGCAACCTGAAAGAGCGATTTGGTGTCGAGAGTGTTTACGACAATGAACTTCATTTAATAAGGAGATGATCACTTTCATGATAAGAGAGGTGCTTTTAACTGTTCGCACCTAAGCTATACACGACATACAAGATAGCTTTCAAGCTATTAAAAGAGAACAATTTTTCTTTACGGGTAGATCTGCGTCCCTACGAAATAAAGCAGGCAGACAATTTACTATTCTATCAGATACGGCGTATCACAGGCGAAGATGTGACCTGTGCGCGGCGTATTTGTTTTGTCGATTGTAAGGGTAGCTCCTCTGATACAGACGTCATGACGGAGCTAATTATGAATGGGTTCTGGTTAAACGGCACTCACTTTGTACTGTGCGAACGATCGGCGAGCATGACCCGCAACTCTATCTTGAGCTTTATCGACGCGGCTATATCAGATCCGGTGTACGAGGCAATCACTATGGGGGCTGGCCCCGGCCCGACCGTCATAAGTAAGCTGATGGCTTATAGGGGTCTATGCCTTTCTTCTTGCCATTGCTTGAATGGCTTCCGCCCTAAAGTGATTGTTGTGCCGGACTACGAGTGCGTGTTGCCGCAACAGCATATCAAATACATATACGATGAAAAGACATCTTTCACCAACGCTGATGGCAAAGAGATCCTCTGGACGCAAAAGAGCGTGGCGGACGGATATAGAGATATCAACGTAACTCCATTTGACGGTTGTGGCATACACCACCCGGCTATTACGGACGAGGTTCAGTTCCGGCTGTCGTCTGCTGATAGCCCGACGACGATACTTTGGCGAGCGCCGTATATCAAAGGTCTTACCTGCGAGGTTGATTACCCCACCTTCTACGCCGAGCGGGGTGTAACATCTATCAAGGATATATGGGGCGTGTCGCATGACGTTACCCCGGACGCCGAGCCGATGATTATCTTGAGCAAGAGTATGTATAAGGGCTTCAAATATTTTCAGACGAACAAAGATGCAACAGACTGGGAATATTATTGGGAGCAATTCGAAAAGTATGGTTATTGCTTAGGCGTTGCTAAATGGAACTTCAATAAAGATATCGAGCCAGTTTATACGAGATGCAACTACCAGGTTCTTCAGACGCTCAACCTCCCCTACCAAGAATTTGTTGAGCTTGCTACGGACTCTATTGAGTGGGCACAAAAGATTATTGACGGCGATCCCTTCTACTCTATGTGCTTCTTAGGGCTGACGGCAGATAAGTGCAGTCCCTTAAACGACTATGCAAAGTCCGTAATAAAGAATCCCGCTATGCTTAAACAATATGAAGTGCGGAGTTACTTAATCAGTCTGCTGACTAAATACATAGACGAGATGTGCTGCGGCAAGATATGGATCAAGAGCTGCTTCAAGTTTCTGATACCAGACTTAATTGCATTCATGGAAGCGGCGGCTGGTTTAGATCCTAACGGTTGTCTCGGCGACAATGAATTTTACTGTATAACAAAAGAAGGGCCAATGCACGGCGGCAAGTTGATTACACGTAACCCTCACATTTGTGATAGTGAGAATGTCGTGTTGTACGCTATCAATAATGAATTAACAAGCAAGTACCTCAGTCATTTGGTTAATACGTGCATCATCAATTCTAAATCAATAATCCCACAAAGATTGAATGGAGCAGATTACTCCTAAACAAAGTCCTTCCCTGCGGTAACGTAGGTGTAAGCTCGGTGTGAACCGTTTATCAGCGGGTGTTGAGCAAACGTCAGGAGCAGTAGGAAATGACTGCTAGTTGTTCAGCTAACAGGGGAAGCCGGGAAGGTAATCCTGTGCAAGCCTTTAAGGAATGTGCAACGACTATGGGTGATGAGTGTAGCCCAGTAGGAGTCCTATTGATACGGGCTTCCAAGCGCACCGCTGCCGCTATGCGGTAGATGATATAGTCTTTCTACGAGAGTAGAAGTTTGACGGAGATTTAGTTTTAGTATTTGATGATGACAGGTTACTAAACGGCGTAGAAAAAAACGCCATACCTGTTATAGACGTAGATGATAAGATTACAACAGAGCCGGAGGAATTTACGCCAGAGAACAGGTTGAAAGTAATCCTACGGACAATGAAGAATTTGATTGGTGAGTACAGTAATTACGCAACAGCATACAGAAACAGATGTGGTAAAACAGAAGAACAAAGAGATAAGTATGAGAAGTATATTGACATTATAAGTGTCTTAACAGGTAAATCCATCAACAATCGGTGGCCTGCGCTGGTAACAGCGTAGTGCAAAGTCAGTGAACCTACACATGTAGGGTGTCGGTCAAGAACCGGCTAACAGAGAAAATCTAAGTAGCACATAAAATAAATTCTGATGAGTTACCAAGAGGAGTATTATTGAAATTTATAGAAGAAGAAAAATATAAAGATCTTTTTGGAATATATTCTATTACCAATACAGTTAACGGCAAGCAATATATTGGGCAGACCAAGCAAAATTTTCAAAGAAGATTTTGGAATCATTGTTGGAAATTAAATGATCATTCACACGATAACAGGCATTTACAAAACGCCTGGAATAAATACGGATCAGACTCCTTCACGTTTTCAGTTGTGCAAATTTGTAGCGATAGTGATGACGTCGATGCCGCTGAAATATACTACATAAAAGAACTAAAAGATAAAGGGAGCTGCTACAATATTTCGGATGGCGGAGGCGGGAAACGTGGGGTGCCTATGAACGACCACGCAAAGCGTATCGTCGGAGAGAAAAATCGGGAGCATATGCTTGGGCGAAAAGCTTCTGAAGAGACGAAGCGAAAAATGTCAGAGTCAAGCAAACATTTACCGTGCTCAGATGAACACAAAAATAAATTGCGAGAGCTTATGACGGGAAGAGTCGTCAGTGATTATACGAGAGAAAAGATCTCAAAGGCGCTTCAAGGAAGCAAAAACAAATCCGCTAAAATATCTGAAGACGTCGCTAAAGGGATAAAGGAATCGCTTATGAATGGAGAAAATATTACTGCGGTTTCAAAAAAGAATAACATCAGTTACGGCATCGTGCTCAGTATAAAGAATAACAGAACGTGGAAGCACGTACATGTTGACGGATGGGATGAATGGTGTACATCAAATAATATAAGTTAAAAACAATGTGCTATATGATAATTCTGTGCCAAGCCTTTAATAAGGAAGGTGCAACGACTATCCCGTTGGCGGTGAGATTCCGCAATAGGAGTACGGCTGAGTGAAACTCTCAGTGGGTGAGATCCCCTTAAATGGAAGCGCTGACTGCCCGTGTCTTACGGGTAATGATATAGTCTATTCCCTAACAAATATCCGGAAACGGAGGGTGTAAAAGAGATTACGCAAAGACCGGAATCCTGTACCCTATGCCCCGCACTATTTCAAAATATGGACGCCCCCTCCCTTATTTTATGAAGTACGCCTCTCCGTATTATGAAAGACTGAAGCTGTCTCGTTCACTGTCCAATATGAATAAGCTGTGTTGGGAGATCGAGCATTGGAAGAAGGGCGTCAGGTACAAAAGAGCTGACCAAGAGTTCGACTATAACATCATGATTAACGATGAAATCCCTGTTTCGGACGAACTCTACAAGGAAATGGAGCAAGTCTATCGCTCGTTCTGCACAGAGGTAAAAGAGCTGTCGCACAAGTTGAAACAGCTCGATGGAGAGGACGCGGAAGCGGAACGCAAGAAAGCATACGCCCTACTGTACGAGCGGTATAGGAATCGCTGCTACTCTATTTGTAACGGCAACGCCTCGCTGGTTGCTAACGCCGCCGTCATGTTATGCCATGACCACAGGACGTGGAATCAGCGGTTTAAGTGGGTTGTTGGCGGCGCTGGCATTGTTAGCAATATCGAGCAGGCAGACATCAAACTGCCAAAGCAGGATGATACAGGAGAACTCGAATACCTAGGAAAGAGATATACGATGATTAAGATAAAGAAGGAGGATGTTCCCTCATTTGATAGATGAAGTATATGAAGTAAAAGAGTACCTTGACGGAAAGAAGATAACAGAACGCGGTCGTTACCGCGCCGCCTATATGATTGCTCGTTGGTACACCCAGGAAGGGTGTACCTTCCGAGAAACAAGAGACAGGATTTTTGAGTGGGCAAAGCGTACCGATAATTATTTGAAGTACAATGTAAATGACATTATTGAATCGGCGCGTAATTGTGATGATAGATTGAAAGATAATGTGACTTTATACATAAGCGAAACAGACATCAACAGAATCGTCAATTTGTTTGACGGAAAGAATACACGCAAACTTGCTCTAGCTCTGCTATGCTATGCGAAGGTGTACGCAAATAAGAATAGAGAATTTGACATTTCCCTATCCGCTTTATCTGAGTGGTGCGGTGTCACTAGACAGCATATTAGCCACAGCTACTTACCGGAGCTTATTAAGCTTGGGTACATCACGAAGCTGGACTCTAGCGCAACTACAGTGTGGCATCGAGCTAAGAAAACAACCACTAGTAAATATGCTCAGACTAGATTGCGTATAGAGGTTCCGCTTTATAACGCTGGAAAGTTTCAGCTTGTACGCAATGACTTTAAAAAGTTACATAATGAAATATTTGAAAAGACACAGCGAAATCGGTTTTATATAGAGGGAGAAAATTATGGTTAACTTATCAAAAGAAGAAAGAGAAACAATCATCCTTTATACGGAAGTAGATGACCGCGCCGAAGTATATACACATAACAAGCGGTTAATCAATCGCCTATCTAAGTTCTGCAAAGACAGGCCAGACGAAATACAGAAGATCAGAGAATCAGAAACGGGAGCCGTGACATACACGGTTCCCCGTGACTGGGTAAGAGTATCCCCAAAGCGCAGAATGTCTGATGCGCAAAAGGCTGCGGCAGCTGAACGCCTGGCGGCGACTAGATCGGTGTAGTGGTGGTGCATATATTGACGAACAATGTAATATGTGGTAAAATAGTTCTAACGTTAAATTGATGGGGGAAAAGTGTATGAGAAAAATACTAGGTGCTTTACTTGCGATATGCATGGCCGTATCGCTGGCTGGTTGCGGCGGAGGAGGTTCTTTTACGGTTGGAGAGTTCTGTGACACATATAATAAAAGTCTCGAAGCCTGGAGCGAGACTTTCTCTATCGATTATGGGTCGATGACGCGTCTAAACAAGACTAATAGTAGCGGTTCATTTTCGCTGATTGATGGGTCTAAAATTAAAATCTCCACAGGAAGAGATTCTGTTGGCGAAAATGATTCTGTACAAGAAGTCGCGTTTATTTGCAATTTTAAAACGACTGGTCAAAGTACGGATAACGCATTCAATTCGGAGCTTTTTTCCTTTCTCGAAGCCGCCCTACCAAACGCTACCCCTGATGATAGGAATCAGGTGATGAAGTGTTATGCAAATGGTGCTGGATTTTTGCCAGAGTTGAGTGATGGAAAAGTAGTCGATCACGGCTACAGTTCTTTTGTGATCAACTATAGTGGCAAGGAAACACCAGATTATACTGGTAAATATCGTAGCGTCGAAGATAATAGTAATATTGAAATTGAGCTAGATGTAAAGAGCTTTGGCGTTGGCAATATTGATGTTACTGTTAATGGTAGTTCCACTGGCCCGACCAGTATAAGGTGGGGAGTTTCTGATAACAATTTTAATATTATTTCTCAATCTGAAAGCAACGTCTTGAGCGGGAAAATTGATGGTAACACAATTACGCTTAACACTGGCTCCGTATTGGAGAAGCAGGAATAAAAATTTTAGCGGCCAGAAGGCCGCTATTTTTTTGCAAAAATTTATCTTCCAAAAAATTCTACTATTATATGAGATTAAAATAATGAACAGGTTCATGGAACATTTTAAATGAACAATATGGTTCTTTATTTAATCTCAAATAGAATAAAAGGAGCAAAGAAATTGATTCAAATTTCAAGAGCAGAAGCTGCAGCAATCCGTAAGAAAGTACGGCGCGCAAACATCAGAAAGACGCGACATAAGTTCTATCTAGAAGAAAGTCGTACAGTTATGAGATTCCTAAATCGACTGCGAACAGAAGGTGTGGTCGCTACCTATGGTGAAACGGGGTGTCGTCGTCAGTGATCTCTTACGACCGCTTGCGATATCTTGTCGATAGCAAACTTGTCACCCGTACTCTCCCCGACAGCTTTGAAGATATCAGCGAAGAGATTTTTGGTGAGGGCAACGCCTACAGTTCGTCCGAGGTTCGCCGACGAATGTACGGCATGAAACGGTTATTTGAAGTAATCGACAATGAGGGGCTGCTCATCCATAAGGTCAATGCAAAAGACCCGCTATACAATCAGACAAAAAGGATCGAACACGAGCGCAAAGCGCTACTTGATCAGCAGAGAGTCCTGGATGCGAAGCTGTCTCATGCAGGCAGGCTGGAGGCGTTAGGTGACAGGTTGTTCGAGGCTGCGCTCACTTTAACCCCTAAGCTGCATAATCTTTACCAAGAAGAGTTACATACGATTCGTGGGAATAATGAGGCTGTATTGGTGTTGGCGGACTGGCATTACGGGATGAAGACCTATAATGTTTGGAACGAGTATAGCACCGATATCTGTGTTAACCGCGTCAGAAAACTGATTGACGGCGCGGTCGAGCGGATGAAGTTACACAAGCCTAGCAAGCTGCACATACTTGTGCTAGGTGACATGATTAGCGGTGCCATTCATACAACCTCTAGGATTGAGTCGGAACAACTGGTGTGCGATCAGATTATGCAGGTGTCAGAGCTTATTGCTGAAACGGTTGCTGAATTATCACAGTATGTGCCGGAACTGAATTTGTATTGCACCTACGGTAATCACTCACGTACAGTACAGAATAAGAAAGATAGTATCCACACAGATAATATAGAGCGGCTAATTCCCTGGTGGCTTGAGCTAAGGCTGGCTGGATTTAATCACGTTCATATTATTAACTCTGAGTATCCGGAGTTCGCTACAATGAACGTCTGTGGTTATTACATTTGTGCGACACACGGCGACCTAGAGAAGAAAGTCAACACAGCGGGGAAGAGTCTTTACGCACTTTTCTCGCAACGATTTGACCAAAAGATTGACTATATTATCTTAGCGCATCGTCATCACTTAGAAGAGTTTGAAGAGCTTGCAATTGAAACAATTTCTGTTCGAGCGCTGTGCGGCACAGATAGCTTTGCTAATACAAAAAGGCTGTATAGCATTCCTGGTCAGACGCTGCTGTTCTTCAATCCTGAGTGCGGACGAGACGCGTCATACAATATAAGACTAGACTAAAATTGAATGCTGCTAGAAAGCGAGGTGGGCGTATATGCCACGTAAGACAAAGTATAACAACATCACTAGCCCTACGCTTTTAGAGCAGGTTAATCCAGAAAATAAAAGATTGAAGAACGATTTCCTTACTTATCTAAAATCAGTACAAAGAAGTAGTGGAACAATTGATGGGTACTCCCACGACCTCGACATCTTCTTTGTATGGAATCTGCAGAACAACAATAATAAATTCTTTGTTGACCTATCAAAGCGTGACCTGATCTCATATCAGAACTGGCTTATCTACGAGAACGAAAACTCCCCAGCAAGAGTCAGACGTCTAAAGGCCGCCCTTTCTTCCCTATCCAATTACGTGGAGAATATTTTGGACGACGAGTATGAAGGATATCGTCCCATCGTGAGGAAGATCGAGTCCCCAATCAATCAGCCGGTTAGAGAGAAAACAGTGTTCTCTGATGAGCAGTTGCAGTCGCTGCTAGATATTCTGGTTAAAGAAGAGAGGTTTACTCAAGCGTGCGCACTGTCACTTGCTATGTGTAGCGGAAGAAGAAAGTCGGAACTGTTGCGTTTTAAGGTAGACTGGTTCACAAACGACAACATTATTTACGGGTCGCTATATAAGACTCCGGAGAAGGTAAAAACAAAAGGTGCTGGCAACGGTAAATATCTCTATTGTTACACCCTCTCAAAAGAGTTCGACCCTTACTTAGACCTCTATATGAATTGGAGAAAAGAAAATAACGTGGAGAGCGAATGGCTGTTTTATGACAAAGCAGACCCCACGAAACAAATGAATATTTCTACGCTGAACAGCTGGGCTGTTCGGTTTAGCAAAATATTGGGCGTGCCGTTCTATTGGCACGCCTTACGTCATTTCTTCACCACAAAGTTAGCACGGCTTGGTCTGCCGGATAGTGTTGTGCAGACTGTTATCGGCTGGAGTTCCGCCGATATGGTTCGGCTGTATGACGACACTCCTGATGACGAACAGTTGGAAAAGTATTTTGGTGAAGATGGAATTAAAACAGATGTTAAGGCAACTGGACTAGCTGACCTGTAACATGAACGAATGAAAGGTTGAATGAAATGATTAACAATAAGCAATTTGTAAGACGAGTATTGGAAATGGCGGAGCATCTGTCTGGCGTTAAGTATAGAGTAAAGGATGGCGAACTGATGGTAGATGCTGTAAAGTTCGCTATCGAAAAGGCACTGGCCGAAGGCGAAGACATCTCTCTGCACGGTTTTGGTGCCTTTAAGGTACATGAATATCCTGAACGACAAGCAACAATCAACGAGCAGACTTATAATATTCCTCCCCGCAAGGGTGTAAAGTTTAGCCCAGGCAAGCGGCTCCGTGATGAAGTTGCGCACGGTCGTTTCCAGACTATTGACCTGTAATGGCTAGGCAGAAATTAGGGGCGACGGAACCCACAAGAGTCAAAGGTCAGTTCAAATGTGTTGGTTGCGGCACTGTCTATCCTACACAAGCTCGCAATTTCAAGACTGTTCAGAGCACGCTGTATAAAGGAAATAATAACTACCTGTGCTGGTGTAACAGGTGTGTTGACGCCCTATATATCAAGTATAGGGATAGCGGTCTATCTGAGGCGGACGCAGCTAAAAAGGTATGCTCGAAGTTTGATATCTATTGGGAAAAAGACGTTTGGGATAAGGTCTCTACGGCGAACAAAAGCGAGAGTTCAACATTGATCAGAACTTACCTTGACCGAATGAACCTCAACCAGCATATTAAAAAGACATATGACAACACTGTCGTCGAAGAAGCCCGGCGACAAATGCTACTGGGGAAGCAGGCTTCTATTGGTATGAACGCTGAAGAAGATCCTGAAGTCCCCCCTGAACTAGAAGAGTTCTGGGGTAAGGGCAGAGAGCCGTGGTGCTACGACGAGCTTCAACATACATACGACAGGCTGACTAATGGATATACCGTTGATACTCCCGCCAAGGCTCTCCTGGTTAAACAGGCTTGTCTGTCTGTGTTTGAGATTGATGAACTTCAGAAGAATGGTAAGCCTTTCGAAAAACAACAAGCCTCTCTGGTCAATACGCTAGGTTCATTGAATCTGAAGCCCAGCCAGATCAAAGAGGACGAGCGGAACTCTGGGCTAGATGATATGCCTTTTGGTGTAGCGATTCAAAAGTGGGAGCAGACACGCCCTATTCCGGAGCCGCAATCGGACTGGGTTGACGTTGATAATATTAGAAAGTACAACATGACTTGGTTCCTAGGCCCGTTATGTAATATGGTAGGGGTGGACAACAAGTACAACGAGATGTACGAAGAGGCGATGAGTGAGTACAGGGTTGATCGTCCGGATTACTCAGAAGATGAGGATGTGGTCGATGAATGACGGAATACACAAAGACACGGCAAATAAGACTTGACCCTACGAAGTCAAGAGAGGAGCGTGTCTTCGAAGGCGTGGCTGCCTGGGCTGCTTTCTACCGAGCCAACCCACATAGGTTTGCAAAAGACTACCTGGGTATTAGCCTGAAGCCATTTCAACAAATACTTATGGTCGAGATGGATCAATGTAACTATACTGCCTATATTGCAGCGAGAGGGCAAGGCAAGAGTTTTCTTATTTCTCTTTACTGCTGTGTGCGGTGTATCTTGTACCCCGGCACAAAAGTCTGCGTTGCTGCTGGGCGTAGATCTCAGAGTATCAATATTCTGGAGTACATTCAGAATCAGTTCATGGTAAACTCGCCAGGGCTGAAACGCGAGATTAAGACTATTACGACAGCCCCTAACAACCCTATTTGTATCTTTGAAAACGGGTCAACGATTAAGGTTGTAACTGCTAGCGATACAGCTCGTGGCAACAGAGCGAACATTATTATCTGTGATGAGTTTAGAATGATCCCTGAATCGGCCATCAATGAGGTGTTAAGGAGATTTCTTTCTGATGAACGCCATCCTCCATATATTGATAATCCGGAGTATGCCCATGTCAAAGAAAGAAACAAAGAAATCTATCTGACTTCTGCCTGGTTTAAAGATCATTGGTCATACAAGAAGGTCGAAGATTTTTACGCTAAGATGGTACAAGCTGGGCCGTACTTTGTATGTGGTCTCCCCTATCAGCTCTCAATTAAAGAAGGGCTATATAGCGCAGAACAGGCGATCGAAGAAATGTCCGAAGCGACATTTAATGAATCCCAATGGGCGAGGGAAATGGAATGTTGCTGGACAGGCGACGTTGAAGGTTCGTTCTTCAACTATGAGGCAATCAATCGCACGCGACGTCTGAAGTTCCCGATGCTGCCATCCTATGCCTTGCCTGGAAAACTGGCCGCCAAGGATATGGGGATCGTGAACAAACAGGTAGATGAGATAAGAATAATATCTGTTGACGTCGCTTTGATGAGTTCTACGAAAAAGTCAGAGAACGACGCGACGGCGATCTTTGTGAATCGAATGACACCCAATACGCATGGTCGTTACTATAGCAACATCGTTTATACGGAGTCGCATGAAGGCGAGACGACGCAAAGACAGGCGTTACGTATTCGGAGATTGTACGAAGAATACTCAGCAGACTATATTGTGATTGACGGCAAAGGCGTTGGCGCTGGTGTGGTTGACTTGTTGCTGGACGATATATACGATCCTGACACAGGCGAAACATATGGTGCTCTGTCCTGCTATAACAATCCTGACCTTGCTGCTAGGTGTACCGACATGGATGCACCAAAAGCTCTGTGGGTAATAAATAATCAGACTGCACGCTTCAATTCGGAGTGTGCTTTTTCTTTGAGAGAAGGATTCCGGTCTGGTAAAATTCGCTTGCTTGCAAACGAATATGATGCGGAAGATTATCTCTCTGAAGTACGTGGTTGGGGGTCCATCAACCCGGTCGAGAAGACTGCGGTTCGACTTCCGTATGTGGACACTACGTACCTGGTTGACGAAATTATTAACTTGAAATACGAAGACACTCAATCAGGTGTAAAGGTATACGAAAAATCCGGCTATCGAAAAGACCGGTACTCATCCCTTTCTTATAACTACTGGGTTGCGTGTCAACTAGAAGACAAGTCGCGTATGAAGAGGAAATCTAACATAGATATTTCTGAGCTATTGCGATGTCAAAGAGCACCCAGACTTAGAAGGAGGTGAGTTGTTATGGGCGAAAAGTTTGTACTAGATAGTACACCAGACGAGAAATCTAAACAGGAGTTTACTCTCAAAGATACATTCAGAATGCCCGAACGGTTTAAAGTCTTGAATCGGTTGGTTATGCGGGATTTGAATCGGCGAGATTATAGACCCACATTTAAGAAATACACCAAGGAACAGATTCTAGACTTCTTAGAAGATCCTTATACTCATGAGAAGCAGCTACGGGATGCCTGCATCAATGTATATGGCGTTAGCTCTTACTTCCGTCGTCTCATTCAATACTTTACTATGTTGAACGACTTGGCTTATGTTGTGTCACCGTTTGGTATAGATACATCAAAAGAAAATAAGACAAGTGTGAAGCGTAACTTCAATAAGGTTCTTAAAGTAATGGAAGCGTTCAATGTAAAGTCGCAGTTCAGAAAGATCCTTACGGTGTGCTTTAGAGAAGATGTTTATTATGGTACGCTATGGGTTACGCAAGACAACATCACAATTCAAAGGCTACCGTCTGATTACTGTCGAATTTCTTCAATAGAAGGCAACGTCTATAATGTAAGTTTCGACTTTACGTATTTTGCGACATACCCAGATAGACTTCAATTCTTCCCAGAAGAGTTCCGCATAAAATACGATGAGTACAAGAAGCGATCTCTTGATAGATGGATTGACTTGGACTGCCCAACGTCTTTTGCTATCAAATGTACGAACGACATTGACGCTTATGCTCTTCCACCGTTCATTGGCATTATGCCTGAGATATATGATCTTGAGAATTACAAAGAGCTTAAACTCACTAAGACGGAGTTAGAGAATTACGCAATTCTTGTTATGAAGCTTGGCCTTACTTCTGACGGTCAGTGGCAAATGGACTTTGATAAGGCTAGAGAATTTTGGATGAACCTTGACGACGTTCTGCCTGACGCGGTCGGTTCGGTCTTAACTCCGATGACAGTTGACAAGATTTCCTTTGAAAAGTCTTCTAGCACAGATTCAAATGCTGTGGCTGATGCAATCAGCTCATTGTTTGATTCTGCTGGTGTCTCTTCCCTGCTGTTTAATAACAGCAGCAAGTCATCCAGTAATGCCCTGTTGCTTTCTATCAAAGCTGACCAAGGTATTACTTATGGCGTTGTGAAGAGCATTGAGGATATGGTCAATCGGTACATCCAGTCATTGAATTTTGGTAAGAAGTTTAGAGTCACGTTCCTAGATTCTTCTCCATTTAACAGAGACGAGCTGGGTAATCAGTATCTCAAGATGTGCCAGGTTGGTATGCCTATGGTGTCTTATCTAGCCGCAACGTATGGTATGCCGCAAGCAGACATGAACTGTCTCAACTATCTTGAGGATGATATCTTGGATATTAAGAATCGCTTTATGCCTCTTCGCTCTACAAACACTATGAGTTCTGATTCGTTGGCGGAAGCCGGTCGTCCGGAAGCGTCCGCACAAGAACTTAGCGACAGCGGAGAGATCTCGCAAGAGAGAGACGAAGATTAAAAAATGAAATATATTTATGTGTTCGCCGAGGCTGACAGGGACGAGCTGTTGGATCTCGGTTTTTTGCTATTAGGGCAAAAAGACAATGCGTCATCATGGGCGTTTGTAGATAAGACGGGAATAAGCATTGATTTAGATAGTGTACTTTCTTCTTATGTGACGTCCAATGTTTTGATGTTTTAATATACAACACCTAGCAGCAAGGAGGTGAGAAAAGAATGAATGACAAGAATGTAAGACTTGTTTTCAACTCTGCACTAAAGAACATCATGTCATGCAATGAATCGTTTGACCAGGGTGTTCTGCGTATTGCTTACCACGGGGAAAACCGCAATGGTTCCTATATCAGCAAAGAAGTGTTTGAGAAGTGCTTGCCGTCTATGTACAATGTTCCGGTTGTCGCTAACTACATGCGAGACGACGACATGATTGGCGGGCATGATATTGAAGTTGTTCGTAAAGATAAGCTCCCAAAGATGGTAAACATCACTCACCCCGTTGGTGTTGTCCCTGAGTCGGCAAGTAATTGGTGGGAGTTGGTCACAGAAGAAGATGGAGTTATCCACGAATATTTGTGTACCGATGTTCTGCTTTGGAAGCGGCAAGAGGCGTATGAAAAGATTGTTAGTGACGGTATTGTGTATGAGTCTATGGAGATCAAAGTAAAAGAAGATCACCTAGATAATGGCGTGTACGTAATTGACGACTTTGAGTTTTTAGCGTTTTGCCTGCTTGGAAATTGCGAGCCTTGTTTTGAATCTGCGTCCCTTGCTACTTTCAGCTCTGACGCATTCACATCCGAGCTATATGCAATGCTCGAAGAAGTGCCTATGGCAACTAGAAATTATTTAGAAGGGGTGACAAACAAGTTGGTTAATAAAAAGCTAAAGCTGGTCGAGAAGTACGGACTAACCCTGGATGATTTGGATTTTGAGCTGGCCGCTTACACCATTGACGAAGTAGAAGATAAGCTGGCTGCAATCAGAGAACGCCTTGGTGTATCTCAAATTGATGAAGAAGACCCTGTCGTGACTCCTCCGGAAGAGGAGAATCCGACTGAACCTGGCACCGACCCTGATGCTAACCCTGGCACAGACGAGTCTCAAGACTCTGGGCAGGACGACAATCAGGAAGACGTCGAGGAACATTCTTTGGAAGAAGATCGGACGGGTCACGCAAAGGATGATCCAGAGGATGAGGAAGATAAGAAGCCTCAAGACAATGACGATGAGTTTGCTTGCGGTGAAGACGAAAAGAAAACGTCTTGTGCTATTTCTGAAGAAGACTTTGCTCTGTTAAAGAAAGAGCTTAAAGAACTTAGAGAATTCAAAAATCAAATTCTATCAGAAAAGAAAGCAGAACTGTTCAGTATGTTCTCTGACCTTGAATCAAATGAAGATTTCAAGGATCTAAAAAATAATGCGGACAAGTATGACCTTACCGCAATTGAAGAGAAGTGTTTCGCCATTCGTGGCCGAACTGCGACTTTCTCTATGAATCAAACCTACAAAAAGGCACCTGTGCTACCGGTGCTCGATCATGAACCCACCTATGAACCTTACGGTGGTGTTGTAAAGAAATACCTACATAACAAATAAGGAGGTAGACGAAATTGGCCTACACTGTATTCCGCTGTGATAATATGCCCGGCACCGATCAGCGCACAATGGTTACTTCTGTTCTGGTGCGGGATGGCGATAACAAGAACATCGCTGTTGAAAATGGTACTATCGTTGAGATTGGTGCTCTTGTTCCTGGTGAACATGACCTGTATTATGCAACTCTGGCAACCGCGACTTCTGATTTGAAGAAGTGTGCTGTGCTTGGCACTCCGGAAGTAATTTACGATGAGTGTACCTATAAGAACCTGGATGAATTTATTAACGAAGCTGGTAAGCCCGCCACCGCCTATAGACTAGGCTGTCCGGGCGTTTTTTCTGTCACCGCTGAAGGTTTTGTCGGCGGCACTGCTCCTACTGCTACAGCAGTCGCTGTGTCTCTGGGTGCTAATGGCAAGATTACCGCTCCCGCAGCTACCAGTGCAACTGCGCTTGGCAAGGTGATTGCTATTGACAAGACTGCTCGTTATACATTCTACGCGATTGAAATGTAAGAAAGGAGGGTTCGAAAATGAATGTTGATATGAACCTGGTTCAGTTGGCTGTTGAAACCTACAAGGGCCAGCCTCAAAAGTATTCCAAGGAACAGGGCTTGGAAGCTATGCGTAATGCCCTGATTGAAATTAACGGCGGTACTACTCTGGGCTATAAGCAGATGAGAGACGGTGCTCACAATGGTCTGTTTGCTCTGATTGAAGAAATTATTCCCCGTACTGTTGTTGAAGGTCTGCAGGGCGACGAGATGTTTACCTCTCTGGTTGACTTCCGTAACGTCGCCGAGGGCGACGAGCCTACTTTTGTAGTAGAAGATGTAAACTGGTACGATGTTTCCACTGTGGCTCCTGGTGTCCGTGGCCTGCGTCGTCAGAGACTGGGCGGCGCTACTACTAAGACTATCCACACCGAAATGCACGGCGTCCGCATTTACGAGCCTCTGCGTAGACTACTGGCTGGTCGCGTTGACTTTAACGAATTTATCAATAGAGTCGGCGAGTCTTATCGTCAGAAGGTCCTGAACGATATCTACACTTGCTGGGCTGGTCTGACTTCTGACGACCTGGACGGTACTGCCTTCTTCCCCGCTGCTGGCTCCTATGATGAGGGCACTGTGCTAGACGTTATTCAGCATGCTGAAGCTGCCTCCGGTAAGCAGGCGATCATCATGGGTACTATGAAGGCTCTGCGTAATCTTGCTCCCTCTATTCAGGGTCTGGAGTACAAGTCTGATATGTACAACATGGGCTACGCTGGTAAGTTCTTTGGTACTCCTGTTATCAAGACTCCTCAGCGTCATAAGATTGGCACCCATGACTTCATCTTCCCCGACGACACTCTGCATATCATTGCTACTGACTCTAAGCCTATCAAGATGGTCTATGAAGGTAACAGCATTATCAAGTTGACTGACGCTCTGGATAATGCAGACATGACTCAGGAGTATGAGTTCTACGATATGTACGGCATGGGCGTTGTGACCTCTTGCAACGACGGCATTGGCCGTATTCAGTTCTCCTAATTGGTAACTATTTTTAGCCGCCCCTTTTCAGGGGCGGCTTTTAGGAAAGAAAGGATTTTAAAATGGCAGCAAGCAAAACAAGTGTAAAGAAGGGTGCGCTAACCGGAACTCCCGTGGCCAGCGCAAAAGCGCCGGAAGAAACTACGGCAGCTACCGAAATAGCAACCGGAAAAAAGAAGCCTTCAAAGCCGAAGGTTCGAAAGGCGATCGACCCGAATCTTTACGTGAGCGTTAAAAATGGTTTTCACGGATCTTTGTTTTACAAAGACACAACGACCGGCGAGGAACATAGATGGTCTGAGTTCGGTGACGAAATCGAAATGACCTTCGGTTCACTGCAAAGAGCGAGAAGTGCTCAGCGTAAGTTCTTTACGGAAAACTGGTGGTTGATTGACGACCAAGAAGTGCTGGAGGCTCTGAACGCTACACAGTATTACAAGAACGCTTTGACCTATGAAGACTTTGAGGATCTGTTTTCTCTGAAAGCAAATGAAGTCAAAGACAAAGTGTCTGGTCTGTCTCGCGGTCAGAAGCGCGGGGTTGTCTATGTCGCAAAGCAAAAGATTGAAGATGGTGAACTAGCAGACCTTAATGTTATTAGAGCTTTGGAAGAAGCACTAGGCACCGAACTGATTTATAAGTGAGGTTAACTTATGGCTACTTCATTCGATGTGTTTACCGGGGCGTTCTTGAACAAAATCACATCGTATGATTATGTTAACATGGAAGAAGAAGTGTTCAACGAACAAGCTGACCAATTTCTTTTTTCAGCCTGCTCCGAGTTTGAAAATATTTTTCGGCGACGCACCGGTCTGTCATTCTCTGATAAGGATTTGGAGGCCCGGCAATTTAACTGGGATCTCCCGGTGTGTATCACTGAATATCATGATAAACGTCTTGATGATTATATCACCTCTGATGAGGTGGTTGATATTATTTCCGAAGGAATGCTGCTCAAATGGTTGAGTGGCTTTTTGTTTAGCGGGGATCACTTTGTCTTAGGCAACTTCCTAAAGACAAAAGACTTCTCTCCGTATTCCCCTTCTAACTTCATCAGTAATATGCAAGGTCTTTACTCTACAACAAAGTCAAATTATAAGAACATGATTAACGAGTTTTCTTATAATCATGGTGCGCTGCACAAACTGCATATGTGAGCGGAGGTGTTTTATGATACCGGATGCTATGATGCGGAAATATTTTGAACGAACTGTAGGAAAGCTGTATAAGATCTTGCCGCTAAAAGAATGTGAGGAGGAAACTCTAAAAGAATACTTAGATACCTTGTTGACAGAACTTGTTGGTGTTGAATTGCTAGACAATCTGTCTTCACAGCCATACTACATGAGTATTATCGGAATCGTGTCCTACCTGTCTGACAATATATCAGACTGCTCAGTAAAGAAAGTAAAGAAGAATGTTTTTCGAGCGATTGACTTGTGCAAGAAGCTAGAGGCATCGTATAAGGGTGGTGGCGTTATTGAGTAGTTTAAGCAGTTACAAGCGCCGCCTTTCTTATTTAAAAGACCCTCCAAGAGAGCGTTGGCTAAAAAATACGCAGAGCTGGATTAACAGTAAACTGCCAAACTCGTTGTCATTTCAGACTGCGGTTATTGATGGCGAAGAACGTAAGTGCGCTATTACCAGCACACAGAAGCTCATGGAAAAAAACATTCACACTATGCCTGGCGAGACAATCTTTGCTGGTACATATGTAGAATGGGCTAATAGTATTTGGCTTATCACATCTGTTGATGAGTACAGCGAGGTATATCAGACTGGGCTAATGGTTCAGTGTAATTATAACCTAAAGTGGGTGAATCCGCGCGGCGAAGTAGTGTCTCGTATGGTTATTGCTATTGACGGCACTAAGTATCTGACCGGTGAATATTCTCAGCAGTTTGTTACCGTTGGCGACGCTAGAATGCAGGTTACAATGCCTAAAGATGACGAGACTGCTTTGATAGATCGCGATGATAGATTTTTGATTGATGACCCGAAAGCGGAGGACATCCAGGCGTTCGAAGTCACCAAGCTGAATAGGGCTAGTAGTGTTTATAACGGACATGGTATTTATGTCCATATGCTAGTTGAGAGTCCGCGTAATGATGAGGTAGATAATTACGAGCTGATGATAGCTAATTATTACGACCGAATTAAAAAGCCTGATGCGTCAAAGCCGAAGCCAATAGAAGATCGCATTGAAATTACTGGCCTCGACAAAGGATTCGTTTATATCGGTTCTAATAATTCCTTGACTTCTTCCGTTTATATCAGTGGAGATGTTGTTGATGAACAGGTTACATATTCTGTGGATTGCGAAACGAGTGTTGCATCTATAATGTTGTCGAACGGACAGCCTATCCTAGCTGTCGGGAAGAATAGAAGTAATACAGGTAAGAAATTTGTTTTGACCGCAGTGTGTGGCGAGTTAGAAACAAAGAAAGAACTTACAGTAAAGGGGTGGTCGTAATGGGTTTGTTGTATCCCGCGCGTGTATGCAAAGACAAAGCGATTGAGTGTATTCTGTCTTCTCAAAAGATTGTTGATCTACTTGGCGACGATGAGTTCAAGATCGCTCCTGCTCCTGGCCTTCTGTATAAGAAGGTCTTTCCTTTTGCCCGTATCCCTGAGACAACTGATATCGCGGCTCCATACATTTGTTGCGAAACGAATATTACGAACATCAGCAGTGACACCGTGTGTGACGTCGAGCTTATGATTTTTGTTACCTGCCATACGAGTATGATGCCTGGAGAATTTGGCACTCTTGTCGATATGATTGCTGATGCGATTGATGATGAGATTAACCACAAGCACGGGTTTGGTATTGGCAAAGTAACACCTTCAGAGCGTTACCCTGTCGGATATGTTTTGCCGAACTACAACTATATCACAAGGAAGGTGGTGTACCTGTTTAAAGACTTTAACTTTAGACATGGTGCAAAAGATTATGGTTGATTCCTTCACAAAACTGGAGCTGAATTACACAGGCTCTTTGCTGGTAAAAGGAGTCGGTCATATACGATGCCCTACTACTAACGATATTGTGGAGGCTGGCGGCGAGGACGTGTATAACTGGCGAATCGGTATGCTTTTATATACGAAGTCTCAACTAGCAGATAACTTAAACATAGAGCTAACACCGGATATCGTAGAAGAGTTAAACTCCACTCCCCTCTTTTTGTTCTTGGTTGCACAACAAGATTTTCGTAATGCAATTACAGAAGCGTTGTCATTCTTTCTAGATGAACGTCTTGTGTTTGATGAGCCGTCGGCGTCTTTTCTGACGTTACGTCCCGGCGCAGATGATATTGTCGGGAATATCAATTGCAGTAACTATGAGCAGGTGCGAGATTTAATTTTGCAACGCAATTATATGTCCCCTCCAAAAGAAGGGGCCGTTAAAAAGAAGAGTAAGAAAGAGCTAGAGCGTGAAGCAAAGATAGCGGCAGGCAGAAAGAGATCCAAGAAATATAAGGACAGGCAGGATGCTATGCGACTAGACAACGTCACATCTAAGTTAGCAGCGAGATCATACTCGATGAATATACAAGACGTTTATAACTTAACAGTGTATCAACTGTACGATCAATTTAATGAAATCAACATGTCCCTACAGATTGACACCATCCTTACGCGCTGGAGCGTGTGGGGTAAAGATGACTTTGACTTCTCTGCTTGGTGTCGTCCGAGTGAGTGACATTTGCTAACCGCCATTATGGCGGTTTCATTTTTATATTTAATAGGAGGAATAAAACATGGGCGTTCCTAAGATGGCGAACCGTGAGGTTTGCAACGTGCTTTTTTGTGAATATAAGACTAAGAAGCCTTTCCTGAATATGGATTACGCAAACGTGTCCACCGCTGAAATGACCGGTGAATCTGTTTACGCTTATGGTGGTTGGGGCCACCCCAAGCGCGTCACCTTCTTTGGTGAACGTGGCGGCACTATCAGCTTTGAGACTCAGATCACCCCGTTCGATCTGTATTCTCTGATGACTGGTGGGGACATTGAGTCCGGCGCAAACTGGCTGAAGCGCGAAGTGGTTGCTGCAACTGAAGCTGGTAAGCTGACTGTTACCAGCAAGACTGCAACTACCGCAACTGTGTTTAAGGCTGATGATGATTGTGGCACTGCAATCAGCGGCGCTCTGTCAAATGGCACCTTTACTGCTGGCGAGACTAGTGGCATTGCTATTGGCGATAAGTGCGTTGTTTATTACATGGAAGATCTGACTTCTGCACAAAAGATCTCTATCAAGTCTACCACCTTCCCTAAGTATTTTACTGCTTACATGGAAACTAAGGATAAGACTGAGGCTGGTGAAGATGTCTGGCTCCGTATGATTGCTTGGAAGTGCGCACCTCAGACTGACTTTACTCTGGAGATGTCTAATAACGGCGATCCCGCAAGCGTTACCATTACCTGTGATCTGATGGTCGATACCGAAAACGATAACAACATCCTGGATATGATCATGCTGGACGAGAACGAATAATCGGATTCTATCCATACCTATCCTAGGGGTACGGAGTATTCCGTACCCCTATTTTTAACCTAGGAGGAATTATGCGTATACTCGCGTTAGATCAGGCGACTGCTATTAGCGGGTACGCCATATTGGAAGATGGCGTCTGCGTTGAATCGGGCGTCATTGATTTAAGCAAAGACAAAGACGCCGAAAGGCGAATTGGGTATATGATGACCAGTCTTTGTTACATTATAGCAACTTCAAACACAGATTTGGTGGTGTTTGAGGACATACAAAAACAAGTAAACGTAAGCACGTATAAATCTTTAGCCCGGATACAAGGGGCGATCATGGCGTGGTGCTACTATCACGACATTGAGTTCTATTGCATCTTGCCGACGGCCTGGAGAAAGAAATTAGGTTTTCATCAGGGAAAAGGCGTCAAGAGCAAAGAGTTAAAACAGCAGGCGATTGCCTACGTAAAGGACAAATTGGATAAAGATGTTGGGCCGGACGAAGCAGATGCAATTTGCATCGGGTTGTCACATTTTGCTACGCCGTCTAACGAATGAAAGGGTAATTATGAGTAAAAAAGAAAACAAGTGCATCAGTGTTGATGCTTTAAATAAATACTTTAAAAGGCAAGATAATTCAGCTAACGAGACGGCTATTGAGATTGGCGATGAGGTTGTGTTCCATGTTAAAAAGAATATTACTGCGAATCAGTTTGTTGCAGCCGTAGCGGCTGGCGTTGATTCTTGTTTTGATGACGATGAATATCTCCCATGGCTTAAAGATATTGCGTACATGCACGCTGTACTAGTCGCGTTTACCGATATTGATTTTGATGAGGCGGACGCAGAATCAGAATTTTTTCTTGTCACCGTAACAGATGTTTATGACAAAGTGCTTGATAATGTAAATGAGAATCAGCTATTCATTTTTGAGAATGCGTTTGAGGAGCAGCTGCAAGCGCGGATTAACAAGATCAATAGCACAAGAGAAAGAGAGCTAAATGAAGCTCTATCAATGCTAAAGTTCGTTACTCAGAAATACAACGAGGTGTCCCTTGTATTTAAGGAGGTTATGGGCAGCGATCTGTCTGAAATCATTTCTGTCTTTTCAAAGAACGCTGAATCTTTAAAGGCAAGTGTTGGTGCGCTAGCAGAAAATTTTAGCAAGTATGTAGCTGAACAAGGTGATAATGGTGATAGTGTTTGATAGCATTGCAGCCCTTAAAGCACACATAATGGAAGAGCTTAGAGACGTCGTACATAACGAAATCCCAACTATGGTGGATGATATTATAAAGGAACATATCAACTCGGACGTCTATTCGTACAGTCCTGAATGGTATACACGCAGAGGTATGATGCAGTCTGGAGCGAACCTGAAACATTACGAGGAAGACCTGTCACTTTTGGTGACGGATGAGACTCCGGGTAACACGCCGGTGTTTCCAGGCTACCAACCGTCTGGTACAGACCTAAGTTTTATTATAAATACAGGGGCGCAAGGAAACAAAAATGGCATGTGGAAAAAAGCATTTGCCAGGCCCTATATAGATAACGCACAAAAGGACGTCGATAAAAAAGTCATCGACGTCCTTCGTTCTAAATTTGGATAATATCAAGGTGGTGAGATCGTGGCGGAAGAATTTGGCGTAAAGGTAAAACTTATACCTGAATTTGATAGTAGTGCTTTGAAAGCTGCTGCTAGTGCGGCTGCTGCAAAGAACGGCGTGCAGGTAAATCTCCTGCCCGTAATTGATACTAAGAGGTTACAGAACGCTGTCAATGCCGCAGCAAAAAATTTAGTTCTAAACATAGACGACATAAAGATCAACGGCAAGGGTAGTCGAGGCAGCGGAGGTTCTGGCAATGCTGGTAGATCTGGAAGCAAAAAGTCGTCCGCTACAAATATCGAGCCTCTTGTTAAGTATTATAAAAATCTCGTAGATTACGTTCGTAAAAATCCGTCTGTACAGAAAGACAAATCGTTGTCTAGCGATTTGTCCAGCGAGAAGAGGGTGTTAGCCGGACTTGTTAGGAGCGCGATTCAGACTGGCTCTTACGATAGAGGTAGGTTTGCTAACAGCAAAAACAAAGTCGCCGCAATACAAAATGCGGCTAGAACCAGAGGGTTGGAAGATACTGCTATTCCAAACAAAGTAGCTGCAGCACTTCAAAAACAGGTCGATGCTATCCGCGAAAAAACAGCTAAGTATGGCACATCAGGGGTAAATACTACAGGAGTAGAAGCTGAGCTAAAAAAAGCGGAAAGCGCGATTTATCAGCTCAACCAATTAGGAACAGTATCTGCTGAAAGTTTTGGCAAAGTTGAGTCCTCAGCGAGAACAGCCATTGCGGCTGCTAAGGGTGTAATGGACGGGCTTTCTGCTTCGGTTAAAGACACATCTAACGATTTGACCCCCGTATACAATCTTTTGAAGAAAATATCTAGCATAGATCAACCAAAGAAGCTGTCGTTGCTGGATGATGCTGATGTTAATAACCTAAAATCTTATAAGGCGCAGCTTGAGTCAATCGTTGAAGCTGGGTCGTACAGTAAGTCGGATCTGAAGAAAATCATCTCTGGCATTGCTGGGATAGACTACAGGCAGAGCAACGCCGGGACTGGCTTCAAATCAGAAGTTCTTTCTATAGCGCAAGGCGTGACAGCTGCTGAAGCAATCCAAGGTGCTTTTAATAAGGCGAAACAAGTTGCCACGGAAATGGTTACCGCTGTTAGGGATATCAATGACGCGCTAACTCAGCTTACCATTGTCACTGGAAAGAGCGGCTCAGAACTCGACTCGTTCTTCCAGAGGGCGGCAGACTCAGCATATAATATGGGGCACAGTGTCACAGAGGTTCTTGGGTCTGTCGAGACATTCACCCGTCTTGGCTATGGATTAGAAGACGCCTCTACTCTTGCTGATGCTGCAACTATCATGTCAAATGTTGCCGACACGACAGTGAGTGCGTCAACGACTGGTTTAACTTCTATTATTAAGGGCTACGGTCTTGAAGCTTCTGATGCCACTCGTGTTTCTGACGTTTTGGCTAAAGTCGGTAAAGATTATGCTATTAGCGCAGAAGAACTAATGACTGCTCTGGAGCGTGGTGGTGCGGCTCTTAACGTAGCTAACACATCCTTCGAAGAATCTGTTGCCCTCGCGGCAGCCGGAAACGCCGCAATTCAGGACCCAATTAAAACGGGCACAGCTTTAAAAACAATGTCCGCAAGAATCCGCACATCTAAGCCTGAACTCGAAGAACTTGGTGAAGACTACGACGATGTTGCGACATCCGCTGCAAAATATCGCGCAGAAATTAAAGCGTTGTCTGGCGTTGATATTATGGAAAACGCCACTACCTATAAGTCGATTTACGATATCATGGTAGAGATTGCAAGCGTTTGGGATAAGATGTCTGATACAGACCAGGCAGCATTGCTTGAGCGCATCGCTGGTAAGAATCAGTCCAACGTTGTTGCTGGCATTATCACTAACCTAAAGGACTTGACTGGCGCTTATGACGAAGCGCTGAGTGCTTCCGGAGAAACTGAAGCAGCTAATGAGGTCGTTATGGACTCAATCTCCGGTAAGGTTGGTCAGTTTAAAGAGCAGTTTGAAGAGCTGTCTTACAACACTATAAATTCTGATCTCGTAAAAGGCGTAGTGTCTGGCGGCACAGGTATCTTAGGGTTTCTAAACGAAGCAATAGAGCTGTTCCATCAACTCGGCCCTGTCGCAACCGTAGCTGAAACTGCGCTTGCTGGTGTGGCGAGCGTTAAGCTCGCAAAGGGCGGGGCGGATATAATTAAGCAGCTTGCTACTGGCGACAATAAAGATTCTTTTAGTGGAATACTCGCTGGAAAAACTTTAGCCGGAGTTGATAAGGCCAAAGGAGCAATTAGTGGTCTGTGGGGTGTTATATCAGCTCATCCTGTTGCAGACGCAGTAGTCGCCGTTGGTGCATTGGCTACTGCGTTTGGCGTCACCGCAATGAAGGCCGAGTCTCTTGACAGTAAGATTGAAAAGCTGCAAGCATCAACAGAGTCTTATAAGGCGGCCCAGGCGGATGTAGATAATACAAAAACGCAGATAGACGCCAATCAGAAGATCATTGATAATATCCGAGATCAGGGGTATACGAATCTTACTGACGAAGGTACAGTCGCAAAACTTCAAAGGGAGAACGAGGAACTCCGACGTACGCTTGCGTATAAAAAGGAAGTAGCAGAGACAGAATCTAAGAAAGTACATGACGACGCGCTAAGTGTTATAACGTCCAGTGGCGGCGCATGGGATTCCCTATCGGCAGCTTTCTCTGGAAATTATGATGGCCTTCTTGGGGAAAGACTCCTCGCCGCGTCTGAAGATATTCTTAAATACACTGAACGTGTTGATAAATGTAAAGAAAAATTAGCAGATCCGGGTTTGTCAAATGAGGCGAAGCAAAATATTTCTGCGAATCTTGATATGAATGAACAGCAGCTTGAAGCTGCTCAAACAGCCGCTCAAGAGTACGTCTCTGTTATCGAAGATACGTTAAGCGGTTTTGAAGCAGCAACACCTGAAGAACAGAAATATGTTGACCTACTCCGGGAATCGGAGGCCGCATACATACAAGCAATGGATGCCGCTGAAGGGAAAACCATCGAAGAAATTATCGGCGATGGTTTTGCAGCAGACGGAACTTTGTCATCCCTAATTGATGACTTCTATAACCTTGGTGACGCCGGAGATGTGACTGAGCAATCTATCTTGGCACTTGCCGGTGAATTCGACGAGCTAGACACCTTTATGCAAATGCACGGCATCACCGCACAGCAACTCTGTGATTACTACAATAACCTGGCAGACGCTACTGACCGTGCATTATCTTCTGAAGAACAGTACGGTTACGTCTTGCAAGACGTGATCTCCTTCGGGAAGAGTATGCAGAATTATCAAAATATGTCGAAGTCTTACGCTCCATACGATGAGACTGTAAAGGCATATGATAATATGATGCAGTATCAGAAGACTGGCATGACGGGGCTTGGTAACGATATGTACTGGGGCTTCATGAAGGAAAATTTTGCAGGGTTCGATGATGTTAATATAAACAATATTGCGGAGAAAAGAAAAGAAGCCCAAAAGTTACTCAAAGAATTCGACTCAGTATACAGAAATAGAGATGCGGATGGTAATTTAGCTGCGTCCGGCGTACAAGCATTCTTCGACAAAATGAGTTCTGACAAAGATGTACAAAGCGTCTTGCAGAAGTACGGCGACTCTTTCACAAAAGATGAAAACGGGAATTATGACTGGGATATCCCGGTCAGCCATTTTAAAGAAGTGGCTGAAGCTATTGGCCTATCGACGGATGGTTTTGAGTCTTTACTTGCCGCCGCAGGAAACTATATTGATATAGACTGGTCTGATGACGCTGGGATGACCTACCTGGAGCGAATCGCAAAATATTCCCAACAACTCGGAACCTCTATGCAGGATGGTTCAAAATACACGGTTGCTTCTTATGAGGCTGTAGCTAAAGCAGCAGAAGTTGCTGGGATGTCCGTCGAGGATTTTGCTAAGAAATATCAAGAATCCTATAACAAAATTCTTTATACAGATATAGGTGGAGGATATTTACAGGTAGATGAATCCGCTGTCAAAAGTGCCGCAAAATCAGAGAATAAAAGCGTAAATGATTATATCGCTCAGGTTGAAAAAGATAGCGGCAAGAAAATAGTCCTATCAGTAGGTGTTGACACTATAGATGCCGAAACGGGTATTGGAACTTTTGTTTCTGACGAGACTGGAAAGGTAATTTTTGTTTCTCCGGAAGTGGAACCTGGTGCAGTCGAGCGGATAAGAAAAGAATTCGAAGGACAAAATGTTACTGTGCAAGTTCGGACTGAAACAGGTAACAGGAAGATATATACACCATCTTCTGATGCGTCGAAACAAGGTGATGGATCGAAAGAAAACACTGTTAATACTAAAGTAACCGTCACCGGCGCAGAAGAAGCTACCCAAAAGGTTCATAATTACAATTCAGCGATAGACACAGCTAGTCGAAAGCCGAATGTAACTAAGACTATCACCACAAATTATGTCGAGAATCACACTGTCAACACCATCAAGAAGACAGCAGGGCCTAGCACGGGTAATTCGAATAGATATAATGGGGCCTCTACTAGTATAAATAGAGCTAAATACTATATGGGTGCATCTCAGAGATTGAGAAGCAATGGCTCTAAAGCTAATGGCACTGCTTTTGCTCAAGGCACATCTGGTTTTTGGGGCGCTGGAGGTTCCGGTACTGCTTTAGGCGGTGAGGTCGGCCCAGAGTTGCTGGTAAGGGATGGTTCATTTTATATAATCGGGCAGGACGGTGCAGAGTTCTTTGACTATCGTTCTCACGATATAATCTTTAACGCCGCGCAAACAGAGGAACTTTTTAAGAAAGGTCAGCTACGCGGCTCCGACACGCGCGGCAAGACAGCTATGGCGGACGGTACTGCTTTTGCTGGCAGTACCACTGGCGGAAAGAAGAACTTTGGTAACCCGAACCCTGGTGTCCGTGGTAATAGCAGTTTAAAGTCAAGAAGTTCGTCTTCTAAGTCTAACTCCAACAAGAAAAACAAAAAGAAGTCTTCTAGCAAAAAGAAGTCCTCTGGCAAGAAAAAAGGTTCTGGCTCGAAATCAGACGCCGAGTTTTTCGACTGGGTAGAGGTTAAGCTTCAGCGGATTGAAGAAGCTATTGAGCTTGTCAAAGTAACAGCCGATAGTGCTTATCAAACGATGACAGATAGAAATAAAGCCTTAAAGACAAATATCGGAAATGTAAACAAAGAGATTGTTACGCAAGGCAAGGCTTATAACTATTATATTAAGAAGGCAAATGCTGTTGGCCTGAACAAATCATACAAGAAGAAAGTTCAGAACGGCGCGATTGATATTGACAAGATCTCCAACAAGAAATTGAAAGAAAAGATCAGCCAATATCAAGAGTGGTATAATAAAGCTCAAGACTGCAAGAAGCAGGTAGCGGAGCTAAAAGTAACTGTCGCCGACGCTTATAAAGAAATCTTCGATAACTATTCCACTAAAGCGCAGAACACTATTGACCGCGCAAAGGATTACCAAGAAGCGTTCCAAGCCTCTATTGACTTTTATGAGGAGGCGGGTTACAAAGCAAGTTCTAAGTATTACGACGCCTTGATTAAGTATGAGGCCAAGAATCAAAATAGACTTGTGGCGAAACGGGCTGGTCTCGTTAAAAAGCTGAATGAAGCTGTTGATTCTGGGTCTGTGAAAATTGGCTCCGAAGCATGGTATGATATGCGACACGAGATTGACCAGCTCACAACTTCTATTATTGAGGCGGACGAAGCGTTAGCAAAATATAGAAATGAGTTGCGGCAGTTAGACTGGGATAAGTTTGATGACATGCAGGATGGATTCTCAAAGCTAACAGATGAGGCAAACTTCCTTATTGACTTAATGAGCGAGAAGGATCTGTATGATGACAACGGAGCAATTACTAACGAAGGTATCGCTACTAAAGCGCTACACGCTCAGAACTACGATGTGTATATGGCACAGGCTGATCAGTACGCCAAGGCTATTGCTGAGATCAATAAATCCATTGCCAATGATCCATATAACACAAAGCTTTTAGAGCGTCGTGAGGACTTGATTGAATCACATAGAGATGCTATTCTGGCGGCAAATGACGAGAAGGATGCGCTAAAAGACTTAGCCGAGGACGGGTTCGACGCTTTGTTGGATTCTCTGAAAGACACTATTGATGAGTACGAAAAGGCGTTAGATAGTGCAAAGGATCTGTATGACTACCAAAAGAACATTGACGAACAGGTCAAGAATATATCAAAACTAGAGAAGCAGCTATCTGCTTATTCCGGTGATACTTCAGAGGAGTCTAAGAAGACTGTACAGCAGTTGAAGAACGACCTAAAGGAAGCAAAGGACGACCTGCAAGACACTCAGTATGACAAGTATGTATCTGATACGAAAGAGCTTCTGGACGACCTCGTTGATAACTTCGAGGAGTTTATAAATGAGCGTCTTGATGATATAGACAAGTTGTTATCCGACGCAATTGAGTCTGCGAATAAGAACGCGGCAACAGTTGCTGATACAATTACTAGTGCGACCGAAGATGTCGGGGCCACTCTATCCGATTCGATGAAGACTATTTGGGGCGAGAACAGTTCTAAGGACGTACTGGCTAATTACAGTGATAGCTTTAGCGAAGAGTGTACTACTTTAAACGGCATTCTAAATGAGATCAAAGAGTATGTTGCTCGTCTATATTCTAATGGTGATTCTGACGCCGCCGGGGATGTCAAGGATGTCGAAAATCAGACTGACGAGGGCAAGGGCACTCCGAAATCAAATACTGGTGGGGGTAGTACAACTACAACAAAAACTCCGACAGATGATAAAAAAATGGACGGAATCTTCTATAAGAAGAAGTACACCGGCAACAAGAAGAAATTAAAGCCTAACAAATACTTCATCCATAGATTGAAGTATAAAGACTATGACTGGTCAATGAAGGCGCGAAATGAGTATTTCAAAAAGATGGGCTTTGAGAAGAAGTACGGAAAGAAATACGAAAAGATTGGCGGTAAGTACAACAAGCAGCTGATTGCGTGGATGAAGAAACGTGGCTATGCCTCTGGCGTGCAGGGTGTCCCCCGTGATGAGTTTGCATGGACTCAGGAGAACGGCCCGGAAACTATTATCCGTAAATCTGACGGTGCTTTGCTTACCCAGCTCAAGAGGGGTGATAGTGTTTTGAATCGAGATGCTACATCCAACATCTGGGATATGGCGAACAACCCCCGTAACTTCATCGCCCGCGCTATGAACTTCGGTGTTAATTGGCCGGTTGCTAAAGTTCCTGGTAACACTGGTGGCGATATCAAGAATTCTATCGATATGGAGATCGTTCTTCCGAATGTGTCAAATTATAATGACTTCATGAACTCGGCACGATCTGATCCTAAGTTTGAAAAGCTGGTTCAGGCGATGACTGTAGACAGGCTAGTGGGCAAAAACGCAAAAGGAAAAAATAATATTAAATGGTAATAGAAAACGGGAGCGGCATATGCCGCTCCCGTTCGTCATTATTGGAGGAAATGGTTTGGATTATAAAAGAAGATATCAGGCTCAAAAGAACAAGTATGAACGGCTGAGAGAGAAGTACGATAATGTGCTGGCCGAAAAAGAATTGTTCGAGTCACGGTATTCTGCTTCACTAAACGAGATTGACTCGCTGAGTGAAGAAGTCTCTAGTCTAAAGGCGGAACTAGCCAAAGCAATTGTAGACGCGACGGCGCAAAGCGATAAATATGCTGCGCTAAATAAAAAGATGGCTAGGCTGCTCAAAGAAATTGAACGAGAGTTTCATAGGCGCTACCAGACAGTAGCAGAATAAAAGAACAGGAGGTTACTATATGAGAGCAACAGATTTCATATATGATGGCGTGCAACTTAGTAGCCTCGGCTACATCGTATGCACGTTTGATAGCGGTGGCACGGACAGCAGCTCCGCAGGGTCTGAGATTACCTTTAACTCCGTCAAGCAACATGGCGGGGTTTATTATGCTCAAACAGGCACGGAGTACGAGCAGTGTTTTTCTACCACATTTAGCATCTGCAAGAATACCACAGATGGGCCTGGCCAGGAGATTTCCTTGGATGAGTACCGCAAGTTGATGCGTTGGCTAAACCGCAGACGGTTTTATGACTTTGCTTTGCTTGACCCAAAAGAAAACGGGTGGAAGGATATAACCTTCCAGGGAAGTTTCAACGTGGAGAAGATTGAGTTTGCCGGAAATATTATTGGGTTGAACCTTACCTTTAATACTAACCGTCCGTTTGGTGTTGGCAAAGTTACGACTGTTGCGTTCTCTATAGAAGCCGCCAATGGAACTTATAATATAACAAACGATTCGGACGAGATTGGAGTGCTTTATCCTGACCTCTTAGAAGTCACTTGTAAGCAGGACGGGGATCTCTCTATTACTAATAATCTGGAAGGGCGGGTTACATTTATAACCGGCTGCACTGCTGGAGAAAAGATAACAATGGACTGCGTAGACAAGATTGTCACCTCTTCCCTAGCCTCCCACAAAAAGATTTATAACGATTTCAATTTCACATTCTTCCGGCTCTATAACTCTTATTCGGATCGCGTAAACACTATTACCTTCTCCATACCGTGTGACGTAAAAATTATTTACAGGCCGATACGGAAGGTGGTGTTCTAATGGCTATTCGCATTCAGTTTGATGGAACTGGGTCGCCAGAGTGCCCGACTCTAGTGTTAGCAAAGCGCGGTGGAGAAAAGCTTGGCGTTTTAAATACGGCTGATAATATCAGCTTGTCAGATAGATTGAGTGATTCATGCGAACTATCTTTTGATATATATAAAGAATTCGACGGTAGGGTCTGTCCTATATGGGATAAGGTAGTTGACTTTAAGTTAGTCTGGTGTAAAGAGTGGGATAAGTGGTTTTCTATCTCTGTTAACACACAGGAGTCTTCTAGTGTTATGAAGAGTATAACCGCAACAAGCTTGGGTGAAGCCGAGCTGTCTCAAATTTTACTGCACGACATTGAGATTAACACGGAAGATGACATCGACAGAGATGACTACGATGAAAACTTCCCTACTATTCTCTATCGCCCGGACAGACCTGACGCGTCCCTCCTCCATCGTCTAATGGAGAAAGCGCCTCACTATTCTATTGGCCATGTAGATTCGACGATAGCAAAACTGCAGCGGACATTTTCTTTTGATGGCGATTCTATCAAAGATGCTTTCGACGCCGTTGCAGAAGAAATCGGCTGTCTGTTTGTTTATCCTTCCGGGTCTACTGATAAAGGAACTCCGTCCCGAACGGTAGAAGTGTATGACTTGGAGCGGACCTGCCTAGACTGCGGTTATAGAGGTGAATTTGACGGCAACTGCCCGGAATGTAACAGTTCTAATATTAACGAGGGGTATGGTCAGGACACAACAATCTTTGTTTCTACTGAGAATCTCACCGACGAGGTGTCCTACGAAACAGACACTGGTTCCGTGAAAAATTGTTTTCGACTAACTGCTGGCGATGACCTGATGACGGCGACGGTTCGCCTATGCAATCCAAGTGGCGGCGGATACATTTGGTGTATCACGGATGATACCAAAGAGGATATGTCGGATGAGCTGGTAGCAAAATTAAACAGCTACGATGAGTTGTGTCAGCACTACAATGAAGAAGCTGGCAGCTCAATCGACGCCACCATTCTAGTTTCCTACAACGAGCTTGTAGATAAGTACAAGTCGATGAACGAAAACTTAGAGAAGATCACCTCTCCTATCGCTGGCTACTCTAATCTGGTCAAGGCTTACTTTAGCGCGATAGAGTTCGGCAGCTACTTACAGACATCCATGATGCCAACCTACGAGCACCAGGAAACGAATGCTGCGGCACAAGCTGCCTTACTGACAGCGGATAACCTCTCCCCTATCGCTGTGTCTAAGCTGACCTCTGGGACATCAAAAGCTACGGTTGAGAGTGCGCTAAAGGCAATGGCGAAAGTGTTTATTGATACAAGCAGATTCAAGTTCTCCATTAACACAACTTCATGGGTGAATACAGAAGGAAGCACTCCAACGTGGACAGGCAATTTTACTGTTACTAGCTACACCGAAGAAGAAGACGTGGCAACGTCGAGTACAATTTCTGTTGTCGTAACAGACAATTATGCCGACTACGCAAAGCAACTTGTAGAAAAGAAGATTGCCATTTCAGACACTGAGGATGTTAGTATTACTGGTTTATTCAAGCTGGAGCTGGAGCAGTTCACAAATAATCTAAAGAAGTACAGCATGGATTGTTTGGATGAATTTGAGGATTGCTGCCAAGACGTTCTAAATATCTTGACGGAATCCGGTGGCGGCGAAACAACCTCTATTATGTATAGCCAGTACTATTTGCCATACTACAACAAGCTTTTAGCGATACAGGCAGAAAAGGATGTTCGCAGTTCAGAGCTTATGATTATCCTGGGCGACGAGGGGGCGGAGACGGCTTCGGATGAACCGGTACTTGGGGTAAAGCAGTATATCGAAAGGGCGCAGGAAGAGATTCGGGGCGCTCTCGATTTGGAGACATACCTGGGTCATGATTTGTGGGTTGAGTTTTCTTCTTACCGGAGAGAGGATGAATATTCTAACGACAACTTCATCTCTGATGGACTGACTGACTCAGAGCTTGTTGACCAGGCTCTTCAGTTTATCGACAAGGCTAAGAAAGAAATCTACAAGTCTGCGAACCTGCAGCATACTATTACAGCTACATTAAAGAATCTTTTGATCATCCCAGCGTTCGCACCGATAGTTGACTACTTCTCTGTAGGTAATTGGATTCGGGTTAAGGTTGATGGCGCAGTATACAGACTAAGGCTTGTTAGTTATGATCTTGACTATTCAGATATGGATAGCCTGTCTGTCGAGTTCTCCGACGTAACTAAGACGCTTAGTGGTACAGCTGATGTGGCGGATATTCTATCCCGCGCATCGTCTATGGCGTCTACCTTTGACTATGTAACAAAGCAGGCAGTCAAGGGTTCCGACGCGTCTGGTGTCCTTTCTAACTGGACAGAAAATGGTCTATCCGCAACACACACAAAAATTATAGACAGTGCCGACAATCAGAATATGGTTGTTGACCAACACGGGACGCTCTACAGAAAGTTTGACCCGATGACCGAGAAGTACGAAGACATCCAGATGAAGATCATCAACTCGACTATCGCTATTACAGATGACAACTGGAAGTCTACCCGCGCAGCTCTTGGTCGGTTCTTCTATGTCAATCCGAAAACCGGAGAGTACACTGAGGGGTACGGTATCAATGGTGAAGTCCTTTGCGGCAAGCTGTTGCTAGGTGAGTCGCTTGGAATCTACAACTCTGATAACAGTATGCGGTTTGACGCCGACGGTTTGACCGTAACAAACGGCACGAACACGGTTTCAATCGACCCCAAGGGAGACTCGGTACTGTCCATCGTCAGTGAAAATGGAACTGTGATTTCGTTTAACGAGGATGGTACAGCAAACTTTACAGGTAACGTCAATGCTACCTCCCTATCCACTGGCGGCAAGAACTCTATAGCGTCTACAAATGACGGAACCTATATCGCGAAGGACGGTTCGATCTATGTCGGCGGAAATAATGGCGTAAAGATTTTGTCTGACGGAACGTTTAACTTTGGTAATGGCGCGTTGGTTTGGGACGGGTCAACTTTGACTATCTCCGGATATTCGAAGGATGCGAGCGCTCCTATCAATGTCTCACTGTCAAGAGAGTATATTGGCGTTCTTTGTGACGGAAACGGAACTCCGACGACACTTGACGATTACACTGTAAAGCTAAAGGTTACGAAGGGCTTAGTAGACCAACTGTCTGAATGCACTGTTACGTATGCGTGCGATGGATGCAACGGAACATATGACACGAGCGCGGGAGTTTTCACTCTCACAAATATAAGCAAAACTGTGGCGACAGTCACATTTACTGTAAAATATGAAGACAATAACTACGAGAAAGTTTTGACGCTAAATAAAATTTCAAATGGTAAGGACGGCGAAGATGCCGTGCTTGTCCGCGTCGATTCTTCTAGGGGTAATGTTTTCCGGAATAACGAGATTTCTACTACGTTAACAGCGACAGTATATTATGGAGCTAAAAAGATTTCAACTATAGCAGACTTAAAGAATTCTTTTGGTACTTCGTCATATTTGCAATGGTCGTGGCAAAAATTTGGCGAAGATTCGTTTAGTATCATTCTTTCATCAGACCCCAGAATTGGAAACGATGGTTTTACAATGACGCTTACTTCAAATGACATAGACGTTAAGGCTGTATTTATGTGTAGCCTGATTACTTGATAAGGAGATTTTTAGAAATGATTAGGTCATCTGATCAAATTACATTAACTGATATTACAGATGCGTATTCGGTTATGCTGACATCTGAAGCACACGCTTTTCCGGGTACAGCCACTTCTGCTGTTAACGGCAGTAGTACGACTACTCAGGTTATCGCATTGCAAGGGGCGACACAGATCCCTGTAACAATCAATGTGTCCGAGATTGAGAAGCCAACTGGCGTGACGGTTTCAAAGGATACAAGCACTACAGCCCCCACCTTAACAATTACAGTGTCGTCCGAGGTTACAGAGGGTGGTGCGGTAAAAATCCCGGTTCATATTGGTAATGACATTACAATTTACAAGCAGTTCACCTTCGCCATTTCTTTCTCAGGAACTAATGGTACAAGCGTTAAGGTATCCTCTACATCCGTTACATATGCAAAGGGAGCTAATGGCACGACTGCCCCCGATAGTGGCTGGCAGACTTCAATTCCTGCTATTTCTAATGGCGAGTATCTATGGACTAAGACTGTGGTGACTTATAGCGATGGCAATTCAACAACGGCATTTAGTGTTAGTCGCCAAGGGACTGACGGTAGCAGCGTTGGTGTGTCAAGCACCTCTGTTACCTACGCATCCAGCTCCAACGGGAACACGCCGCCGGAGTCTGACTGGGGCACTACTATCCCTGCTGTTGCTGCGGGCGGATACTTGTGGGCTAAAACCGTGGTTAACTACGATGATGGAAACTCTACTACCTCTTTTAGTGTTAGTAGAAACGGCACTAATGGGACGGACGGCGCAGACGCGGTAACGATTTCTATCACGTCATCTAACGGCACTATTTTTAAGAACACTTCTATTGCCACCACTTTGACCGCTCACGTGTATAAGGGCGGCAAAGAATTGACTGCCTCTGAAATTGCGCAGCTGGGAGTGATTAAATGGTATAAGGATGGAGAGACGACAACGACAAAGACCGGCCAGACTCTTACTATTGACGCAGACCAAGTAAACAACAAGGCAATTTTTGTCGCTCAACTGGAAGGTGATAATTGATGAGTGTACTAGCTTCTGCAATGATAACACTGGCGTATGTTACTAGTGTGGAATCAGAGACTCGGTATTACAAAACTCAGGTGTCAACACTAAGCCCGCCTAGCAAACCAACATCTGTTCCTCCTGGCAACGGGTGGATAGAGACGGAGCCAACGTATAGCGATAGTTCTGCGACCAGCGTGCTGTACACTTGCGTGTTGACACAATTTACAGATGGCACGTTCGCTTATTCTGAAGTGTCCGTTTCTAGTTCTTATGAGGCATCAAAGTCCGCGTACAATCAAGCGCATGAGGCGAATCAAAAGCTCGCCTCTTGGTGTAGTAAGACTGACACAACACTTTTTGACGGGGCGAAGATAGCGACAGGGTCCGTAATAACGGAAGCTCTTGACGCAGGATGTGTTACAACGGATAAGCTGGCGGTGGGAGCAGCTAAAGCAAAAAACATTGACACGGAGAATTTGTTTGCTCAGGACATTAAAGTGACTGGAACACTCAGATCTAAGAATTACAACGGAATTGCTTCTGACCCTTTGGCGAATACTGCGGGGAGTATATTTAAGATGGATAATGGAAATATGAATCTTGGTGGCGGAAAGTTACTTTTAAAAACAGATAAAAAAACCAATATTACGGAGCTAATAATTGATGGCAAAATATCCGGCAAAGATATCCTTGTCAAAGGCGAAGACAGAGTAACAAATGGTGATTATACAGTCCATGTTACGAATAAGATTGAGACAAGTTTTAATGACACCGGTGATCCAGAAACTAGCTCCGCAATTATGACAATATCTCAAACATACGATGACGGCGACGAAGCTCCGGAAGCGGCGCTAATTTTTAAAAATGGCAGGTTGACATTGTCCGGGACCGTAGATGCAAGCGTAGGATGTTATAGCGAAACTTGGGAGTACGACGAATTTGCGAGTACATCTGGTCTTTCCGGCACTTTCACGGATGGGAAATTGACAGTAACAAAGAAAATGGGGATATGCTGGATCAGTGGCACAATAACCCTAGGGAAAAGTATTTCCGCTTGGAAGACTATTTTGAATAGCACTATTGTTCCTTGCCCTCAACACAGGACATTAGTGCCATTTGAGATGTGCCAGTGGACAGCAAGCTACAAACACCCTTTGCGCGGAAAGATTCTAGCAAACGGTGGGCTTCAATTGGTCTATGGTGCTGCGGGGAATTACGTGGTCTCTATCTCATACCCAATTGACTAATCTGGTGCAATTGCAAGGCAGACCACAGTTTGTAAAAGAGGTGAACAAATTGATTGAGTATGTACCTCAAGTAATTGTCTCTGTGCTTGTTTCTTTCTTGACAGGGGTATGGGCGGTTTTATACAAAAAGCAGCAAACACTGTTCCAGCGCTACCATGCAGTTAACGACGGGATGAAGTGTTTGCTGCGAGCAGAAATTATTAGAGATCATTCGCATTATGTAAACATGGGTTACATCCCTATGTATGCGATGCAGAATGTGTTGGAAAGTTATTGTGCGTACCATTCACTAGGTGGGAATGGTACGATTACAAAAATGGTAGAAGAGCTTAAACAGCTCCCCACCAAGAATGAAGAATAACTGTACTAACGGAAGGAGTAATAGTTATGAAACAAAGAGAATGGCTCCATAGAGCACTACGTACCGCACTGCAGGCTGCCGCCGGTGCTATCGCCGCGAACCTGGTAGCATGGGTTAACGGCGTCACCGATGTGGCAAGTGCAAAGACTGTAGCGATCAGTGCTGGGGCGGTCGTCGTCAGCGCTGTGCTGGCAGCTTTGATGAATATGGATAAGAAAGAAGACCTGGAGGAATAACCTCCAGGTCTTCTAACATTGATGATGAAAGGATGTGACCTAACATGGTGTCCTTGATTAAATATGGCGGCCATCAGAATAAAAATGATATGAACTTTGTTGGCAAATCTACCGATACAAAGCCAATCAAAACTTTTGATGGAATGCCGATTTCAAATGGCAGTACGTTCTATGAAATGGATACGGAAACAGAGTATATGTATGATGAAGAACTCCATGAATGGACGTATAAAAATTCAGGAGGAGCTTCCGCGTTAGTAGCGGATGATACAGTAGCTAGTCTAATGGATGCGAATATGTTGGCGGCTGTTAGTAATAACGGAGAACTGCTGACTGATGAAGACGGGAAAATTATTTTGATGTGAGGAGTGAATTATATGAGCGAACCTTTGGCTTTGCGAAGCGTTGTGGATCTCGAAGAGCTTCAAGCTCTTCCTGACAACGCAAAGATTCTGATTATTGATGCGGGAACGGCAAAGCAGATCTCCAAGTCTAACGCTAAGTTCGGCGGCGGTAGTGTAACAATTTTCGATGTAGTTCAGAATGGGAGTGAGGTTGGTTGACATATACTTTATATAATCAAGATGGCGTAGCCGTAACTGCACAGGAAGTTTACGATGCGCTCATGGCAGGCACGGTATACCTACATGTACAAAATGTTTATTGTTTAGTAACAAAATGGCAATGGTCTGATTCTACTGGCGGAGCATCTGATGACAACAATGTTATTGCAGTAGGTATGGATGCCGGAGGGGATACGATTACAGTGGAAGATTCCCCCGACCAACGTTTCAATAAGGCGGTGTTGTCTTGAATAAACTGAATATTAAAAATTTACTTACCGCAATTCAGAATATGATAATGCGGAATAGAGTTGCGTACAAGGATTACCTTGGGAAGGAAACGGTAGTTAAGTCCGTATTGCTTGCGAGTGGATTTACCGACGGAGATAATGTTTTGGTTTAACCTAACTGAAGGCCAGTCATACGATATCGACTTCGGCGACGAAAGGATTACTCTTACTGCAAAATGCCGGGAGTGTGATGATAGTTTCCCGGAATGGGCTAGCACGACTCCTTTTCTTGATAATTTCCAAGATAACTATGTGTTGCCGCCAGACACATCTACATGGCCAACCAACTCGTTCTGTATCTGTGTGCATAACGGTACGATATCTGTGATGTGTACTGGCGAATACGTAAACAAGACTCTCTCTATATATCGCAATGATCAGACGACTAAAAATAAGTATGATATTAAGCTGTTGCCGGAAGAGCTACTGCCCAAGAGTGTTGCTAAGAAGAAGGATGTTGATCGGGTTAGTACAGCATTTAACGCTCAGATGAATAGCGTCAATAATAGCATTAACAGTTTTGGTGATAGATATGTCTACGCTTGGTCTAGTCAAAATTTTTCTGACGGTGAAAAAGCTCAGGCGCGGGAAAATATCGGTGCATCAGACTTCTCTGGAAACTTTGGTGACTTAGTGGACGCGCCTTGCTTGTACAAGCTAACAAGAACTAAGGCGACGATGCCGATCGGGCGTTATGGGAATGTAAGGAACGGCAACAGTGCCCCATGGAATTTTATCATGGCAGATAAGGAACACCTCCCGTTTCTTACTGAGGGAACTAAGATCCAAATTCAAAATGGCTACAGTGCTAATCAAATGAATTTCATATCTCCTCCAGCTGCCGTAAAGACAATAGAAGAAGATGGTGTGCCTTTCCAGTATGTTGGGAATTTGTACATGCTGGGGCTTATGAGCTTTGTATATGGTAGCGCGGGCGGCTGGTCGTCGTTAAATTTTCCGACTGGATATCCAAAAGATCGAACCAACACCGGTGAAAAATATATTTTAATCACCTCCGAAGATAAGGCATCGTATTTCTACGCTTACGAATCGGATGGGCAAGTGTTGCCAGACATATATACGGTTGTGGAAGAGATAGAACCGCTAGACGACAGGCTCCTCGCTGACAACATCCAAAGAGTTGGCTCCGATCTTATCATTAACTCTTCCACAGAGGGAAGCACTAAAAAGTTTAAACTAGCTGTAGATGACAGCGGCACCCTCAGCGCGTCAGAAATAACAGAAACAGAATCAACAGGATAACTCATATAGATGAAGGAGCAGTAATATGGCATTAAAGGGTGTTGATGTATCCGTACATCAGGGAGCAATCGACTGGAAAAAAGTTGCGAAGGATGGCGTAAAATTCGCCATCCTTCGCGCCGGTTACGGGCGAGAGATCTCTCAGAAGGATAAGTATTTTGAAGTAAATTATGCCGGGGCTAGAGCCGCCGGTATCAAGGTTGGGGCTTACTGGTATAGCTATGCTGATAGTGTGGCTCGCGGTGAACAGGAAGCCAAGACTTTCCTAAAAGCAATCGAGGGAAAGAAGTTTGACCTTCCCCTCTTCTTCGACCAGGAATATGAAACGGCCATTTTGAAACTGTCCGACGCTACTAGAACAGACATTGTTCTAAGGTTCGTAAAGACGGTAAAGGACGCAGGTTATGAGTGCGGATTGTATAGTTCGACCGATTTTCTGAAGAATAAGCTGGTCACCTCCAGAGTTGCTGGCCTAAAAATTTGGCTGGCTGAGTATGGCTCTAAGCTCCATTACACTGGCAAGGTTTGGGCTTGGCAGTATAGCAGCAAGGGTCGCGTGTCCGGTATCAAAGGTAATGTTGATATGAACCATGGATACTTTGAAATTGCCGCTCCTGCAAAAACCCAGACTCAAAATAGCACTGGCTTGCTGATGAAGAATGACACCGGCGATAAGGTTAAGTTGCTACAGCATCGACTAAATATTCTAGGCAATCAGCTCGCCGAGGACGGCATCTGGGGCGTCAAGACCGACCAAGCTGTTCGTAATTTTCAGTACAATTATGGTCTGACCGTGGACGGTATTGTGGGACCGAAGACACAGGAGAAGCTTATCTCAGAAGCAGTTGTCGCGTCTGCAAAGACAATCAGTGGCTACATGCTAAAGAACAAGTGGCATTACAAAGGCGACGGTTATACGGCGAAGACTACGTTCGCCGCAACTAAGAAACTGTCTAAACCTGGTTCAAGCTGTGCGCACTTTGTCTCTTGGGTACTGCAGGATGTTGGTCTGCTGCAGGCTGGAAAGATCCTGAGTCACAGCAAGGCTGGCTATGGCGTCGGCGAAAAGTCTATTGTTAATGCGGACAAGCTGATCGACTGTAAGGTCGTGTACCCGAATAAAAGTATTGACTTTTATAAGAATGAGCTGAAGCCTGGTGACGTGGTTGTCCATGACTCCAGTATTGCTATCTACCTGCTGAAAGACAAGAAACCTGCTGTACTAACGGGCCGAAACGGATCATGTATCAATAGCAAGGGTCAGTATGTAAAAATGCTTGTTACGTCTGGATATGAGTGGCGGCATAATGTCCTAGCAGTTGTAAGAGCGAAGGTGTAAAATGAAAGAGGACGCTTTTTAGGCGTCCTCTTTTTTTTAACTGTTTGTGCCTTCAAATCAATGATTTTAGATAGGTGTTATAAAACTAACAGTCCGTTTATCCTTTAAAAATAAGAGGGTCGCCCTGCAGGGCGACCCTCTTATTTTTAAAG